TAGAGCTTCATTTCCAGAGCACTGTGCCAGTTTTCAAAGGCAAACATGGTGCGCCAGTACAGCCAGAAGTTGGAGTTCAGCACTTCATCATCAAAGAAATCGGTGATCTTCTTATCCTGCAGCTGCTCGTTGGGGGTGAAGAAGAGCTTCATGATCTCCATAGCACCCTTATCAGACAGGCCGAACTTGCCATCGGTGTGGGCATCCTCGCCGCGGTTGACGGTAGCACGGCACAGTGAATAGTTGGGGTCTTCCTTGTTCAGCCAGTAGTACTCATCCAGCACACTGGCACCCTCGGTCTCCAGAGACGGAATGGAGCGCAGCAGATCCCACATGACCTCGAAGTGGTTATCCATCTCGCGGCCACCGCGCATCACGTAACCGATATCGTATTTGTAGCCGTCGCAGGCACCGCCGGGGATGGGGTCTTTCTCAAACACATGCACATGCTCGCCCTTCATCTGGCCGTCACGCACCAGATAACATGCAGCCGTCAGTGCGGCCAGACCGGAACCAATGATATATGCAGATTTATGATCAACACCCTCCGGCTTTTTAGGAGTTGCAAATGCTTCATAGTTGCCACTGGAATAGTACATAGAAAAGCCTCCCTGCTTTTTATTGCTTTTTTTCGGCATCCTTGCGCCGTCCTTATGGCAACAGTATACCCCGCGCCGCCGCAGCAGACAACAAACAAACTTTAGCGGGTGTATAAATTTTATACAATCATTCTGTTTTGCTGGAAATACGTACAAATTGTGACAAAAGCCGCCCTAATAGCGAATCGTTCTGTGCTATGGAGTGCTTTATAAACCAGTTTCAGCAAAAAGAAAAGCACCCAGATTTCAACGAATCCAGGTGCTTTTTGTTGGTGGAGGCGATGGGAGTCGAACTGCCGTCAAATTAGTCTTTTTAGTGCATATTGTCCATATAGTGCAGATAATTCAGCAAATCTTTGTTGAAAATCGGCGCATATTATCCATTTTTTCCATATAGTCCATATTGTCTTTTTGGCATTATGTAACCTAAAATGTAACCCAGATGTAACCTAGTCACGACAAAGAACCCATGTCGCATCAGCAAATTTTGTCGATTGCGTTGTCTTTACACCATTGATTAAACTGGGTAACACCGACTCTATAGGAATGTCCGATTTTAACAGACGGAATAGAGCCGTCTCGAATGAGATTGTATACCGCACTCTTGCTGAGTGATAGCATCTTCTGAATGTCTTTTGGTGTGTACACCAACTTTGCTTCTTTACTTTCCATAATGTTCTCCACTTCTTATCATCTATATTATAGGATGCTCTCCATCTTATGCTCGCCATATTTAGCCACACATACATTATATAAGAGCATGGCGCGAGTCATCAGGCCAACACCGCCGATACGAGGGGTCACCTTGATATCTTCCATCTCATAAACAGCGTCGGCGCAGTCGCCGTGCTGCTTTCCGTTTTCGTCATAGTTGATGCCAACATCGATGCAGACTTCAACTTGATCTAATTCTCTTGGCGTGATAAAGTTGCGTTTGCCTACAGCAGATACGACAATATCGACCATCCCAAATCCAAAAGTAGTGGCTTTCATGGCGGAACCCGTACTATTCACGGAGATCACATTACAGTGCCGCTTAATCAGCATATCAACCAGTGGACGACCAACAATATCAGATTGACCACATACAAGCACATTCTTGCCATCCAGATCGTAACCAATCGCGTCGAAAATCTTCATAACACCGAGCGGAGTACATGGCTGAAATTTGGATGTGGAGTTAAAGCCATCAACATCAAGTTCATCTGGAATACAAATATTTTTAGGATCGATATGTTTTGGCAGCGGGAGCTGGACAATGATACCGTCCACATCTTCCCAGTTATAATCTTCTAAGATCTTGTTGTTCAATTCATCTTCAGTGATATTTTCTGGCAATTTGATAAGTTCCGCTTCGATTCCAACCTCTTCACAGTCACGCAGCTTGCCGCGAATATAGGCGTTGGATGCGGGATTGTCCCCTACTTGATAAATATATAAAACAGGAGCGTAGTCGGCTTCTGCGATAATATTCTTGATTTTATCTTTGATATCTTGTGCAATAGATTTGCAGTCAATAATCATTGTGAACCTCCTTTATAAGAATTCAAGTTTTATTGCCAGATATGATGTTTGTACGGTCTTCCATATCCATTTATTTCATTAAATCTCTTTGTAATATCATTCAAATCGCTTTTAGTTAAAAAATCACAACTAAAGGCATCCACTATAGCTTCTCTAGGGATTTTCATCATAAATGGTTTTTCATTTCTTTTGTTTTTTTCGTCATCTTCATTTTCAAAAAAGCATCCAGTAAAAATAACATCTTTGCAACCGTATTTTGAACTCACTCCGTAATTGTTGTCGATTTCGATATTTTTAATATTTATTTGCATTTAAAAACCTCCCAACATTTAAAGCCCTAATTCTTTAGTCGTATTTCTTTTCGCCCCAGAAGTTCCACATCATACCCTTCCATTTCCGAGTACACTCTGGGCAAAAATCATATTTAATTCCTGTATAACTGAAGCCTTTTAAATTCCAATCTTTCGCTTGAGATTCTCTCAACTCCCCATTCTTTATATCGACAACAAGCTCTTCACCGCATCTATCGCAAACAATTTTTACACAATCCTGTCTCATCAAATCACCATCCTATAAAGAATCCAAATTTCATAAAATTGTTTTGTAACCAAGGTCTCTTAGACACTCACAGTAGCCACGGACAATATCTGACCCTACTTTATAAATAGAGCCAATGTATTTTTCGTCTTTATCAAAAAACTCAATTTGCCATTTTCCGTCACGAATATACTTCGCTCTATAAAAGTCAAAATCCTTCACATCAGCGTTCTCCTTTATAAAACCCTAATTCTTTAGCCATATTCTTTCGCTTTCTTTTTGTTCATCACTTCAATACAATGATTATCATATTCATCGATAACATCCCACGAAACTTGATAAGTGCAACGCGGATCTGTTTTCATTAAATCGTTAATGTATTTTGCTTGAGCGATAGCTTCGTTTCGTGTATACAGCAAAGACATAATCAATTTAATATATCGTTTTCTTGTCACAGTAAGTACCTCAATCCGCTCAAATATTTTTCCTTCAGTCTAGGAGTTAGTGTTTCTACCTGCAACAGATGATCTTTTTCTTAATACATCGCACCACGATCATTTGATAGATAGCAGTCTTCTAATGAACTTGCGATTTTGTGGTATCTATTATCAAGCTCAACAAGAAATGTGTTTATCATCTCATTATAAATATGTGCGGCCTCTTCGTAAGTATCAGCAAATGCATAATACGATTGATTTGTATTCACGCTGATTGTGCGATTTTTTGTTTTGAATTTTGACTTCCAATAATCCTTGTCATGAATAGTTCCTTGTACCGGCTTGCAATTGATGCCGGCTTTCGTATCGTCAAATCGAAATCCAGTGCACCAGACTTCTTTATCTTCTGGAACAGACATAAGTGTATAAGTCATATTATTTATCCTCATTAAAATATACATCCTTAATCGTCAAAAATTTCTTCTCGCAGGACCGGTTCATCGTAGCTCTCTACACGACTACCGCATTCTGGACATTGTGTTTGATAAAATAAAAACATCTACAATGACCTCGCAACCAGAACACTTTCTGAATCAGACCAAAATTCACAACCACAATTACATTTAAAATGATATGCAAGTTCTTTTGGATTCTGCTTATATTGAATAATTTTAATCGCCATCTGACACCTCCACGGTAAAAATAGTTTTAGTTGCTTCTTTCCAAGAAATAAACTCAGACCCAGCAACTTCCGCTCTACATCTATAGCATGCAATCACATTATTCTCAGGAATATCCAAATCAGGACTTTCAAAAGAAGCTACTCGAATCTTAGTTGTGCAACCGCAATTCTTACATGGAAATACGATTACCGGATTTTTCAAACTATCAGTCTTATGCATATCTACGCCTCAATCGTCATCAAACTCATCTATAATCCATCTAATAAGACTATTTAGTTTTTCTACAATCTTATAAAGGATATTTTTTAAATAATGTTTCTGTTCAGGCATACTGCATGTGAATTCAGCTGGACCTTCTCTTTTCGAAGAACTTGTTTGCATGACATATACTTCATCGTTACGAATGATTCCAATTTGAGTACAGTTATCACCATTACAATTACAAGTCTGATTTATTGTGATGTTTCGTTTCATATTATTTATTCCTCCCACCCACCCGTAAAATCTTAATTAACAGCCGTACTCAAATTCATCAAGAGTGGATGTAATGTCATACGACTCACCCTCTGGTTCGTGACCAATCTCATAGAATCCGTGGAAGTGTTTTGCATCTTCCTTAAATGCGGTTACGTCTTCATCGTAATAACTTACTGCCCTCTGCCATGCACGATAATCTTTTTCAAGTTCTGTATTAAGATATCTGTTATGGAGTCGCTCAATCCATTCGTCTTTGATTTCAAGAGAAGGATAGATTGCAAAAACAAATTTATAATCGCTTTTCAAAAGCTGTTTACGTACAGCGTTATGAGAAGATACAAATACATCATAGCCGTGCTTCGATAAATCAATAGCCACATTACAATACGATTCTACCCAGCTGCCGTCTTTGATAAAGTTACTACTCTCAAGATCAATCACGTTATACCCATGACTATTTGCGTATGTGCTCTTCCCGATACATGGATATCCAACAATAATCATTTTTCTACCTCTTTTTCGAACGTATAAAGAGTATTCATGGTTTTAATCTCCACAAAGCTTTCATCGGTTGCAATATCCACAGATACTACAGGAGATGTATGCATTCCACCATAATATGGATTACCATCATTGTCTTTGACATATCTGAATTGCGCAATCCAACCAATCGGAATCGGGCGGAACTGCATTGTCATACCAACCCATTCAGGATACCATCCATCAAGACGTTTCCTGCCCGTATCGGCATAGACAGCATTCTTTAAAACGTAATTACCTTTTGGCATTTGAATAATATCGTTCATTAGTCTCTCCAATCAAAAGCTTCGCTTTTACTTTTTATGAGCTGCACTGATACTGTTGCAAGATCTCGATTGGCAATATAGTTCGACCCGAGTTTAATCCAGCCAGTTTCCTGCCCAAGATTTGCTTCGACCAGTGCTTCTATTTCTTCTTTCTTTTTAGTTGCATCCGATTTCATAGCTTCTCCAGCCTCTTTGTGGCTCATTTTATCGCGATAATCGGAATTTTCATAGTCAACTGAAAAGCTATGATCTATGCCATTTCTTAGACAATAGTTAACATTGACAGTCCAGCATTTATATGGTTCAAATTGTCTTTGCTCTTTGGCTTCTTCTGCCTTTTCAGGTTCTTCTGACGGTTTTTCTTCTGATTTATTCCAAAACATTTTACATCACCCGCTCCTTTTCATCCCAGTGTTTGATGCCGTATTTGTCACGAACACGATTTAATCTTGCAAGAATTTCTTTATATTGTGGATTGTTTGGTTCTGTCTCGAACATGGCCGTCTCTACTTTCCCAAGTTCTTCGTTATATTTATAACCACCATTTCTTAGCTTTTCCCCAATGATAATCAATTCGTCATCACTTTGTACCGATTCGTCATAGATACCATTTTCATCATAGTATTTAACACGTCTTTCTACATATGGGGATTTAACTGTATATCCAAAACTACATCGCATAAGCAATACTCCTTGATTATTAAACACCAGTGCTCCCGAAGCCCTTATCACCACGCACAGTTTCATCAAGTTCATCGACCACGTCAAACTGTGCCTGATAATACGGAACAAACATAAACTGTGCGATACGGTCACCATGGACGATTTCCTGGGACATATCAGAGTGATTGTACAAAGGAATAAAAGCCTGACCACGATAATCCTCGTCAATAACACAAGCTTTGTTTGCAGGTGCCAGACCCTTCTTAGATGCCAGACCACTGCGAGCAAATCCGAGGATAGCCCAGCCATCGGCAGGAGCAAAGCGCAGGCCGGTGCCAATCATACGTGTTTCATGCGGACGGATGTGAATAATAGGATTCCCCTGCTCGTCATACAGGTCAGCCTGATCCGCAGGAATATAAGCGTACACATCAGCACAAGCAGCTTTCTCAGTGCCATAAGTAGGGATGTGTGCGTCAGGATAAATTTTATTCACTTTTACGATAGGATTCATATTATTTTCCTTTCTCTTCTGGAGTCCACCAAAGGACTGGATTATCTTTTCCTGCACTCTTCCAAATATCAATCACTCTTTGATTTGAGCTTCCCATATATGGAAGAGAAATATCTTTTTGCGCCTCAATAAAAGGACCATCAACGAGAACATTTATGTATGAAAAAATGTTGACAAGGATGACGCCATCCCATGATTCCATCCATTCTTGTCGCAGTTCTTCATATGTGTACCCCGTCCACAACCAGATATCTTTTTTTCGCCCGAACTCTTTGTAAACACATTTGCAGATACGAAAAATTGTAGTTCTATTCTCCGGCAAGAGTGGATCTCCACCAGTGAGAGTCAGTCCCTGAATGTAATCAGGTCGAAGTAAATCTACAATTTTATCGAGCGTTTCATCTGTGAATGGCTGACCACCATTCGGGTCCCATGTGGTAGGATTCTGACAGCCAGGGCAATGGTGATCACAACCTTGCACAAACAATGTGACGCGCACTCCTTCGCCATTCGCTATATCACATGGAACGATTTTAGCGTAGTTCATTTTCCAACCTCGATTAAAAGACCGCAGAACGGGCAACGATTATAGCCAAGGCTTTCTGGCGACTCTTGTCCTTTAATTCCGCCACCACAATAATTACACACCCATGCCGAGCTCTCACAATTATCTACGAACTCAAATACAGTTGTTGGCTGGCGATCTACTTGAAAATCAATAACTCGTTCAACATCTTTTAGAGTTTTGATATATCCAAGATTTCCTTCCAGCAAAAGACAATCTTTTAATCTATCAGCATTAACCAGTTTCATGTAGTTCATTTAAAACACCACCGTCCACATACTTGCACATACGATTATAAAAACATTCAGCGCGACGCATCCATACATTCCGTTCTTCTTGTCGCCTCCGAAAATATATGTAGAGGCATCATACAAAATCTGCTCGGAGCGAATTACCGTTGCGGTTAAAAGCAAAATAATATAAGCTTTGGTCATAAGCCAAGCAATCTCAGTCAGCATTTACGTCACTCCCTTTCATGATAACTCTCATTCCAATCTATCGCTTGTCCACACTGTCCGCAGAACGAATTTTCTGCGCCGTCCTCATTATATAAATATTCGCCACTACCACAGTTCGGACAAGCAAGAATACTTTTATCGCCATCAGGATATGGGCTACGAAGAATCTTCAATTGCAACGCATTCATCCCAATACAGCAAGCTTCTTCAACCGGATCAATTGACTCATAATGCTCTCGATGTTTAGGATCAAGTATTTCAATCGCACGTTCAATAGTCATTTGCTTGCTTTTGCTCCTTTGATATATTTTTCAATAAGAACCAAGACTAACCAGATGCCAGTTGCAATTCTTAGCTCAAAATTCAATCTAAACAATTTAAAAATCACCCAGATAAGAGCAGATGTTATAATCCATGATGTAAAATAAGTGGCTACTAAAATCAAAAGAACAGCAGTGAACGACCTAGTTGCATAAAAAAATTTTTTCTATGAATTCATTTTGAAATCTCCTTACCATTTGAAATACCGATTGAACTTCCCTACCCACCAGTTGGATGTACTGGTTCTTGCAACCAGCTTTCATATTTTGATAGTTTGACATTCACCTATGTTTTTCCATCATCGAGACTTATTCTAATAACTTTATATTTCGCTTCTTCCATAATATAAAACCTACCCACCCACCCTTCGCTTTTTACGCGAATATTATTTAATTATCGCTTAAATGAACCACTCGGTCTCGAATCTCCTGCGTGCGGCCCTGATTCCAGAAATTACTTCCGATGTATCCGCAGGTGCGTCGCGCGACATTCATTTTGTTTTGGTCACGATTACCACAGTTAGGACATTCCCATACAAGTCGGTGTGTTGTTTCATCCTCTACGATCTTGATCTCGCCGTCATAGCCACACACCTGACAGTAATCGGATTTGGTGTTCAGCTCAGCATACATGATATTGTCGTAGATGAACTGCATTACACTGAGAACTGCCGGAATGTTGTCCTGCATGTTAGGTACTTCCACATAGCTGATGGCACCGCCTGGGGATAGCTTCTGGAACTCGCTTTCAAACTTGAGTTTAGTAAAGGCATCAATATGCTCACGAACATTTACGTGATAGCTGTTGGTGATATAGTCGTGGTCTGTGACACCAGGAATAATGCCAAATCGCTTTTGCAGGCACTTGGCGAACTTATATGTAGTGGACTCCAACGGAGTGCCATACAGAGAGTAGTCAATGTTTTCTGCTTCTTTCCATTCTGTACACTTATCATTCATATACTGCATGATAGACAGCGCGAACGGTTTTGCTTCAGGGTCGGTGTGGCTCTTGCCGGTCATATACTTCACGCACTCATACAGACCGGCATAGCCAAGACTGATGGTAGAGTAGCCGCCGAACAACAGCTTGTCGATCTTTTCGCCTTTTTTCAGTCGGGCCAGTGCGCCGTGCTGCCAATGAATGGGGCTCATATCAGAAATGGTTCCGAGCAGCCGCTTATGACGAGCCTGCAATGCGCGGTGGCAAATATCCAGTCGTTCATCAAAGATTTTCCAGAATGCGTTCATATCCCTACCAGAACTACATGCCACGTCCACCAGATTGATAGTAACAACACCCTGATTAAAGCGACCGTAGTATTTCTGACCCTTGACCCAGTTTCCTGCATTTGCTACATTTTCAGTAGTTCGATCAGGAGTAAGGAACGAACGGCACCCCATACTTGTCCACACGCCGCCTTTGAGCTCCTTCATAACCTTTGCAGAAATATAATCAGGAACCATGCGTTTTGCGGTACACTGCGCTGCCAACTCAGTCAAGTAATAATATTTAGAATCTGGATGGATATTATCCTCATCAAGAACATAAATCAGCTTCGGGAACGCAGGAGTAACATACACACCAACTTCATTTTTGACACCTTTGATACGCTGTTTTAACATCTCTTCGATAATGACAGCTAAGTCATCACGAGTCTGACCTGCAGGAACTTCGTCCAGATACATAAACACAGTGATAAAAGGAGCCTGACCGTTGGTAGTCATAAGAGTGATAACCTGGTATTGAATTGTCTGGACACCACGAGAAATCTCAGTCCTTAGACGATGATTTACAATACGGTCGATAGCTTCCTGCGATGGCATTTTCTCGATATCATCATTCTGAAGCATCTCATAGAATTCATTATGAACTTCTGCTGTAATCTTTTTGCGGGAGACATCCACAAAGGGGGCCAGATGAGACAGCGTGATGCTCTGACCGCCGTACTGGTTGGATGCCACCTGTGCAATGATCTGGGTGGCGATGTTGCAGGCGGTGGAGAAGCTGTGAGGCTTATCAATGCCAGTGCCGGAAATGACGGTGCCGTTCTGCAGCATGTCCTCCAGATTCACCAAATCGCAGTTACCTGTTACAATACCACCATCCAGCGTAAAGGAATGAGTTTCAGGTTCTTCAACACACCAAGCATCATATTCAATTTCAGGTCGATACGGCGTAATCTTTTTCACAGACCACAAATTATTCGCAATTTGATACTTTCTGAAGCGGAACTCAATCAGTCGTGCCTCTTTCTTAAAATTCGTATCACGAACGACTTCTGATTCGCTTGATACATAAAATCCTGCAATAGAAGAAATATCGCGAATCATTTCCGCTACACGATCATCAGAAGTTGCAACTTTATTGGCTTTTACTGCACCATCTGCAGCATAAAATCCTTCAAATAGATGTTGCTTCCCTTTTATATCTAAGAACCGCCACGCTTTTGCATTCAGGAAGTCTTGTTTAAACGCGCCCCTGTGTAAAACATAAGCATCGCCATGATAAGATTCTGGATATGTAACGGTGTCTCCAGCTTTTACAAAATTGTCTGCATATCTAATTTTGTTGCCACATAGACGAACTGTAGTATAGTCATTTTTCTTATCGAGACCATCTCCAATTGCAAATCCTGTGGCCCATGCCTGATAATCTTCTTTTGATCCCATTTCGTACTTAGAAAGCTCAGGAAGCATGGCTAATGTCATTCCTTCTTTTAATTCAGTGGTTACAGAACCATCATTCAGCAACCATCTGTGGTTTGCCGTACAGAAGACATGTTTAACAGACCGACCTGCCTGAAGCATAACGTCTTGCATTTTTTGTTTTCCATACCTTTTTACGGTAGCGGTGTGCCATTTGCCATCAGAACCGACAACTTTTACTGTTTCACCGTCATTGAAGTCCCGAAATTCTTTTACGCCACTGTCGGTCACAAAGCGAGTATTGCTCTTAAAGCAGTTGTGCATATGCTGGGCAAAATAATCTGCATCATGAAAGTGAATCAAACCATCTTCATGAGCCTTGACGATCTCCGGGTCAAGCAGTAGACGGGCAGTCAGATCTTTGGATACTTCACCAGCCATATAGTCGCGCTGTACGCTGTTCACGGTGGGGTTCTTATTACTGTTCTCCTGGTTAATAGCGTCATTTTTTGCATCGATGATTTCAAGAATAGTGGCGTTTGTTTTTTCTTTTTCGCGGATTTCCTGACGAAGCTTTCGCCAATGACTATATGCTTCAGCAACATCTGTAAACGGACTATTTTTTAACTGCTCGACAACAATATCCTGAATCTGTTCAACAGAGAGCGTGTCTTTAATACCTGCAATATGGTCAGCAATAGCATGAGAAACACGAGAATCAATACCGCCGCGAGTAGCAGTCATCGCCTTTTCGATAGCGTTTACAATTTTATCTTTATCGAATAAAGCTTTTGCTCCGTTTCGCTTAATAACATATTCCATAAGGCATTACCTCCTTATCAGTAATAGCGCTGGGCGCTCATCATGTTAGAAGCGTAATCCTCATACCAGCGTGCTTTCTGCTCGTCCTGTTCTGCGGTTACACCGGGCTTATGGCCATTGCGGAACCGATACTTGTAGGCATTGCAAATGCAGAACCACTTCACAGCTTCATCGCCATACAAATGACGCATCTGCTCAATGCACTGAGTGCCATTATAGTGAGCAGGACCATTTACATACTCATACTGCTGTGCTTTGGGCTGCTCTGCAGGCGTCTCATCCTCTTCACGCTCATCGATGCCGGCATAATCACAGTTCTCACAATCATTATCACACTCATCCTTAGTGTCTTCATCTTCCGACTCATCCTCGTCATAATGGCAAATACAATTGCCATTATTGGTCATTTCGCCACACTCGCACTCGCTGCAGTTATGATCACATTCAGCATCATCCATGTCGATCTCCTGCAGACTAATAGAATAAGCCAGATCATTCGGTCCAAGTAAATCAATATCTTCAATACCAAAATCATGGCCCAACGCACGAAGCATATCAAAATCCATATTTGTCAGATTAGTATAGTTCAGACGGCCAATGCGGTGACCGCGCTCATCCTTTTCCCCAGTATCAAAAACTTCAACACAATTTTTGGGAGTTTCACTTTCTTCGTCTTCATTTTTGGTACTAACGATAGATTCATATAGATCATAATGACTCTTGTAGATATCGGCTAACAGATTGTACCATACAGGGCTTTCTTCACGAATGCTCCATTCAACAACATCTTCTGCCCATTCATTTTTACCCAGAATCTTCATAGCCTTTTCATTCAGATCGTGATAAGACTTACATGCAGCTAAAACCAGCGGAACAGCCATTTTATCAGTGTGATAAATCAACCGTAAAAATCCATTTTCCATAATGACATCGCAATTTTCAACATTAAACTTCATATGTACTCTCCTTTACTTCTCGATTGGTTTATATACATCTGCCAGCTTCGGGTGACGGCCACAGCAACGGCTACCTTCAGGACAGAACGGATACTTCGGATTAGCCTCACAGGAAGGAACCATCCACGTGGCCAACTCAGGGCATACAGTAGCGACCTGTTCCTTAATAGCCATGAACATGGACCGAATTTCAGTTTGAGCACGGGTACACAGCCGTAAGTGACTCATCTCGATCAGCGACCGCGCATTGATTGTGACATAGAACTTAGTGCAGCACGCATTCGGTAGAACAGCGCGAGCATCTTCATTGGCTGCATTATGATATTTTTTTAGGATATAATAATCAGCTGCGATACTCCCCATCATATCTTTAAAAACATCTGCATCTTCATCGCTGAACGGATTCACATAATCAAAGTTGTTCATAGCTACATATCTTTGTGACTGCACGCTCAAGCTGATGTGACGATGCCGACTTAATTGGGCCAGAAGCGCACGGCTCACACCGGTTACACAGAACGTAAACGAGATGTGTTCAAGCACAGAAACGTGATTTGTTGCCTTGCAACCTTTGGCGATTCGATAATTTTCAGTCGGTTCCGAATCATAACAAACACTCGCGGCCAATTCTGCGATAGACAAAGGATTTTTATCTCCATCCTTTTTTACCGGCTGTGAATACGCTACTAGTTCGACTTTCATTTACTGTTCCCTCCCTAATAAAATCATCTACTGTTTTCTCCCCTGTTAGCACTTGCTTCATCTGTTCTGGGGACAATTTATATGTAATAACATCGCCACATTCATAATCGTATCGTTTTAATTGACGATAATATTCTGCTACAGCTCGTTCTTTACGTCCGAGTTCTCTCTGATCAATTCCTGAAAACACAGGAACCTCACCTCCCTCCCTTATTCTGAATTTACCTTTTCTATTTCAATCTCGTACTGATATTTTCCATTTTTAGGAAATGCTATACTAGTTCCGCTTGCCCAAAGGAAATAAAAATCATCAATCTCGCCAACAATTTCTGCTTTCTGAGAATAGCGGAGCTTCCAACATAATCCTTCATCGGGGTTCTTTATTTTTAGATATCGGCGTATCCACATAACGTGCCCTCATCAATATTCCTGAGAGAGCTTCTTCAGCGTTTCGGAGATTATCAATTGCACAATCGATAAACTCAGGCTCACAAAACTCAAAGTGATTCCAAGCAATTTCAAGTTCTTTGAGATCTCCTTTAAATCCACTTTTGATTCGTTCTTCATGATTCATACACCGTTCCTTTCAGTACCTCGAAATATGGATTGCCATCTCGTTTTTCCAGCTGAGTCAATTGGCCATCGTCGGCCACAGAATAAAGTCGGAAATTTTTATAAATCTTATCGCCTTTGATCGTAGCTAGAGACGTGATGACGTAGTTTATATTGTGTTCTTCTGTGCCATCCGTAAGTTGAACTTCAAGTCGTTCTTTCTTTGGGATGGCTAGTTTTCGGAAGTCGTTCAAATAAACCCTCCCTCCTCTAATTTCTTCACAATCTGTTTATTGACATTGATTGGAAGACGTGGATTTGTTAACTGCGCAGGAGACACGATATTAATATAAAAGTATGGAGAAAATTTCTCATCCAAATCCTCATATACTGCTGCAAATTCGCCAAAGCCAAAACGATCTTCCGTTATAATATGTTTCCAGATTGCGAACATTCGACTACTTTTATATGGTTCCCACCAATACCCATCATTCGAATGGCAATTTGCTTTGATAATTCGCATAACCTTTTTGCGAGTTTTCTTTGACATATTTTTCATACAATATCTCCCGAACTTCCCCTTAGCCATAACTCACTTCGTTCTTATCGTCTCGGAATCGTACAAACGTCGGGAATTGAAGAGACTCAAGGCCGGTCTTTTTGTCCATCGTGACCTCTTTGTACTTACACTCCACAATCTTGCCAATGTAATTGTCAGGATTTGCCCATACGGCAGCTCTCGTAACATCATCAAAACCGGAACCAACACGAAGCTCGTTACCCTTGTAATCAACAACCAGAGTGCCCATCGTACCAGCCAGACGGTTCTGACCTTCTTCAATTGCAGTAATTCGCAGATCAACAGTATAGAATCGCTTAATTTTGAGACACCCAGCGTGACGAGACCGTTTATAAGGAACGTCAGTGTTGAGCATCAAACCCTCCCAGCCCATATCGACCGCATAATCGAGCCACTGAGGGATCACACTTTGATCAGTTCCTTCATATACCATCGGCACAACCTCAATATTTTTGAGTCCTTTATATTCAGTCATAGCGGCCAAACCTGCAAGCCATTTCCGACGAAGTCTATATGGAGTGACAAAAGAACCATCTTCATAAGGGATGTTGCCTTTACCATTCTCAAATTCATCAGTGGGAATCAAATCAAATACCACAAATTTGATCTGGCTCTTGTCTCCATCCGAATTCAGAATGCCCGTACCAACCCGGAATGCTTCTCCATCTGGCAAACCCTCGTCATTGCGATAAACAAGCTCACCATCGTAGACGTATTCATCAATCAGCGATTCATCGCCAAGCTCTTTGATGATGTCATCCTTAATATGATCGAGGCCGGTAAACTCCTTACCTTGACGAGAGATGAACTTGCCACGGTAAAAGGTGCCACGGTTCCCGTTGATTTTACGGCTCAGACTAAACCACGTATTCGGTTTAAGATTTACTTTATCAATCGGATATCCTTGCTGAACTTCCCAAACTGGAATGACCACTTTGCCAAAAATCTTATTGACTGTAGCAGCCTCGATGCCGAGCGGCAGATTCTTTGTGAACACCCGCATGAGGAAGTCTTTGTGTGAAGCATTCCAGTAGATGTAACTAACTGCCATTGAGATATCTTCGTCTGTTCCGGTGTTGTGCTCTGCGAGATACAGGCAAATGTCTTGGAAGGTGTGCGGCATATCGTCACGGATAAGTACCTTTTTGTTGATCTTCGCCTTAGAAATTCCTGTTGTGATCTGCGGATCGAGAATGAAATCGAGGAAGAAAAATAACGGATTCTCACCGATCTCGTTCTTTGCATCCAACAGGATTGTTGCCTTATCGGTCTTTTTTGTGGCCTTCTGGAGCTTTTTGGTCAGTGTTTCTAGCTTGTCCAACAGCACACCGTCCAGAATCAGCTCTCCTTCGAAATCAAGTGATGATGTCATCTTCAGTCCCCTTTCTTATTCGTTTTGGCTTTTGCGGTAGTTCATAATGGGTCAGCGCTTCACGCATTTCGTGGAGAAGAAACGTATGGATCAACCATGATGTAGTATCTGGCTCACAAAAGATAATCTGGCAGTTATATCGAGCAAGCTACGTGGTGAGGCTGCCCAGCAGTGAAGCAGGCGTCATTTTACTTCGATATACACCGCGATTGATCTTTTCCCATGAACCGTTTTCAATGAGTATGTAAGTTTTTGCTCCGGCCGCTGCCGCCCTGTCGAACTCTTTAGCGAACCGAATTCGATTCGTTGTGAAGTTACCACAGATCTCAGTTAAATCAGCCTTACGTTCAATGGTCACCTTGTCTGCTAGTGAGAATTTTTCCCCATTTGGTAGTGTTACTTCAGCACTATAATCACCGAAGTTCAATCGCTTACGCATATAAGCACACGGGAACGAATTGAGTCGCTGATGCAGAAGTGGAGTATCCTTCTCGCGGTCATCCACAATAATCACCATTGACTTGAGGATCTGAGTGATTTCGTTATATGTCATTCATTCACCTCCTTTCAAAAGCGCAGCGTCATCTGACGTGTACGTATTTACGAAGAATCATTTCTTTGTCTGTCTTAGACTGAATCCATTGACCCTGCTCGTCTTTTGACCAACGGCCTTCTTCCCGCTCTTCATCAATGCGAAGAATGTCGCCCTTTTCGATTGGAGCAGCTTCCAGAGTGCGGGCTTTTACTTTGAGCCGGCGCTGTTGACCGGTTTTAAGAACATAAGCCGTAACCGTTTTGTTGGAGAACTTGCCATCGATATCTAAAACATAGACATAAGAATCTTTGAGCTTCGGCATTGTAAGCTGGATGTAACCTAAATGGTCACCCTCATATTTAATTCGATCCTTGATAGAAGTCTTGATTGGATCTTCATGCTCACAGATGTATCGAATTACACCCAGCCAATCTACATTGACATATTTCTTCTCGGTCTCTTTCTCGCAGAGCGTGAGCATTGTATCGTGCGGAATATAAGCATCAAGAGTAATCTTGTTAAGCTGCTTTGCACCAAAATACTTATTGAAGATTTCGACCTGCCACAGAAGATTATTCGGAGATTCGTCAAACTCAGAGAAAAAATTGAGCTTGATAAGGATTTCCAATTGCCGACTGTCTGCGATTTTTCTTTTTTGGTTCATCAACAACAAGTCAATGAAAGAATCGAATTTATTGTTGCGGAGCTTATAAAACTCACGACTGAGTCGCTTGTTCAGATATTTGATAGACTCCATTCCCTGATAGATTTTCTTATCTGTCTTATCGTAGACATATTCATCCCGGGAATGGCGAAACTTAATCGGCATAATCTGGATGCCACGTTCATTCGCAAGCTTGGTCGCATTGACGATTTTTTCTTGCGTGTCCGCAGTGTTTAGAAGCGCTGTTACAAATTCGTGGGTGTAGTAATAACGATAATACGCGCAATAATATGTAAGAATCGAATACCCTGTAGCATGGTTCAAACCAAACTGATAAGAGGCCGAATTCTCGATAACCTGCAAGAATTCTTTTGCTTCTGTCTCAGCCGTTTCTATTGGCTTCGTTGAGTGATTACAATAACCATTCAGGATACGAGGCATTGCCGCATCCAACTCCGCCTTGTTCTTATGACCGATTGCACGACGAACACTATCTGCATCACCGCCGCTCATATCACAGAACTGTTGGAGGAATGCAATAGTCTGTTCCTGAAAGACAAGCCAACCCAAGCTATCTTTTAACAGCTCGTCGATTTCAGGTGATGGGTTGTGATTTGCTTCGTGCCGGAAGAGTTTATCTCTGTAAGAAGCACCGCCGGGTCGAATAGCTGCTGTAACCAAGCTCAAATCTGCAATGCTGTGAACATCATATTTTTTGAGCGAATCAAAAGCGAAGTCTTCAACGAACTGGAAAATACCAACCGGAGACGTTTTCATATCAGCCCAAACCTTCTGGTCATCGAAGTTAATCTCCCAGGTGTGTGGGTACGGAATATCAGCCAGCTTGCAGGTCTTATCAATAACAGACACTGTATCAAGACCGAGGATATCGTACTTTGCTAGACCGACTGCATGAGACGCTTCCATGTCAAGACACAGAATAGGCAGACCGTCTTTATCTTGGAAGACACCATACCTTTTATAGAGGTCGATTGGAGCGATGATAACGCCGGCCGGGTGATGAGACAGCGACACAATTGTTCCCTGCAATCCATCAAAATAGTAGAAGATATCAGGATAGTCTGCACGACACTTTTCAGCATTTGCATCGTATTCCTTTTTTACTTTTGCGATTCGATCAAGGGAATAAGGATTCTTGGATTCATCTACATCTGGGTTTTCTCGCTTCCAGACTTTAGCAAGGGCTCGTCCAATCTCGTCGATTGTCGCTTTCCCTGCCAGAGTGCCCATAGCCAAAACGTATGCACATTTCTCGCGGCCAAACGATTCAAAAATGTGGTTATAAATCATGGGGCGATAAGCATCCGGCACATCGATATCAATATCACCAATCTCAACACGGTTTTCATTACAAAATCGTGAGAATACTAGATTCCAGCGAGCCGGGTCAACATCGATAATGTCTGTGACGAATGCACATCGGGACCCCGCAACAGAACCACGACTTGGTCCGAACGGAATGCCTTCATTTTTGCCCCAAATCATCAGGTCGCTCATAGAAAGCATAAAGCCCAGCATGTTAGTTTTCTTAAAGACCGTAAGCTCTTCTTCTACGTCCGCCCTAAACTGTGCGACTTCATGTTCAGGAATGATGCCTCGATGAATTTTGTCGTTCAGCATATCATGGGTACGTTTGATATAAACTCTGGCATCTGATTCAGAGGTTCCAGTCAAAATGGGATACCGCGCCTTTGTGCTTAAAGTGAAATCATTGACACTATCGGCCATCCGATTCGTGTTCTCGATTGCTTCCATCCAAACTTCACGAGGGAGCGCATCTTGCACAGTAAATGCATCGACCAGTTCGTTGTAAGATTTGAAGGTTAAATCAAATTCGTCTTCGCCAGTGAACTCGATTCCCTTGCCCATCATAAGGATCTTGCGGCACTCTGCTTTATACGCATTCAGACTGTGAGTGTCAGTTGCAGCAATCAGTGGCTTGTGATATTTCTTAGAAAGCTCCCAGAGGTACTGGTTATATTCCTTTTGGTCGTCACAATCGTGATACTGAATCTCATAATAATCATAGGTCTTGCATAGTTTGTCATAGACTTCCTGACGAAATCCATCACATTCTGACGTATATTTACGAAGCGGACTTGCCAGACAGGCAGAGATTTTTATGATGTTATCAGACAGACCAAAGAACTCTTCAAAAGTAATGCGCGGCTTATAATACTTGTGGTCAGCATCATAAGATGTGCCCATTACCTTATTTAGCTCCAAAACACCACGAGCATTTTTGCAAAGAAGAATCGTATGAAAGTTGTCGCGAACTTTATAGCGTCCGGCATCCATCATTTCACCGATTTCCTCTTGTGCTTCCTGTGGGTCCCACCCTTGATAAGATTCATAAACCTCGTCTGGAATCTCTGGATAGTGATATATCTCAGAAGTAAGATACACCTCACAACCAACGATAAACTTCAACCCCTTCTTTTCTGCGTACTGTTTCTTTTCAGTCCAGTTAAGGTTGTAACCATGGTTGGTAGAAGCAATCGCTTTCATCCCGTAAGAAGCAGCGAGATCAACATAGTCTTCCCATTTTGTACAAGAATCAAGGAGCGAACCTTTATCGTCGTGGATATGGTATACAACATAATTTTGCTCCATGAATCCTCCTTAAAACAAATCGTCTATACCGGTCACGCTTGGGTCTTTTGCCGCATAAAACGCCCGCTTATTGATACAATCACGGAGATGTTCACAAGTCTTGCGATGACCACAGAGGTTTGTACAGAAAAAATTGGGATTGCCTTTTTCGTCTTCAATCTCTCGTGCAGGCCATTTTCCGCTGCGCTGCCGCTCTTCGAACTCGTCTGCTGTTTCGTTTATGTAATCGATGCATTCTTTGCGTAGTTCATCAGTGACAGGATACGGTCTGACATATGTAGTCAATTTGAACTGGCAGCGAATATCTTCCGGCAGATCATTGATATCATTTGACTCAATAAATGCCTGAGTTACATTTTCAATTTGCTCGCTACTATATCCGGCAGCTTTCATCTTGGAGCGAACGGTTGACCGCAGCGTATAGCCAACTTTGCAACGGTCCAAAATCTTTTCAGCTGGTTTTGCCCGTTTTCCAAATCCGGTTTTGTATGTAATCTTGCAGTATTTCACCATGAGCCAACAAGGAACGGCCGTTTTGAATCCTGCCTGTTCAAGTGCCAGCGTGTACGCGACCAGCTGACGGCCATAGTGAAGCAGATCTTCGTCCTTAAACTGACTAGATGTTTTGATATCCAATACTTGCAACCGGCCATCTGATAAAATACGAATCAAATCAGCATAGCCTTGGAGATACCGGTTTTCACTCAGTTTCAATATCAAAAGCTTCTCGATTTCATATTTTCCCTTCGGACTCACCCAATCGCGAGCCATGCAACGCATATTAGAAACCCATCGGTCTCTGATTCCATTACCGCCATCTCGTGTTTTTGGAAAATCAACACCAAGCATGTCGAGTTCTTCTAATCCTGTTTCAATAGCCAGACCAATATCAGCTTCAGTATTTTTACCTTCGATAATTCCCTCAAGCACGTCATGACAAATACTGCCGAGATATGAATACACATTCTGAGCTTGATCACGCGGCTCGATATATGTAAGATACGCATTATACGGGCAATCATGGATTGTACCTAATTTCGAATAGCTATACACATGAGCGCCCTTGTCATACAATGCTTGCAGCTCAGGGGCAATGACTCTCTGTCCCATTCACATCACTCCTTTACCCATTTCACATACTTTGTTAATCCTTCTTTGTAAGCCTCACGGCCAAGATCTGCGATATTCATCTTGGAACCCTCTGGAACAAGTCCATCTGACCATATGTAACCCACTTGAGTTTTAAGAATCAGATTGTTTGTGATAAGTTTTTTACACTCATTCACAAGATGCTCTTCTTCTAATCCTTCGTCGTAAGCCAGAATTACTTTTTTAGGAAACAGCTTTCGAATATATTTGGCCTGAGTTTCTGATACATGGCAGCCACACGTTGCAAGCGCAATATTACATCCGAAGGAATCACATTGCTGAACAGCCTTTTCTGATTCGAACAAGACAATATTTCCTGTTTCTTGAATGCGATGATAGTTTTCTGTATAGCCGAATAATGTTCGACTACGAGGGCATGGAATCAATGGATGCCAGCGTTTTTCATGTTCGCATTCATAATTGGCACGACCCATAAGTCCAACAAGCTCACCACTGACTGAGCGCTCAGGAATAGTGATTCGATTTGAAATCTCGTCATAACCTACACCGAATTTTTCTTGTGTTTTCAAGCTAATACCATCTTTTATAAATTTAAGGTTGAATTTACCTGCATATGGTTCAAGCGTTTCTTCTGGATATATTTTCAAATCCTCTAACTCTTCTGAATAATCCGGTGACAACTTCAAAAAGAAACCTCCGAATGGCCAGTGAGTTTTGATATTAAGTTCGTCCATCGAAATTTCGGCTTTAACTGCAGCAAACTTCAAAGCATCGGGGAAAGAGCATCGCTTGACGTCCATAATCAAGCTGAAAATATTACCTTTTTGATTCGTGGAAAAGACAAAAAAACGAAGAGTTTTACAGTCAACGAGACAACTTGTAGGGTTGCGTTGCTCTTCGCGAGCAAACCGCAAATTATTCTTTTGAGGGTTAAATTTGATATTTTCAAACCCAAGAGCTTCAAGGATTTGGATGATTTTGTCTGGCTGATTTTCAAGCTTAGACATCAATACGTTGACATCCACATAACCACCCCTCCCTTCAACTCATCTGCGGTCGTACATTCCGTGATCGTTTGTGATCGTGCAATATCCAAGTTCACGCCAAGTGTTCCACGCACCGTCAAACTGGAAAATAATTGTCTGTCCATCTTCATCGTTTCGAGTTTTGTTAAGAAATCCGACGACGTAGGTTTTATCTTTATCCAGAGTGATTGGCATTTTTACTTTGGGATTATCCTTAGAGCGATAATATGGATTACAATCGAACTTTTCACCGGTATATTCGTCTTGCCATAGCCTTCTAACCATTAGAAGCTCACTGACAACTTCTTTTATCTGTTTTGAGTTGCTCAAACACGATGCGTCAAGCCAGCGTTGATTCGTAGTATGTAAGGCTAACTGGAACGTACTGATAAAAGCGATTTGTTCTTTATTGACGATATTAAAAATACGTCGGCTGTTCATAAGAAGTGCTTGCCACATTTTATCGTCAACTTCATCATCGCTCTTGAAAGTATCGTAAACGATAGCTTTCGTTCCAGTTCGTGCCAGCCGCTTAATATGTTTTAATAGTTTGTTCGTGTTGTTTTCGAACATTTTTACAAAGCGAATATTGCTATATCTTTCTTTTGTGATTTGAGCAGCCTTTCGAAGCATGATCCAATCTTCATCAGAAAAGTGTCCCATTTTTAATTTCTTTCGAGTGATTTTCCAGTAATTTAATTCTTTCGTAAGGATATGAACTAAGAGCATATTTTTGTATGCCTTAGACATCATCTCGTTTGAAACAATGGCGACATTTATACCTTTATCAGCAAACGGAATCACCATCATTTCAAAAATGAAGCTGCTCTTACCAGCGCCGCTGTGGCCGGCAAGCATATACATATCACCAATTGGAGCACCAAGCGTCAGATAATTCAAAAGAGGAGCGCCCGACGCATAACTGATTCCTTGATCTTGACCTTCGTTACATTGTTGAAGATAATTTTCATCAACGACAAGCGATTCAATTTTTGCTTCTTGGCCGGTCGTTAAAGAAACATTGTTGTTCAATAACTCAAAAGCTTCATAAACCTCTTCGTTGGTTGAATTATCAAACCGTTCCGGATGGCTCAACATGTCTTCATAGCGAATGGCTAGAATTTTTAATGAGTTCATCTTTGCGATTCGATCGAAATATCCATCAGTGTTATCTACATCAAGCAAATCCATCATTCGTTTACAGGCTTCCCAGCCGTTCAACTCTTGATAATGCTTTCGTAATGTAGGTTTATCTGCCAGATATGTATCAACTGTGATATTATCGATATTTTGAAATCCCTGCTGACGGATACCGCGGCCTACCAAGAAATAAAAAACCGGCTCTTCACACGAAAGGGTTTTATCGGTTCCGACGTTTACATTCTTGTAATCATCATATCGCTGCGGATCTTTCCAGAGACAAAAAACAAAGCTCGCTTCAGTTTGCTCACGATTTGCTTCGATTTTTTCAATCGTCTTGTTTAGATCCACAAATCGTCACCTCCAAGTAAGCTGCTCACATCGTTTCCTTTATGCACTGTGCCAACGTCTGATAAATCAACCATCGTATCCAGATCAGGACGAGACTCTTCCTTAACTGTTTTTTCAGTCTTATCTTTCTCGCGACGGTACACGGCAGCGATGTTATTTCGAACAATAGCCATCAAATAATTGGCTTTCGCTGTATCATCAGAAAAATTCTTGTTCGTGATTGCCCATTGAATTGCAGTACGTTTCTCGTCCAAAGTCATCTGAATGATTTCATCGGAATAGAACTCCAATTCCTTTAGCCGGCGGAACACAACTGTTGGCATCGGTTGTCCTCCATTAAGATCATAACCAATCAAGCCAGCAATCGTGTCGCACAATTTTTTATAAGACTCCGCAGTCCGCCCTGGCTTCTTTTGAGGCTTGGGCTTCTCCTTCCGAGCTTTTTCCTTCCGACGACCTTCAAGCCACGCCTGATAAACGGCTTCAGACTGAAAATATCTATTGTTGGGAGCCTTGTAGAATTGTTCTTTTGGACCTTCAACTCCCGTGGCCATACATTTGACCATCTTTGATTTCGCCATATTTCCTACCTCAAACTGCCCACCATCCCACCGCTACGCAAATTAGTTGGCCATCAAAATACTATAGGTTGTATCAGCTGACCAAAAAATAAGCGCTCTTCAGTTCATTGATAGGAAACGCCGGATCACTAAACTTCAGATTAACTTTGTCTCGAATCGCTTTGATCTGAGCTTTGACATCATCAGAGGCATTGCTGTAACGATCCTGAATAGCGCTGACCCACTCAGCGCGATGAGGTTCATCCTGAGCTGCACCAACGTACTGCTTTGCACGCTCGGCCTGTACGGATTCGACTTCCTTCTTATCTGCTGCCTGCTTCTTCATATCAGCTTCATAAGAACGACCACCCTTATCATGCTCCGCCTTAATTGCGTCAGTCAAAGCTTTGATGAATTCATCCGCATCCAGAGGAATACGGTCTACAATATCAGCAAAACGACTCTTAGAATCGACGGAGAAGTTGTCATCACGGAAGCAAATCACACGACGCTCAGACTTAACCTTGCCAACAATTTCTTCTTTTCCGTTGACAACATTCTTGCGACCAGTTTTCACCTTATCAATGTCACGATCAACATAAGCAACACCAACGACATCAACCTTGTTCTTCAGTGAGTTAAAATACCGCTTGTCCATATTGGTGGACAGCATAGAATAGCTTGCCAGCGTCACAGGATCAGTAATGTCAGTCTTCTTGGTATGACCAATAATAATCGGACTGATACCAACGCGCTTTAGTTCCCACAGACGATTAACAACAATTTCAGTTGCTTTATCGGTGGGCCCATTAAAGCCGCCATAGCATGCCTTAAAAGACTTAGTTCTCTTATCAGCAGGACAATCGCGGTTCCAAAGTCTAACAGTTTCCTCTTCCGCCATCTGCATCAGCTCATCAATGGTATCAATGACAACGACCTTCAAATCCTGATAATCAGAAAATCGATTTTCAATAATATCCATCGTAACATCATCGAAATGTTCCCAGTCCCATACAGGCTCCTGAACAATGCCCTCGATGGTAGCCTGGTCTGCTTCCTTACCGCATGTCAGGAAGATATAGCCTTCGTCGCCAACCATCTTTTCACAGACCTGTTTGATCACAGTAGTTTTACCAATGCCGCCTTCACCCATCAGATAGATGCTGTAATCGAGCGGATTCAGGCTAATTTCGGTTTTCTTACCATATTTACGCGCCATTATGTACTCTCCTTTTATTCATTCCACGGAAGATCAACTAACTCAAAACATGGTTTCGATATCATCATCGCTGTCTTCCGTAGCCTCGGCTGCAGGATCAGTCTTTGTCTTGGTCTTAGCCTTAGAGCCATCCTTCATCATATCGTCTACGCTCTCATCGGACACCGGGGTCCAGATCTCATCCTCGAACTCGCGAGCGGTAAAGTCAGACTCAGCAGCAGTCTTACAAGTTTCAAACTCTCCCGTCAAAATAGGCTTTACCAGACGCAGCTCATTGACACGTTCACCAAAAATTGGTCCGCGCTTTTTGAAATCTTCTGGCTTCGAAATGCCGAGTTCAACCTGCTCACGCTGTTCGTCAGTAAGTGTAGCCTCGCTAAATTCAACCTCTTCGGCACCATTAACGACAGCAAGGTGCCAGTTCATATGCACAGGATTACGAGACTTGGTTTCCAGATAGCGCATCTTGTAATCATGGATAGCCTTGTGCTTCGGCTTATCCATATCGAAGACTGCGGTATTAAAAACAGTATCGATCTTGAACATCTTACGAGCAGCATCTGCCTTAGACCACATCGGGGTGTAGCAGTGCATAGTAATCTTGCCGCCAGTTTTCAGGTCGCTCTTATCCATGCTGTCCTTGTCGTAGTACAGATCCAGATTCATGGTTAGATGCGGAGTATCATTCTTGCCTGGCATGAACACATTCTGAATTTGGAATTCACGATAGACTTGATTGCTGTACTTACCAGTACCGGGACGCAGATTAAAGTTACCAGTGACGACAATATCGTCTTCATAACCGGCCAGAGCAGCTTCCAGATACTCAATCATGTCCCACTCGGTAATGAATTCCTTGTGTTCACCAAGATTCACTGTAAACTTCTTAGCACCAGAAACCATCTTGATAACATCTTCATCCAGACGGTCATCCCATGCGACTTCAATGTTGTTGCCATCGACGTCACGAGTCTTAATCGTATCGTTCTTAAAGCCATTTAGCGTGACGTAGCCCATATTAGTGCCGGCCTTAACTCCAAAATTGATGGTAGCCTTTTCATTGGAACCAAAAGTTTCACGTTTCACCATTGGAGCCTTTCGAGAAACGGAAACTTTACCACAAAAATTAAAACGTGCATAAACGTCGTTCTTCTTATCTGCCATATGTACCTCCTATGTATATTAATAACCAGACTCTTCGGTAGACTTCACTTCCCAATCAGGATAAGCTGCGCCGAACGGAATAATCTTAGGCTCGTGCTTGCAGCGAGAAATAAACTCGTCAGCCAGTTTATCGATGCAGCTAGAGCAGACCACGAAATTCATCAGGTCCCCATCTCTCTTGCTCCCATACGGAAAAACGATCCGCTGTTCGCCCAGAACATCTTCATCAATGTCGCTTAAAGTCTTACCACAAAAATTGCAAATCATATTATGTCTCCTATCTAATTTGATTTGTTACTATCGCATTAGATTCGGAGATGCTCGTCCATACAGCATTGGTAGTCCCCTTTCGTTTTCTATTTATAAATCACTTCAGTTCTATGATGTCATTAAAAAGCATCACATAATCGTCAGTGTATTTATCTCCATGAAAGTGGCCAAAATACCACATCGGTTTTTTATTCGCCGGGAATTGCTCGTAAAGATCATCAAAAAACTCTTCTGTTGACGTATCAACCGTACTCTGGTCAATGCAATCCAAGAACAACTCTTTTGGTTCAAAACGTAGCGGACAAGTATGGGTCAACATAATATCAATCGGATATCTGGTTGCCATAAGACGAACAAGACCTTTTGTAAGCTCGTTTGGTTGTTCATCTGGCCACCAATTCGCTCTAAACTGGAGCCGATAAAATTTGTCAACAGAATAAGCACCGCCACAGACAAGAGCATTTAATGTTCGTTCCGATGTCTGAATTTTATAAACAGCTCCGTCAATAGCGAAATACTGATTTGGATACCGTGAATCCCATAACATCGGTCCCTGAATCGCTCCTTCTGTGACTTCAATCTCTTTGTAGCCATCCTCTTTAATAGGTCGCCGCTCGTGATTACCGTGGATACAGAACATCTTGATAGGGAGTTTAGCGGCTTCATTTTTGAGAGAAATTTCTTCTTTGGATTTTGCCCCATAGTAATTCAGGCCAACATCACCGAGACAGATCAACCAATCGTCGGTTGTTGTTTTATGGTTGTTGCAAAAGTTTTCGATACTCCAAAAGCGCCATGGATCACCATGAATATCACCTGTCATATAAACGCTCAAATTTAAACACCTCTTTCAATATATCATCACAGTTGTTTTCGTATTTGCATCCAGAACAGTCTAAACCGTCATCGGCACGCTTAACACAAGTGTCCACAAGTTCTTTATATTTTGTTTCCATCAATTCAAGCTTAACTCTATTCATATTACTGTCACCTTTTTACCATTACCCGAATAGAATTTAATTCTTCACCCGTGAATATCTTTTATTCTCCTTTGATTTTATTTTTTTGGTTGCGCCAGCAAGGATCGAACTTGCGTATGGCTGAGTCAAAGTCAGCTGCCTTACCACTTGGCTATGACGCATCATATAAGGCGGTACCCAGTGCTACCTGAGCACCGCCGAGAGTTTTACATCTTAGGAGTAGGACGATTGAAGAAATGTCCTGCCAAGAACGACACGATCATTAATGCTCCAACAATCCAAATTGCTTTACTGATTTCAATCCAGATCAATCTGAATCACCTCAGTTCTCAATTCGCATGAAACTGATATCGGTAGACTGATACACACTTGCATCGCCGCTCAGAGTGCCAGCCGCCTTATCTGCCTGATACTTTGCGTTGCTGGAACCAGTGACAATCAGTCGATTCTGATCAATGCCCTGAGAAGCTAGATAATTCGCAACGGTCTGCGAACGATTCACAGATAGCTGAACACCAAAATCGGTCTGAACATCTGCATTGATATTGCCGTTGATGACGATCATGGTGCCATCCAGAGTCTTAGCGATGTCAACGAAATCATTCAGAACAGAAGCAGCACTTGCCTGATCGGTAAACACAGAAGAATCCGGTACGAAAGTCACATTGGCGGTCTTACTCAGCATGGAATCATAATCCAGATTGCCAGTGACCTGCTGGGTGATATTAGCGCGGGTTTCGTCGCTCACAGTCACTTTCGTAGTAGCATTTGCGGCAGAAGTAGACTTGAAATCGCTCTTCAGTGCGTCGATGTATGTAGTGTCGAACAGCGTATTAACGAGATCACGATTAACGGTTTCACCCAGACCCTCCCAAATGTCGCACATCTGGTTATAAATCATCGGAGCGGTATCATTCAGAATATTGTAGTTGTCCTTCCAGCTGGCCATCTTAGCATTTGCATAAGTCGCATCAATATCGGCATCAGAAGAAGTAGAGTACATCGGGAACACTTCACGAGCTGCATTGTAATTGATAGGCTGGTCATAAGACATCAGAATGCCCTGAACGAACTTCTTGACGGTATCTTCATGAGCCGCTGCCCAATCTGCGTCAAACACAATACCGTCCATAACCAGAGAGGAGGAAGACTTCGTATCAAACACGACAGTGCTATTGGTGTAAGTCTTGGCCTGAGTCAAATAAGGTTCCCATGTTGCAGCTACATCAATCTGACCAGCGAAATATGCCTTAGCGGTATCGTCTGCGGTGCCGAACATAATCAGATTGTTCATGATAGTCGCCTTGTCAGCATCAGACAGGCTGGAATTATTAACAAACCATGCAACCAGAGTTTCGGCCTCAGAGAACTCAGGGACACCGATCTTGGCATTGACCCACGAATTCACATCAGCGAACTTAGTAGAAGCGATGATACCGTCACCGCCATAGCTGTAGTTGGTAAAAATTGGCATGATGACATTCTTGCCAGCGTCAGTAAACTTCTGAGACAGGAATGCGACACGGTTCGTAGTATAACCGGCGGCCTGCAGGTCGCCAGAGATCAGTGCGTTGCTGGATTCGGTCGCATCGTTGATGACATTGATATTCACCTTGATGCCGAGCTGATCAAACACAGAACCGGGCTGAGTGGTGAGACCACCATTTGCGGTGACACAACTCAACCAGCCCGCCCATTCATCCAGAGACAGATTGATCGTATCATCCCCGGCGGAATCAGATGGCTTGTCTGTACTAATAGAAGTGCTCGGCTTTGATGTAGTCGGCTTCTTCTTATCGAACTTAATCACGCCGCTCTTGATGCTGCCAACGACACCAATAGCAACAGCCACCGCAAGAACCACGCCAACAACAGCACGGCCAGCCTTAGTCAATTTGAACTTAGACATGTTATTCTCTCCTATTTGATTTTAATTTTATTTCTTGGACTGAGTATTCAATCCAGACGATTTAGTGAAGGCATTGATATCCTTAATGTCGTATGTGATGGGTTTCGCAGTCCCCTTCTTTAGACTCTCCAGATAATCATTTACCTTATAATCAGCAGTTTTCGCATTGGCCTTATCCAATTTGCCATCACGGCTTGATTGATACAGGACCTTTGCGCCAGCTGCTTTCTCGCGACTCTCCTGTAGACCATCACGAGTAGCATTGAGCATCTTATCTGTACCAGTAGCAGAACGAAACTTACCAACGGAATCATATGCGGCCGAGATCTGCTCATTAGCCTGCATCTCGGAGACAACATCTTTACTCTCACGCTTTAGAGCTGCCAGCTGATTTTCCAACTTTTCTTTGATGTTTTTCATTTCTTCAACTGCCGGGCGCATTTTAGCATACTGCTGAGACAGATTCTCCATAGCGTCCATTTCTTCCTGAAGATTACGAGCAAAAATAGTAGCAGACTCTTCATCGCCACGACTCATAGCGGCCTTAGCGCGTTTATCGTAATCTTCAGCTCGTTTCTGCGCAGAGGCGAACTGATCTTGAATCGTCTTGAGTTTGCCAGTTAAATTTCTCAGAGTGTAGCACGCATCGTTATATTGATCGGTTGCCTCATCAATCTTCTGTGCATAGATTGCCTTGGCTCCTTCAGGAGTTTTAGCTGTGTCCTGCACAAACTTTTGAAGAAATCCACCAGCGAGAGTTTTAATTTGCTCTCTCCAAGATGGGAACAGAATCAGACTGATTACAAATGCACCACTGACACAAATGACCACAAACTCAGGAATGGTTAAAGAAAACATCAGGCACCCTCCTTCCCGGCGGGCTCTGTTTTATCCTCTTCGATAAATTCCTCAATAGAAGAAATCATTTTGAGTTCATCCTGAACTATATTTGTGATCTTTTCAATGGCCGCACTAGCTTCGACATTGCGATTAGTCAGCGTCTCGATCTGTTCCTTCATAGATTCGATCTGCTGGTCGTTGCCCTTCATCTCGTCAAACAACGCATTCATCTTATCGTTGCCAACAGCCCGCAGAAGCTCCTTGCGCTGCTTTGCATCAGAGATAATCGCGGTTGCATCATAACCCAGTGTCGCCATCAGATTTTTTACTGTGGCACGCTTAGTCTTGGTGGGCATCTCAGACGGGAATGTATCAATCACATCTTTGATTTTGTAGACAGTAACTGCATCAGCAGGATTCATACCATTGGTCTCGTAAACCGCCTGAACATCAATGGTGTCGCCCTCAGGAACCTCGGCCTGAACCGGTTCATCCATTGGGAGATCTTCGTTAATATAGTGGTCACCAACGTCACCACAAGCGCGAAGCTCATTCGTAGTATCCGGCATATCATACTCAGAAGCAGCTACACCCTCAACAAGACCGAGTTTTTCAAAAAAATTTTTCTTTGCCATAATTTTCTCCTCTATATGATTTATACAATTGGAGCTCCAAGAGTTCCATCAGGCTTTACATAACGGCCATCTCGGATCTCAGAGAACCCACCACCATAATCCCAACCATGTGACTCCACAAAACCCAAAAACACGTCTGCAATTTCGTCAAAGTTCGCATCGTCTGGAATCGTCAAACAACCATATAGTTCAATTTCGTGTGACATATATTCTCCTTATGAAAATTTCCATTTAAAAATCTTCTTGATACAGACGCTCGTAATCCAGTCAAATAGAATACTGAAAATTACAATCGACAGAATTCCAACAAACACCAGCGTTGTGCGGCCACGAGCAGACGAAGTATAGATCAGATACCCGATACCATACTTTGCATTCACCGTTTCCGCTACTGCGATGTAGGTCCAACCGATTGCGTACATTGTAGCGAATGACTGGCAAATGGATGGAGCCGCCATCGGAAGAATGATTCGTGTAACCGTGTTAAACTTCCCTGCCCCATCAATACTAGCTGCTTCAATCACATCGTCTCTGACATCATCCAAAGCAATCAGAACGCTTGGCAACATAAATACGAAGCTGGCTACAAACAAGAAGGCGATTTTCATCTTCTCGCCAATTCCGAACCACATCGTAAGCAGTGGATAAAAAGCAGTCACTGGTAGGAATCTCATCGCTCGAATCGCCGGATACAACAAATTTTGAATTGGATAGCAGATTTTCATCAAACAACCAAGCGGAACTGCGATTCCGGCACTCAGAAGAGCCGCTGCTGTAATACGAATCAATGAATATCGAAACGCCTTAAGCATCGTACCATTCTGAATCAGCAATAAAAATTCACGGAACACCGTACCTTTCTGGGGAACAAAAATTGGCGAAGTCAGAGCCGCGCCAATGTCCCAGATAATCGCCAACAGAATCAGAAGAATCACACGATAGATCCAATCTTTCTTCGTCGTTTTCATTATTCAGTTTTCTCCTTTGGTGGGTCTTCTGGCAGAGGCATCCAATGTGTAACATGATTTAAATACCAGCATTCATTTGCATCACACCACTGGTTGTTATCATCAAGATAACCTTCGCGCTGTCCGCATTCTTCGTCATAAACCCAAACGACATCACTACAAGCCCACTTCTTATCTTCTTTAGGTGGTAAGGAGGTTTTTATGGAGATCCAATCACTTGTTTTCATTTTGATACCTCTCAATATTTAATTTTCAAAAAATGACCTGTATCGGAATTGAACCGATGCCTCTGCCGTGAAGGGGCAGCATCTTTACCTCTTGACTAACAGGCCATATGACGCGGCGAATCCGATTCGAACGGATGGAGGTTTAACCCTCAGAAGTTTTCAAGACTCCCGCATTAGACCAACTATGCTACCGCCGCATATAAAAGAGGATTATTCACCCTCTAGTTTTTCTTCTATCAATTTCTTTATTAACAGCGTCTAAGAAGTTCATCCAGTTCGCTTTGTCAAACTCATCTCCGAAATCAAAGAAACCATTCTTACGCTCTTCTAAATCTCTCTGGAAGCACCATAACGTTTTATCGCTCAGCTCGCCTAGATATGGCGTAATGAAATCGATCACAAGACTTGGCATATAGGTTCTGCGTCCTACCGCATATCTAACAGCACAATTGCAAACAGCACCGAAATTATCATTGGCAGGGTCTACCATTCCTTTAGGAGCATCTGCCCTCAAATCATCCACGCTACATTCAAGGGCTTCGGCGAATTTTGCTAGTTGCGTTTCCTTCTTTACGCCACGCTTTTGCTTTTCAACAGCGCTGACATACGCACCGGTCACTCCAACTATCCTTGCAACGTCTTTCTGTCTGATACCAAGTTCAAGCCTGCGCTTCCTGATTTTCTCCCCTACTGTCATACTCGTCCAGTTCCTTTCTGATTTGCTGGCGTTCAATCTGCTTCAATCTCGCCTTTGCCAGCTTGCGATTGTCAGCCTTGCGGATAGCCTAGTTGTTGCGGTGATTCGCCCAGCAAGCGTATCTATGGCTAAATTCACTCTGATCATATCAGCCTTTACCAATAAGACCTTTATACGTCTGTTGCTGTTTCATCGTCGTTAACCTCCCACCAAATTTCGTTTTCAGGGACATTTGAGTCCTGAACTGGAGAAAAATTCATCCAATCAAAAGAAATCATTGATTGAGCTCGACTTTTAGTTAAGTGGCGAGTGATTCTGTTATGTTTCCAATTTGTCTTCAGTCGTTCTTCGACCGCCGTATATGTAATAGGATTGATCTTCATCTGGTAAACGTTTTTAATCGCGCCAGATTTTATTGTGTCATATAGACCGATTACTTTGTAAAAATCATTAGAAGTAACGCACTTTATGTAGTCATCAGTTTTAAATTTAACAACGTTCACAGACTCATCTCCTTCTATTTCTTGGCACGCCCAGCAGGATTTAAACCTACAGAAATGGCAGTTTTAGAGACTGCGGCTTTGTCATTTAAGCTATGGGCGCATATATAGCTGTCTTTCCAGCAGTCATCGGTTTATGTTTTTGTTCCTTCCGCAGAACTACTAACAATACCATCACATCAGTTGTACGTACTAATGCTGGCTACAATAGTTGCAACTCGAAAACTACTTACCGCGTGGTGCGACTGGTGAGAATTGAACTCGACGATTCTACGATTAAAAGTCGTATGCCATACCACTTGGCTACAGTCGCATATAAACTGTTTTCGAGCTGGTGAGACTCACGCACAGTTGCGCTCGGAATGCGGATCTTACATCGTCAGGGCACGCAGTTTGACCAAGCTTGCTACATCGGTCCCTGATCAGGAGTGTGACTGCCTCGCTAATCCTGTTGCAAATTTCATTGATAACATCATCTTGGTGAGAATTCATGTTGATTTTTCGACCTTGGCGGACAACCTTTTTATGGAGGATTTCGACCAAATTCAATTATCAAATCAACTTACACATTAGTGGTCCCGGCCTGAATTGAACAAGCGACACAAGAGACTTTCAGCAATCTCTCTGCTCTACCGACTGAGCTACAGAACCATATAAACGGCAGGTATTGTTACGCCCCTGCCTTGGCGCTCACCATTTATCAGCCATGTGGTAAACGACGGGGCTTATGTAATCGACCCACGAACCTACGCCCATGGATTTTAAAGACCTTTGACCTGTATTCGTTATTATTTGACCGTTGATAAAAGTTTAACCTTTGAACTTTCAACCTTTAATCTTTAAATAAATAAACTTTAACCTTTCCGAAGAATTTGAGTCAATTACGTGTTGGCCCTCGGGACAACTCCTCCTCTTGACTCGATGTTTTCCCACGATGCCGGATTCGAACCAGCGTACCGAATTTCATGTTCGTGTCGTAACCTCTTGACCAATCGGGAAATCCAAGTATTATCAAATTTATTTATACTTGATCTTCATATAGGCTTATCAGGCCGCTTTTATATGTGACTATTTGCTTCTTTATTTATTTGATTTCACTCTAGCACTGCCGTCATTGGCAAAGAGCGAACAATTACAGTTCGTCGTTTTCAATAAACAGTGAATATGTATCAATGATTAGTATTCGATTGTGATTTCGGTAGTTGCGTTAGATTCAGACAGAACCGCGTCAACCTCAGCTTTGAAACTATTGATTTCGTCAGCCAGATTTTCCTTAGTTTTTTTAATGTTAATACCGTCAATCAGAATCATAGTTTCGCGCTCAATGTAACCATCTCGCATATCGCGAATTGCATCAGGAGACATCCCGTCTTTGTCGGCGGGGTTATTGCTTCGAATGACAAAATCATCCGCACGATCACTCAGGCGAGAATTCGTAGTTTCAATTACACTGACTGCATTGGAATACTGTCGCTCCATCTGATTGAGCAGATCACTCAAGAAGTCGATTCCGTGCTGATTCATCCAAATAATTTGAGCTATAGTGTAGTCCTTACCGCATACAGTGCGATGGGTAACAGCGTTAGACTCGGAGATAGCGCGCTTAATAGCATTCAGGCGAGCAATTAGGTCTTTGATTTTATCCAGTGAGCTCTGACCATTTGCCTTATACTCTTCAATGGTGACACCACCAAGCTTCTTCATGCTCTGCTTAGCAGCTCCACAGAAAACAGCTTCACGAGTCAGCTTAGAAATCCGGTCTTCCAAAACGTTAATTTCAGCCAGTGCACGATGAATTGTCATAGTTTCAGTAGTCATAGTCGTTCTCCTTTAAAATATATAATCTTTAATGCGGTAGCCCGCTATTCAATGGTGCTGGGGGTGGGGCACGATCCCACAACCTGAAAATTACAAATTTCCTGCGCTACCAATTACGCCACTCCAGCTTATGATGTGAGCATGTCTGCCCACATATTTAAAATGGATTCGATTGGATCTTTCGTAACAAACCCATTCAATTTTGATTCTTGCGATTGAACCGCCAAGTGATTTTTATATGTATCAAAGTACCTAAGCACCTGTTGATGAGTGCTATTTGTTGTCCTTCCGTCCTTTAAGTACCGACGGTACTTCCCTGCTCCAATTTGATATCGAAGCAATGCTGACGAATCGTTTTCTGTGAACTGTTTATGATATGCAAGGAGCGCTACTCCGCACCGAATTCCAATCTCGTCATCCAACAATTCCCTCATTGAATTAATACCAAGCGTCCGATGTAAAAAATCAAAGTTAACTTCGTTAACCTGCATTAAACCATAGTCAATCGTACCGTTAGAATTTTTATGTGTCAGTCCACTTTGAAAACGACTTTCATTATATATAACAGCAACAGTCAAACTGTAATCAACGTTATATTCGTTACATATCTCCGCTGTATATCTTTTTAAGTCAGGAGACCAGTTTTCATATTCTTCAATTGGATTTTCCGCATTAGCAGCCGTTGAAACGACGGCAACGCAAAACAACATAACTATTACCGCACAAATCCATTTTGTAATTGTAATTCTATACTTCATGTCAACTGTTATTATCTACCCTATACATTTTTTAAGAGAAAGAGCCTTTCGGCTCTTACTCTTATTATCAAATTTTTTTAGCTTTAGATGCCATCATACAATAATCTGCGTAAGTCATCTCACTGCCATATGATTTCATATGGCTTATTACATAGTCAGATCCGTAAGTCAATTGATCTAGTCTCATCTGGTGAAAACTTTTTAATTTTCGAATCACGGAACTTCTTATATAAATATCTTTATACGGAGAATTATCTGGCAAAAGCATCGAAGCTTCTTTTTCGAAACTTATTAATTTATGTGCGTAATGTACACTTATCTGATCCTGAACCATGTTTCTTCTAACGACATTACGTACTAGATATGGACTATCTACATATTCAACTATTCGTGTTGTTTGTTTATCGCCAAGGTTTACAATCGCTTCATATCCCGTACTAATAACTGAATTCCAAATTGTACGAAACGCAAAATCATTATCGATTATAACAGTTTTAACTGAATGATCTTCTTTATTTACATCTGTTTTTAAAAGATCTCTTATACTGTCAAAGTCGAATTGGTAATATAACAAAATAACAACCGTGGCTGTCATCGCATATCGTCCACTGTAAAATAAGTTTTGAACATAATTCATAAAGGATTCTTCGTCTTCAAAAATGAAATCACTTTCGTATTTATCATTTTTCTGAATCACTTCAACCTGTTTTGCAGTTATTTCTGATTTCGTACCAAAAGCATTCTTTTTAGGGCTTGTCCTATTAACCATAACTCCATGTGCTTTATATGTTCGTGCATTAATATATTGATTTTCATAGCACCATAACACATAACTTTTCATGGCAGCTGCAAGCCTTCTTTGTGTTCCGGAACATAAACTATTAAACCATAAAAGATATACATCGTCCATTTCTGGAGAACCCAACGAAAATTCACAAAAATCCTTGTTGTATCTTTTTTCAATAGGTCCCGTATGTCTGAAAACAGACAATACCGTATTCTCTCTTGATTTTTGTGCCTTATCTGTTTCGCCCTGACTAACGTAAAAATCAATGAATTCAGCTTTTCTATCGCAATTATAGATTTTATCATCTACGTTCATTTCAGTTACTCCTTACACAGTGCGGTTTGTGTATTATTTATATTTTACACTATGTAAGAAGGTTTTGCAATGAAAAGATTTAAAATCTACGATTATGCGATAGCTTTTGGGTTAGTAGTTTGAGCCGCCACATTTAGAAGTGGACATTGAATCATCATGGCGCTCACAGCCTTTGCCCAGTTTGCTTCAGTAAAAATGCCAATCGGCTCACTAAGCTGCAAATTGCGAATCGTATCTCTGCCTTCAATGACAAGAGTAGAGTCTTTCTTTAACCCTTCAACTTCGCCAGCCTTATAATCAACATGAACAGGATTGTGACTGGCGGTTCGTTTTGTTGTAAACGGAATGACCTCGCATTGTCCAGATTTTTTGTTGTAAATATTGTTGGATACGATTAAATATGGATGAATTCCAATATACTTATGTACACTGGTTTTCGCTTCGCTTTCAGCTACATAGCCAAACCTAATCTCTCCGATCTTTGGGACGCTCTTGCCAGCCATGAACATATTTATGACCTCCTTGTTTATGGCTTGTCTTTTCATGGTCCCATTATATCATTCTAAAGGGTAGTTGTCAACCTTTTTTGTGACTATTTGTGATGATTTATTCTAATCTACCCTTTAAAAGTTCAAACCTTATGGATTCTTTCGAAAGATCAGATTTTGTAATAACCTCAGTTTTTCTCCCATTTTCAAAGATTTCACATTGGAATTTATTTCCAGTTATAACAAATCCAGCCTCTTCTTGTAACTCAGGGTTAACATTATAAAGTGTTCCCCAAATAGCGTAGCTTTTCTTTCTCTTTATCAATTCAAGATTTTGGGACCGTATTCTAACATAAAGGCCATTATCTTCATCACCACCTCCCCATACAAATATATTTGAAAATGACATAAGATAATTAAAAAACTCTTCCGCAGTAAAAGTCTTCATCATTTTTGTCTCCTCTTTAAACAACCGCATTTTGTTAATTCTCTGCGGACCTCTCTTTTCGGTTGTTATTTTACCATATTATAGTTGTAAAATCAATAGAATTAGTTGTTCTTTATCTCAGCTTCTGCATCCACTTCCGCGAAATCTCGTTCTGATGCTCATAGTAGCGGACGCCCGTCACATCATTCACAACCACATCGTCATACGGGATACCCTTTTCGTTTAAGTGAGCGATGAACCAACGCTTTTTACAATAGCACAGGGGCGTCTTATACGGATTACCATAGTAACTTACAGGTTTTTCACAAGCATTATATACCTTTCCGCATACATCCCACCACTCTTTACGAACACGCTCTCGCATTCGCAGCACGTCTGGTGTACCGTGCAGTCCGCACTCTTCACCATATTGATAGTCGGCTTTCTTCTGTTTGATAGATTGACCGACATTAATACCCGCACTGACACCCAAACCTAACAGACCTAAAACGAACGAAGCAGCTCCACTCATGATATTTTCCTCCTTGATTATTCCATTGCAGTTTCAAGATCAGAAGTCGCACTCTCGAAGTCTCCATCAAGAGCATAAAGTATATTTTCAATATGATTAGATGCACTAGAAAGATAATCACAGGCTTGATCTGCTTTATTATATCTTTCACTATCCTGAAGATTTTCCGGGATATTGTCTCGATAATTTTCTTCTTCATCCAAAATATTGTCGATTGTATCCTTTGTATTTTCTAAATCTTGCAATAAATCATTTATCTTTTGCTCAAGCTCATTTAAATGGTCAATAGTGCCTTGAATTGCTTTTCTACGTTCTTTATTCATTATTATTCCTTATTCAAACAGATCATTACGAATTCTTGGACAATATACACGATTTTCAGACCAGTCGATTGCTTTTTGGACCTTCCCTGTTCCCCAATCTTTTAAGGTGAAATAAGCAATACCTTCTAAAAGCTCTTTGATATCTTTACAATCACGTCGTTTCATCCTGGCTTTTTTCAACTCATTCTCAAGATAACATCGTCTTACTGCGTTCGAATTTTGGAGTTCTATTGCATGTTCAATGTCTGTGATCTCCAAACATACCTCTTTTAATTCTTTACAGATGTCATTATATGTATCATTCAATCGCCCCAGAGTATCGTCAACGGCTAAAAGTTCTGCTTTTATTCCAGCCAATCTTTCTGAGTCCGGAACTTTTGTGCGCACTCCTTCGACATGTTCGAACTCGTTATCTTCAATTTCGCAGGGTGGAACTGTTCCGTCATTTTCTGCGATCTCTTTCTTAGTAACAGCCCGATATCCTTTTCCTCGAAAAATATGGGGGAAACAATTTAACTGCTTTTTTACCCTATCTTCATCGTAAACACAGGCTTCACTCAGTTTTGGAGTTTCAACTAGAACATTATCCTTGGTTCTCTTTAAAAACGTGATTCCATTTGTGATAACATAATTCAAAAATCATCATCCTCCTACCTTATTATAATAGGGGCATACAAATTAATGTTCCTTTAACACTACTGACTGTCCTTTTTCAAGTACCCAACAATTCTTGCCCGCATAAGCGCAGTCTTCACAATGACCAGAACATTCATACGCATCTGTAGGAGCTTCACATATACCATTTTTAAATGAAATGTATGCGACTGGAAAATTATAGGGATTATTCATATTATAATTGGGCCAAGAAGAAAACAGAATATGTAAATTATTGGGAATTTTATTATCTGTAGCCAAATACTCGTTGATAAGATCATATTTTTTAGTGAATGCTAAAAACTGAGTGCGAGGCAACTTAATTGCAATTCGACACATCATTTCAAAATAGCGCCTGTCCACGATGTCGCCACTGACATGCCATCTAAAATAAAAAGACCCATAAGCGGCCGCAGTTGCTTGAACTTCAAAGCCGTCAGGGTCTGATAACCACAAATTCAAATTGTTGTCATAAGCGTTCCGCACAACACCTCTCCAGTCGAAATGACGGACATAACATGTTTTTGCGCATGGAACGCCTGGAGCACACGTTGCAATACGAGGCATCGAAATTGACTTGATACTCCCCATTTTGCTGTTTGCGTTCGACACTGACAGCTTTAACATATTCAATTTTCACACCCTCACTTTTAGAGGGCGCTCTCCTTTCTTATTATAATAGTGATATGTTTACGCAACCTTTAGAGCCATCTCGTTGATAGTCATGACTAACTCGTTAACCGCTTTCATATTGACATGCTCCGGCAGGTTCGAATTTTCACAAGATGATTTCATTCTTGCTTCATACACTGGAACAACATAAGCTCGCCATTCTGTATAATCGTATTCGCCAAATCTAAATTTTTGTAATATATCAATATCGTCACTGCGATATGTAACAATCTCGCCCTTTTCAAACAGATCAAATGCCATTAAATACAACCGATTTGCATTCATGACCAACTTATTGAGCTTTTTCTGAGCTTTTTCAATTTCGTCTTCTCCATAGCGGCCATTCATCATATCAATATATAGCCGACTGGATTTACGAAGCAGATCGTTTACAAACCCGCCAAATGGCTTAATAGCATCCTTAGACAGAAACAGCATCTTGTTCGCCATAAGAAGCTCAGTTGTCGGACTGTAGCTGATAACAAGATCGTCACTATTCCCAAACATTTCCAATACATTTGGATTTCCATTCGATAGCAGCTTTGCAATCTTGTTGAAGCTAAATACCGTTGTATCCGTCACCGTATCCACATGATGCTCAAACTCGCCCAACCCAAGCAAATCTTCCTTGGAATTCAATGCCACACCACGGATATCCACATCTGACCCTTCTACATTCGTTCCATAAGCATGGCTTCCGCCAATGGTCAGAAACATCAAATGCTTGCCTAGGTGTGGATTAGTACGTAAAAAATCATACGGTTTGCTATCAATGATACGTTGTAATTCTTCTAGTGTCATTTTTATCACCTCTTTACACTAGAAATTATCAACATCACTGCAATAAAATAAAATGCCCATAACGGAAGGATAAACCACGCCCACTCAAGACAAAAATCAACAAATCGAGATAATAATCTCAAAATATAGTTCATCATAGTCCAGTTTGCCTCGTATAAAACTCGATTGGCTCACCAGTTTTGCTGTTGACACCCTGACCAATTACGCTTGCACTATAAGCTGGATAGATTTCATTGCTTCCATCCACCTGCTCGATCCTGATACAAACCGTACCTTTGAAATCACTGATCAATGTGGTAGACCAATCATTTTTAATATGATAGTCGTACTTCGGATTGAATTTAAGAACCGACGCCAGGTCTGCCACACAAACCATGCCGCTGTCCGCGCAAAACTTGCCAATTGGTTTCGAGTGTCCGTCTTCATCCCAGGTAAGCCGGTCGTAAGTCGTGCAGTCCCAGTCACCATAATAGGTTTCAGACTCAATGCCGACAATACCATAATTGGTCATATGTTCACAATCAAAATTGCGGCGCTCTTCGTTCGTCATATTCACAGACAGATAACATGGATCTGTAATGACAATATCGCCGTTGAAGTCCATAACTTTATCTTCGGCCTCTTCAACTGATACAGTACCATATTCCAGATACTCATAATATTGCCCCAAATTTTTATGAAAATGAGCGTAATACTTTGACGCATCTGGGATAAACTCCTCGTGATCTTTAAAATAGAAATCGAGGAAGTCTTCGTCCGTATAGATAAAGAGCATATGGATATCTACTGTTTTTACAGGAGCGCCCTTTTTGACAGATGTTTCGATATTAGCAATCTCTGGCCAGAGGTTATACTTTTTCAGGCGTACATCCCGATACTCTTCAGGGATTGCATACCATTCATCGAGAAGTCGCTGTGGATAATTTTCAAACTTCTCAGCCAGCCGTTTCTTTTCCTGTTCCACCCATTCGTGTGTCATATTTATTCTCCAATCAGATTCAGATTCGTTGAATTCCAAATTTCTTGAGATGTATTTTCTCCATCATCCGACAGTTTATCGATCCAAGCATTGAGTACTTCACGGTATACTGTCATATTCGGGCAAAAATGACTGTTGGTGAATACCGGCATATCGTCATTACACAGAATTCTCATGATAGCAGCGCACACAGCGGCAGATCTCGATACGCCAGCAGCACAATTCACGCAGAACCAATCGGTCTTATCTGCTTCGTGGTTATCCAAGACAAAATTTACAATATTCCTAGCTTGAACATTCGTGATACATGTACCTTCCAGATCGGTGGTACAATCATCAAACTTCAGTGGTAAGAACGTAATGTTGCCTTCGCACTTCTGAAAATTGATATGATAACCATTCGCCTCAGTAATAGAAATAAACCGAATTCGTTCAAAATGCAATTCTTGAATAAATTTTTCTGCTTCGTCGGCGCTCATAACGGAAAACTTCCATTTGCCACGATACATGGTAATCATTTTATCCCTCCTCGACACCGAATAATTCTTCGCCAAATAAGAAAAACTCTCCGCCAGTCAGTTCGTCCTTCACGTCATTTAATTGATCAAAACTAAAATGAGACGGGTCAATATTGATATGTTTGAAACCGGCCTCTGGCATATCCAAGTCATCACCATAACTGGAAATATAATCGTCCAGACATTCATAATAGTTGTAGCAACTGTTGCAAATATCCTGTTCATCATAATCGATCGTCATCTCGCCACAAGCAAAATCAGACTGACCGTTCATTGCAAACTCGGAAATAGCAATCAACCCATCATTCGCGTTGACGCTTTCAATTCTGTATTTTTTGTCCGGATATATAGCTTCGAAATAGCGCCAATCGGATGAATCCAGTCCACCGCCGGTTTTCTCAATATGACTAAGCAATCTAAAAATCAATTCATCTTTCGTGAGACAACGCTTCCAATCGATCTTCTGCGTGAGCTCTTTTGCAATCTCTAAAGACGGCCATGTATATGCACCCCAACGATAATGAATCGTAGCGATATCTTCGCCAAAAGCGTGAATCTTAACAACTAACGGTTGACTCATTATTTCAATTTCCCTTCTTGATATAATCTTTTTTTATATTCTCGAACTTTTCGAATCGTCTTTGCCCGTTCTTCTCGATCTTGCTTATAATTCATCCAATGATTTTTTATGTACTCGTCGTTTTTTGCTTTTGATTCTTCATTTACAATCAACAAAATAGTTTTATGAGATACATTATACTCTCGTGCAAGTTTTCGAAGTGAATATGTACCAGTTTGATATTTACGAAGAATTTCTATCTTTTTTTCAGAAGTTAATTTTACACGCCGATCTTGTTGCTCAGACAAGCGAATATTCTGCCACTTACTCGCCATCTTCCTCAACCACCGGTCCAAAGTATTCGCCAAGCACTTCATCCCAAATTTCGTTTTCAGGGACATTGCAATCAAACTCATCCATAAAACGACTGGCGAGATAGTCAATATCTTCAATTGCATCATCGTAAGATACGCCGTATTCCTTTTCAAACGCGTTCTTATCGCCGTCAAGCCATTCTAGGCGCTCATCAATAAATCGCTTTGCATCCATTTCACGATAGTGTGTTTCCTGATACCGATACGCCGCTTCAATTTGATCTTCATTCATGACATAAGATGCTCCAGTAACACTGCTTACGACTACAATATCTTTATCCATGATTACTCCTCTACTGCCTTAATAGACATTAATTCATCTTCATAGTCGTTTATTTTGTTTTTCATCATATATAATTTTAGCAATTTTTTAGCTTCTTCTTTTGAGCTTGCTTCAACAATTGCCTCATAACATCTAATCGCCGAAACGTAAACCGTATATTTATATTTCATTAAAAATATTCCTTCAGTGTTTCCTCCAGATATTCAAATCCGTTATAATCTTCAATGATTTCATAATGCCCTGGTTCTACCCACCCGCCACAGCACAAACACAAAATTCGATCGTCATTAAAAATAATGCCAAAGTGAGTATCGTCCGGTTCATCGAGATCCTTAAATTTAATCAGGCTCCTTGCTTCCATCTTTACACCGTCCAACAATATTTTTATCCTTCTTTATCTATATTCTTACAGCTTCCAACGATTTTGCCAATCATTTCCATGTATTCTTCAAATACCCTACATTTGACTTCGACACCATAGCAAGAAGCATAAATAACTGGGGCATCATTACTTCCTACATAATTACATTCATGCCACCAATCATAAAAGAGTGCGTCTGCATCTCCGGAAATAAGCCTATTCTTGCCATAAGCATCTTTATAAATAACAATGCAGTCACCCAATATTTCATTAAAAATTGCCATATTTATTTTCCCTTGTTTTATACTCCAGCAATATGACTTGCCATCATGTCCGCTGTGTGTGTCCATAACACATTCTGATACTGACTAATGGCTCGATTATAATACTTCCATTCGTTCGTATCTGTCTCATAAGCCCCCATATGCCATCGAATACATGCAACCTCTTCCTCTGTCAGGGTGATAACACTCGCCAGCATACAGATAGATTTTTCGCCATGATGACTGAAAATAGAATCATTCAGATACTCATATGTTCCTTTATCCGGAATAAAAAGATACTGATCTGTTTTGCAAACATCATGCAATAACCCGATTAGATACGGAGAGCGTGGATTCCCCCATTTCAGTCCTAACTTATCTGTCAGCGAAACAAGGGCCTTAACAACAGCAATGCTATGCTCGGCCAAACCACATGGATGAGAACCATGATATTTTGCAGATGCAGGAGCCACCCAAAAATTATGATGATTTAGCCATTGAGTGAGTTTCATATAATCATCCCATGTTAAATACTTTTTCAAATCTTCATAAATCTCATTTTTGAGTTCAACTTGCTTCTTTTCAATTTCTTCGTTCATTTTTATTTTCCTTTGCCTTTTAAAATATATTTACGTACCCAACTTTCAAAACTCTCTACTACTTCATCGTCAAGCTCGTATTGATAATAAAAATCAACTTCACCATGAACATCAATACGATACATAGCCATAACAAACCCGTATTCTTCATTTGAAGCGCCAACATATCCGATTGTGAAATATCCTTTATGTTGCTCGCATTGATCAAGTTTCCACATATGAACCTCTTAATCCTGACAAATATCTCCATCCTCAAATCGAACCAAGGCTACATAATTTTCATCATTCTTTTTATATCCAACAGTTTGAATATTATTAAATGTAGAATTATATTCTGTTATTGATACTAAATTATTCCAGTTTACATTCACACCATCTTCAGAAAAGAAGATACCGATGCCAGGATAATCTTCTATTTCGCCAGTTGGACGGCACACAAGGTATCCACCGGGGATCTTGATTTTTATATCTATTTCATTAATAGGGATCATATTATCATCTCCAACAAAAGCATTATTCCATTACTCAACATCTTCGAACTCACAATTTTCTTCATCTAGCTCATCACTGTCGGTAATATATTCAAGAGTTCCAAGGGGAATTTTAGTGATATGTTCTTTCGCATATTTAATAGCTTCATCAATATTCATACTATCAGGAACATCAATAAAACTATTATAAACGGCCATACAATTTACAGTTACAGCCAATCTTTTCATACTCATCTGCTCCTTTATTATGTTTTATTGTTTTGTATTGGCAGCGGTTATGCCTGCCCCAGTACCGCCAATCACCTGGCATACAATTTTCACTTTAGCATCTCTTCGATCTTGTCAACCAATGTCCAATACTCCATGCCATAGAGACACGCTTCGTTACCGCCCTCATGTCGTTCAGCTTGCTCGTTAGAATCTTCGCATGGAACTTCAATCCCCTTCTGATATAGAAGGTCATCAAAGAGATCGGCAATTCGTGCAGCAAGTTCTCTTTTCTTGTCCATCTGATTCACTCATTTTACTCCTCAAAGCCAATATCAAAAGAAGTAGTTCCGTCTTCGTTTTCCCGATAATTCATTTCAGCGAGAAAGTCCATACACTCCTTTAACTTCTTTTGCGTGTTCTCTACATCCGGATGGCTTAGAAGATACTGGAGTCGTTTTGCTTCATCAGCACTCAAAATAATATCTTCATTAACGTAGTGCATTTTATTCCTCGTTTACAATTTCGATCTGACACATCTTCATGGCGGCCAGTGCATTCTTGTGAGACTCAGGAGTAACGCCGGCACAGCAGCTTGCATCCACAATGATAGGAACTTCAGGCTTTGCCGTCTTCAAAATCAACGCATTTGTAATCACGCAAATATCTGTACAAAGTCCAATCAAAGTGATGGAATTAACATTCCCAGGAAACAAGGTCTGATAGATTTTTTGATTATCGTCTAACGTTGCATCAATGAACAACTCATAGCTACCAAACGTTTTCTTATGATAGATCTGCTCGTAATCTGTGACAAAACCATCTCCGATTTCGTTTATCAACTTCCATCCGTCTGTTCCTTCAACGCAATGAATAATGGGAAGATGTTTTCCCTCCTGAGTATTAAGATAATCTTCATCATGAGTGTCCATCGTGTAGAATACCGGACCATTCCAGTTCTTAATCTTCTCCACGACCTTTGGCACAATGGCCTGAGCTTCAGGAGTACCCAGCGAACCGGTGACGAAATCGTTCTGCATATCGACAACGATTAGGACATCAACTTTTTCTTTTTCCATTTAATTCACTCCAATCATAAAAAATACAATCGTAAATCCAATTTGAAGAATGTGAAGAATTTGATCGGTGAACAAACTGATTTCTAATTCGTTTGCTTTTTCATTGTCTATTTTGGCGTGAATCTCTGTATTTACAACAAGCAATCCAGTCCACCATATCAAACCATGGTATAAACCTGTTTCTTTCCATACCCACACAGAATACACAAGTAGCGGAAGCATCGTGGTGAACGACCATTGAAAAGCATGTTCGTATAGAGCAATCCTCCAATCGTGTTTGTACAGATCCTGTGGATAATTTTCTTTCCACCATTTCTTCTGTTTGAATTGCGCCAGAATCCCTTGTGTATGATAATCGTCATAAATATGAAGCCATATCATACTTAAAAACAGTACGATCCAAATCATTAGCCCCACCAATTAAACAAGGATGGGTCATACGTAGGCATCGGCAAATCCTTAAACAAATTCGCCTCATGCATCCGATCGATCTTAGCTGCAGTTGCGGTATCGCCACCAAACTCGCCAGTGCGGATATATTTGTCAAGGAATTCATAAGTAAACCCGAAATTATCTTCGTCGGTTTTGCCAGTCAGTCCATCTGCCGGCGCTTTCTCGATAAACTTTTCAGGAAGACCCAACTCACGACCAACAGCTTTTACCTCAGTAACAGTCAGCTTACTAAGAGGACTGAACTGGCCAAATCCATCCCCTCCCACAGTTTGCCAGCCAACGAAATTTTCTGAAGCGTTACAAGTGTTAGCCACTCGCCCATTCATACTCTGAGACACCATGAACAGAGTCGCCATGCGAATTCGTGCTGGCAGATTCACACGAGCCTGCTTGGAATCGCACAGACCAGCTGCCCGTCCATTAGCTAGTAGCGCGTTCACAGTCTCAGCGATATTGATTTCGAACGACTTGATACCCAGATGCTTGACCAGTTCCCGCGCCATATCGATATCGCTCTGAACACCCTGGGGCATCAAAACACCGATCACGCGGCCATTACCAAGCGCTTCACAGCACAGAGCTGCCACGATGCTGGAATCCTTGCCACCAGAGATACCAATCACCGCGTTACAGTCAGGACCATTCTTGCGGAAATAGTCCCGAATCCACTCGACGATTTCATCCTTGGTTTTTGCTGCGTCAAACTCATACTTGCGCATATTATTTACCCTCCAGTTTCCACAGTTCTACATCGACACCTTGAAATGTAGTATCAATGATTTTCTTGACTGTCTCCCAATCAGCTCCACCACGAACGCAACCGATTCCATATGGCATAGCCACTTTAGTTCCAGTCATCTTAGCGAATTTGGCAACTTCTTGAAATGCCTCCATCAGTGCGCCAACAGACGTGTACTGCTTTCCGTCATATCCATAACTATTCTGACCAAAACAATTGATGATCCATCGTGAACCTTTTTCATCGACTGGCACCATCTGAGCGACACCAAGCATTCGTCCAGGATAGTTTTTGTTGGTTTCGCAGTAAGTGTGATATTCCTCGTACACATTCGGAAACCGTTCGCGAACTTCTTTAGCAACGCCTGACCCCATTACACCCTGACAATTCACCTGATGGCAAATAATGTCGGCATCGGAATCAAATACATTGCCCTCTTTGATAATTACGGCCATGAACTCACCTCTTATCTAAATTTTTAATTGCAAAATACTGTGCTGCTCTCGGACTATTTAGATTGAATTTTTCAAAAGTAGGATTCACAACTATAACATTGCCATACCCATATTTCCTGAAAAATCCATTTTGAATAAGCTTTCTAGCTTCATTTCGATACTCACACGCAACCGCTTTACCATCAACAATGAAGTATAACGGCTCTGGTTCGCCCATCCACGTTCTTGAACCACTCATTAGAACTTTCCTTTCCACAGCCGGTCGCGGACTTCCTTCAAACTGTATTCCTTGACCATCGCGCCATTACGGAATACGGTCTGCAGAAGATTGCCATCAGAATGAGCAAAATGATCCATAAGGCCATCAGTGCAAACTAGCTTTCCAGAATCATCCTTGGTAACATAACACATACCCTTCAGACTCTTCTTGAAGTGGTCGGTATCGGTATTGGGGTCTTTGAAGATCTGAATCTCCTTGCCATTGACCACGCCATAAGTTGCCTTGACTGCCATGCCAAAAGTATCGCGGGTGAACGGCTTCAACTGACCATTCTGCTCGATGCACTGCATGGAGAAAGAACCAACGCCGAGACTGACATTGTTACAAGCGAAACCATGTTCTTTGAGTTCGGCATAAATCTTTTCGCACCGCTGCACCGTAATAGAATCACCGTACAGAGCCTTCACATGAGGGTCTAGCACTTTATAGCCCTTGCTATTGACTGTGCCGCCGAAGATATCCCACAGATGATAGACGGTCTGCGTAACGATTTCGACCGGGTCGCCAGAGTCGCCACGGATCAGCAGCGTACCATTATGAGCCATGATTTCATCCTTGAGCTGCGGCAGGATATTATCGACCAGATTCCAATAGTCGTAGGAATCAGACACCATGCTGAAGCTCATATTGGGATACAGCTCAGTCAGCGCCCGGCGGATAAAAGTGATCTCGTCGCCATCGACAGCGAAGTTAGAACACATCACACTATGCTCGGTGCTAACAGCGCCAAACGCAACAGGCTCTTCTTCACAATTGCAGCGATACATTTCCTCCAGATACGGAATCGCAGGGACAGTAGCCGTATTCAGAAAACTCAGGCACCAACCGGCGCTTGACTTAACTGCCGACTGCATACACTCCTGACCACGGAAGCTGAAATCACCCAGGGCACGAGCATGAGGCACGCTATCCTCGACAGTTTCATCGTAATACTTGTCCACGATATCGCGATACAATGTGCCGACCGTTGCAGAAATCATCGGATGCCACAGCTCGGAACTTATAAGAGATTCGAGGAACTGCGGGACCCATGCGAAATCAGGATGCGTATTGCTCATCTCAAGGAACGGCACATGGATGGGACAACGAGTACCTTCTGGCAGCGCTTTGATCTCGACCGGCAGATAACCCAGATCATGTAGCGCTGCAATCTTGCTCAGATCGTAAGCATCCTTACCAATGGTTGCGTCCAGGACACGCTGATAATTTGAGACAACCCACTCCTTTGGGAAATCAAAAAACCAACGTTTAAAATAATTCTGCAGATAATTCTTGCAGAACGCCTGAATGCCGAACACGACGACTTCATCCACGCCATCCAACCGACTCATACGCGGAGTAAAATAACTGACCAGCTTGGTAGTGCCGGCCGGAAACTGCTTACTGTGAGTCGTCTTGTAGAAATCACATAATAGCATCGGGTTAATATTGATCATTCTAAATATCTCCTTTATTTTACTGGGTCGTCTGGTCTAAAAAATGCGGGGCGCTTCACATTCGGATGCGCTTCATCGACATACGCCTCATACACTGCATTAAATTCAAATCCAAAATTATCTTTGATAAGAGGTGTTTTAATATACAGTGTTGCATAATAATCTGACGAATCAAAAAAACGACCACCAACTTCAATGTCTTTGAACTTTCTCATTCATGTTCCTCAGATATCAAGTTTTGGAAGAAAAACATCTACGATTTTTGAAATTATAGACTCATTGCACTTCCAAGCATAAACATCGTCAGCACTAATGTAGTGTCCACTTTCTGTGCACCAACACTGTTTATTGTGGTCATAGTGACCTTTTGTAATATACTTTCCTGCCAAATTCACCTTGAACTTCACAATCTGGCTGTTCATAGCAGGAAGTGCTTTGTCTGTGTCAATCCAAAACATATTTAATCCTCGTCCCAACGATGCTCCAATACAGTAATTTTGTCGTGATGGCCGGTGAAGATACTGTCCGTAGTGTAAACCCTGTGAATCAGTTCCGGATCGTCAAACAGATGGCCACGTTCTTTATCCAAGATACTGTTCTCGCAGTGGCTGACGTACATATCGATATCACCAGCACACAGCATCTTCAACTTTTCAGCCGAATGGAACATGGTGCCGCCGTAAGAGCAAATGTCATCAATCATCAGAACTTTGCCGCCCTTGGGAGGATAACCGGTAACATCCAAACCGAGAATCTTTCCGGTCTTCCACTCACGCTTCTTGTCTCCGTGAATGATATAAGCCTTACAACCCACACGATCGAGTGCCCAGTGAACAGTTTCCTCGTATCGTTTCATTGCCCCTGCATCTGGGAAGTAGATCACATCCGGCTTGCTCTCCTCGATTACCTGACAAATCTCACGAATCGGAGTGTGTACTTCACACCGATCGATCAGAGCGGGAGCCACGTCGCTATGAGGATCAAATACAACAACGCGGCTGAATTCACATCGATTGATCTCCTCTGCGAACCACTTGAGAGTGAACACATCTTCGTCGTAATAGGCACGATCCATACGAGCGTTCGGGATATATGGCATAAACAGCTCGGCCTCTGCCCCGTTGTCCTTTACATCCTTTGCAATCATAATGACCGTAGGAAGTTCAGCCATGGATTCAAACGTCCAGACGATGCTAATCGCATTGAGATAGTTGATAGTCAGATCCTTCTTGATCAGCGGGGTGCCATCAGGAAAAGAACTGATTTCATAATGATTTGCTTTAACCATATCGAACCTCCTTAAACTGCGTAATGCAGGCTACGCCCACTACGACGTTCAAACATAATATACTTAACCGTTTCCTTTTCAAATGCAGCATAGTCTGCTTTTTCCCACTCATAATCTCGGTCATAAGGATTTTCGACTCTGAGATTCTCACCAGAAATCTTACACTTACCAGTCTGCTGATCGAATTCAATATTATCCGTATTGAACCGAATCAAGTAGCTGTCCTTGCCCACAATCGGGGTGAAGTAATCAGAGTAATCATGACCGCCATTAAACAAATCATAACTACCATGGCTAATAGACTTTTTACCGCTTTCAGTTACTGCAGTGACGGTATAGGCCATGTCATCCAGATTGATGATATTCAGATCCATGATGGCATCCTTAAATGGGGTACCGAGATTCAGCTCGAAAGCGATGGACCGCAGACAATCGTAATTCAGAGTGACGCGAGAAGAGAACTGAATAACAGATTCAATTTCGCCATAATACTTTGGATCAAGCTTGTCCTGCAGATAAGTACGAATCTCTTCAGCCTGCGGATAATCGAAGCGAAAATGATAATGGAAACGACCCGGACGGTTTACCAGATAATCATTCAGGCTTCGCAGTTCATTGCACGTGACCACAAACAATTTCTTGCCTGCGGTAGTGCCGTCGAATAGACTCAGCATAGTATCCTGTGGCGTATTGTCATCTGTTTTGCGGAATGTTTTATCAAACTCGTCAAACAGAACCATAACTTCCTGCGTGATTGATTCAATAAAACTTGCAATACCGGGGACGTATTCACTTACCAAAATGACAGGATAGCCCTCATTAATAGCGGCCTTAGCAATCATTTTAGCAGTCATAGACTTACCGATACCCTTATCGCCGCTGAGAATCACACCAAGATTTCGAGTAAACACTTTAAACGTACTCATTACCTTGGCTGCTTTTTCACTGGCGACACCATACACCTTTTCATCAACAACCATATCAGGACGACGAACCAGATAAAAACCGGTCATTTTGGAGAAACAGATGTCATATGTGCCTGCGGGAATTTGGTCATAAGCCTGCATGTCATCGCCGTACAGATGTAAACGGCCAGAACTTTCAACAATTTTCATATTGGCACTCCTTAGTTCAGCTCTTCCAGCTTCTTCATTAGGTCGTCGATACCCATATCTTCCAACTCTTTATCCTTCTTCTTAGCCACGATCTTCATAATTTTATCGCGCTGTGCCTTCTTCTCGGCTGCGCTCGCACGAGCCTCGGACTCGGCCAGCTTGACGGACACGATATACTTGACCAGCTCGATCTTGTTTGCCAGTTCAGTATCCTCGGCGCTCTTAGCCGCCAGCAAAGAGTCTTCGTCGGCGGTTTTCTTCTGGCGGTTCAAAGCTTTAAAAATTGCATCCAGAGCTTCAACGTTCAGATCCCACAGATCTTCAACAGTCATAACGCCCTTATAGGTGAAGCGATAGCGGTTACGAGTTGCGATCTCAAATAAATTCTTCTCCATCATAATTCTCCTTTTACAATAACGAGTGACAAGTTAGCTGCTTAGAATTCTCAAACATATCATCAGTCCACAGCCAATTCATAGTATCTTCTTTGAGTTGATATCGATCTCTTCTATATCCACCAATTGTCACAATTTCCCCGCAGAATTTTTTCATACTTGGAACAAATCCAGCTTCAATATCAGGGCGTGGTCCAGATCGCATGCTATATAGTTCAAATTCTAAATTCTGTTTTACACGTACCCTATCCCCAGGTTTGTAGCGATATTCCATTATGATTCCCCATTCGTCATGTTCCTTCCACAATGAGGGCAGAACCGAGATAAATGTTCATAATAATGTTGTGCTAAAATGTTATAGCGACAATCAGCGTCGTATCCACATTTTTCACAAAAATGCCATCCGTTTTCATCTTCCATCCATGTGGAAGTATTGTTTTCGTTCATAAAATCTCCTTATAATAATGATTGGCAAGAGAATGGTTTTGCTAAATCTAAAAACATCTCATCGGTCCAGGAATAAGGATATTCTTCAAGTCGATATCCCTTTCCATCTTTATCGATATCTTTGATAGTGAAAATCTTCCCTGCTTGTTCTACCATACGATCAACCACGTAATAATAAATTATTCCTTTTTTAGGCCCGGATGCCATGCGATAAGTTTTTAAAACATCCAAGTCTGGTCTGACTATGACTTTGTCTCCTTTATGGTATCGGCAATCCATCATTACCACCTTCTATTACAATAGACTTTTGCAGGAAAGTGAACGCTCCCGTCCCGTAAACATCTCATCAGTCCACAAAACATTATTTGGAGTTTCTTCTATGATATATCGACGGAAAACGTATCCAGCGATCGTCACAATTTTTCCTTTAAAAGGCTCTCTTGCTTTAAAAGTTCTTTTTACAATAACTCCACAGTCTTGAGATTGCATTCTATAATCGTGTCCTTCTTCGAAACAATCAATCACTCGAACACGATCGCCCGGTTTATATTGATACCCCATGATCTCTCCCTTACAGCAGTGACCTACACGTAAAAGGATTAGCCAGACCGACAAACATATCATCAGACCAAATGGTGTCTTTACTTGACTCTTCGATCGTGTATCCGTCCAGTCTATACCCGGAAATCGTTACAACTTTCCCAGCAAGACGTTTTCTTGTCGGCAACGACACTCCGATTGTCAGAATGCTTTTACCAGAAGACATATAATGGGTTTCCCCTGGTTCAAATTTATCTATCACGCGAACTCTATCCCCAGGTTTATATTTGTAATCCAATCAAATCACCACCTTCAGAACTCGCTCAGTTGTTCCCTGCACCTTAACAATAAAGAAATCATGTTTCGTCTCAGAGAAGCCAACACCAGACAGCTGGTCATCCACGGACTGAACTGCCATCTGAGAACCAAGTGCCTCAAACACACGCTTATGCTGTAGCAGTTCCGCCTTCAGGAATTCGTTGTAAAATCCGTTCGGCTTTTCGGGATTAACGCAATCTTTGAGCATGAAGAAGTAGTGACGGTTGCCATTGCCGGTCTGCTCATCCCAGTAGTTCGGAGAATACATCGCCACAGACACAGGTACGAACTGATTAGAATTCACACCCCAGATCTCGCGGGTGCTGGTAGAACTGGGCAGCAGCTCCTTGATAGAGAACTTACTATCCTTCAGTGTGACTTTTGCCACGGCGACATTCTGCCCCTGATGCAGCGGCTTATTGTAATTGAAAGAGTAGATGTTGCCATCGAACTCGATCTCCGCGCGGAAACCGGTTTTGCCGCCGCGACCAGCGAAGCATCTCACATAGAAGTTGTACTCGCCTTCCTTCATCTTTTTGATATCAGGCCAAGTGATGTTCTCAACAGCCGCCTTGTCGCGATTAGGATGAATGATATCTACGTCCAGATTTCCACCGGTACGCCAATCTCGTTTGTCACCAAAATAGATTTCAAAGTCGTTTGGCTCAACACAGTGGGCATCGAGGTCATTTTCATCCCACTCGCACGACATATCATTCCACTGAATAGAGAAACGCAGAACGCCATCGATTTTTCCGCCAGCATTTTTGACGTTCTCCCGAATCTGGCTATCAGTCACGTTGCCCGTATATGCCCAACTAAAACCGTTCGGCCACTTGAACATAGATGGCGCAGCCTTATCCTGCGGCGCAATCAGAGACATCATATTCTTCTCGAAACGATTCTCCATAAACAGTTCCAGCCCAGTCGCAGTCGGCAGCACGTCCTTGATGAACTTGTCGATGCCGATTTCCTCTGCACGACCAAACTTCTTAGGATCAATCGCAACAGTCTTAGCCATTGCTTCAAACGGATTCATAGCGCCAAGCACACGAGGAGCAGCATCACGGTTACAGAACAGGATATTATTGGCGGTGATATCGTCCAAAGTAGCAAATCGGCGACCCAAACTGTTCATATAACCCAGCTCGGTGACGGTTTTTTGTGCGTCCTCCAGCATCTTCTTGGTGAAAATCGCCTTGGGACGCTTATAGTTAGCTGGTGCAACCACCTTTTCAAAAGCAGTCACAGCAGAATCCACATCCATACCTTCACTCAGATTAATAAGCAGAGTACCGATTGCAGTGTTACGAATACGAAGCTGCGCCGCCGTAGCATATGTAGGGGCAAGCCATACAAAGGCAAGCTTTTCATTAACAGACAGCTTGTCATAATCAATCTTATCGTGCTTAAACTCCTTTACAGACCGCTCAAACTCTTTGCCACGATACAGGCTATTCTGAGCAATCAGCTCCAGCACAGTATCAACAGCCTCCATGGTTAGCTCTTCCAGAGAACGCTTAAACACATTTGCGGAGTCACGCCACTGAGCCATCTTAGTAGCCACGTCATCGGGACGCACAATAAAACGCTGCGGAATCTTGACTGCGAAATGATCCCAAGTACGCACGTCCTTGTGATTTTCATCGTACTCATAGTTCATCTCGGTACCGAACATATCCCCAGAACCAATCATATTGCGGCTGACAAAGTACGGATTCACAATGGCACGGCTCTTCACATAAGTAGCCAATGCATCAACAACCGGCTGATACTTGGCAGACTTTGCATCAAAATCCCAGATGGAAATCAAATTATAATTCTTGTCAAACGCCACCAGCTTGCCGATATTCTTCACAAAACGGCGGCAGCAGGAACAGTCATACTCACGACGCTTACGAAACAGCTCATTCATACCGGCCGGGAAGCTGTCAAGATACAGATTGTACAGTTCATCCTCATTAGCGTCGGTGATAAACAGTGGATTCTCACCCTTCACCATCTCATTGAAGTGGTCCTGCAGAAGTGCGCGAAATTCATTAAAATCAGACATTGTTGTTCTCCTTTGCTTTCATATAATTTTTGAGAAAAATACTCAAAAGTTCATCAGTAATTTCAAATCCTTTCCAGATTCGAGAACTTTTATCCGATCCAACCTGAGCATAAAGATTATTGCAATCAACCTCAATTGTAGAATCCGGGTATTTTTCAATCTCGTTATACTCATCAATTGCACTATTATTTATATAAATTTCAGTCTTGTTTCTACTATCGAAAAGTCGAGGAAATTCACACGATCCTTCAGAATCATATTCAAAAACACACCAGATCCTGTTCATATAACCGCCTCATAATAATGACTTGCATCTAAGTTGATGAGTTGTTATTTCAAACATTTCATCGTCCCAGAGCCCATTACACTCTTTTATTTTATACGATCCAAAAAATGAAACATGGTCAATATGAACTAATTCCCCACGCATTGCCATCATCTCTTCACTAACATAATCGCTTTCCTGCTCAGCATATGGCCCAGATTTCATATAATAAGAATGACCCAAACTTAAATCTTTACGGATACGAACTGTATCTCCAGGCTTATATAGATAATCCATATTTTCACTCCTCACAAGAGAGATTTACATACAATTCGACCCTCCGGTTCAAACATTTCATCTGTCCAATGCCAACCGACTTCTTTCAATAAATATTGGCCATTATAAATTGCTTTAATATGAACAAATTTACCACAGAACTGCATCATCTCCTCATTGACGCAATTCGACTCATTTTTATAATCAGGTCCAGATCTCATACGGTATGTTTGCTCAACAGTTAAATCGTTTCGAACCCGAACTCTCTGTCCAACTTTATATTTGTAATCCATATTTCACCTCAAAGAAGCGACTTGCATGTAAGCGGCGTTACAGGTTCAAACATCTCATCAACGAAATAACTGCACCTGCCATCTTCAATGATCTTATACCTTCCATTTGCTTTATGAGAAATATGAACTATCTTTCCTGCCCAATTTTTTCTAATATCGTATGTAGCGTAAGCACCTGCATATCCTGGGCCAGACTGCATTTGATATACATGTCCACCTTCAAGATGCTGCTTTACTTTAACAACCTGTCCATTCCTGTATTTATATTTACTTTTCGACATTTTCTTTTACCTCCCAAAATTCACAAAAGACTCGTACAGTAAATAGATTTTGCAGGCACGAGCATTTCATTACGTACTTGTACCGCATCGCCGATTTTATATCTACATGCCATTCTCATTCTCCGTCAAACCAATCGGAAACCCGATCCGACATTCTGTCCATTTTTTCTTGTGCAGCTTTACAATATCTCATTGTGATTCTTTCATCGCTATGGTTCAATTTCATTTGGAGAAGTTGCAAAGTATTTCCTTCGTCTTGAGTCCCCTCTGCACTCTTTAGCGCTGCCATTGCATATGTTTTCCGCATTGTATGTGTAGACAGTTCAATATCAAGGCCGCACATTTTACCGGCATTTTTCAGAATACCATATATCGATCGAACATTAAGTGAACCGCCCTTCTGACTCTGGAATAAAAACACATCTCGTGATACTTCAAAACGCTGCTCGTCGTAATATTCTTTCAAAACTTCGGCAGCCATTTTAGGAATTTTACAGATATTTCGCTTTCCTGTTTTCTGCTCAAAAACATCAAGATGGCTCTTTACTTTACCATTTGGTGTGTAAACATCTTCTGTTTTAAGTTTTACAAGATCACTGCAGCGAAGACCGATAGAACAACCAAGAATGAACAGTGTTTTGTTCCTAATTCTATATTCGATCTTACCGTTTTCACTAAGATAATCTACTACTTTTTTGAACTCCTCTTTAGATTGAATCGGACTAGCCGGAGTCGGCTTCTTTCGCCCATCGCAAGTGTAAAGACTTGTTGTTTTCGTCTTCTTTTGTTTTTTCCGAGCAGCTGTTACAGCATCACGAATCATCTGCTGCAATTCATCTTCAGATAACGTAATATGAGCTTCGTCAGAAGAATTAGGAAATATAATCAGTTTATCTTTTTCTTTTACCGCTGCTTCTGCCATATTGTGGCCTCCTTATATGTGTTACACTCACAGCAAACTTCGACACGAAAACGGTGCAGCACCTTCAAGCATTCCATCGGACCAAATATAACGGCCATCGTCCACATCAAGAACATAAAAGCCATCTCTGTAACTTATGATCTTTGCGAATTGCTTTTCATAATCCGGCATATCAAAACCAGTTCCACAATAATTTCCAGCTTTCGGTCCAGATACCATCGGAAGATCTTTTACCGGAGATTTTATTTTAACTTTTTGCCCAATTTTATATTTGTAATTCATACTATACCTTTCTTACACACTCTCTTCTAATCGATCGGAGACCAGAGCGGAGTTCAAAACGGGAGGATTTAATTTGATTGGCGCAGCAGATGAATTAAATCCAAGCGGTTTGAATCCGCGTGTCCGCCGAAGGATCAAGGACTTCTCCAGCTTCGCTGGGGAGTCCCAGTGATCCGTAGGTCGGACCGGGCTTGAGGATCGATGCGAGATCCCCGACGCGCTCCTCCCGGAGGGCAAGCGAGGGGATCGGTTTACTCAACCGTTGTCTCAACAGTTGGAATCTCCAGCTGCCTAAATTTCATTTAGTATTCAAGAGAGATTAAATAGTTTTACTTTTCAACAATAGAATCCGAATCATCTATTTCTTCTGACTCTTCATCGAGAGCATCATCCAGTTCCAATAAATACTGATTCAAGGTGTCTCGGCCAGCCTCAAGCATTGCTCGATGGATTTCAGGTTCTGCATCCTTTAAAATATCCCCACAAAGTGCAAGATCCTCAGCTTCAAACCCCGTAGATTCCATATCCTTGATGGCATCCGCGACATCTGAAGGAGCCCAAAATACCATAGCACGATGTTCGTCTTCATCGAGGACTTCAACATCGTCATTTACCACTGCTCTCACATAATCAGCGACATTTTCAAGCAGCTCAGGTGGCACAGAACCGTCACGACACATAATTTCAATCATAAATCCTCCTTTGTTATGCGGCATCTTTTGGACGAAGATCGTCTTTAATCATAGCCATCACATCAACATGGTATTTGTTGTTGGCTTTTGAAATCAACGCTTTGATTTTGTCTTTTTCTACCATTTTATAATAGCTGATAAGACCATTAAGCTCCTGAACGTCTTCAATTGTCCAAGGAGCATTTTCCTTTTTACAGCGGATATAGTTGGACATCATAATCTTGAATGTCTTGATGTTACGCCATCCAACCGTGATTTCATTGTTCTGATTCCACATCAAGCCGAGCACCCAGTTTTTACTCGAATGACGATTGCCGTAATGAGTTTTTTCTTCATTCAGAGTAAACGGAGCATGGATATACGCCAGAATATTTTTGATTACATCCTGCATCTCCATATAGTCAAAACTCAAATAACAACTAATCGTGATATCATCCGCATATCTTGTATAAGTAAAATCACGAGTAATGCCATCTTTCATTTTGAAACCATGACGAATTTTTCGACTCAGCAAATGATCAAATGGAATCATCATGACATTCGTAAGCCAAGGACTCAAGGGGCTTCCCTGCGGTAATCCATTGCGAAGAAAAGCTATTTTTAATGCATCGCTCAACGCTTCATGGCCGCCGAATGGATCTTGCATGATAAGAGCAAACGGATAAATCACACTCAACATTCCCATAACAAACTCTGGATTAGAACTCGGAAAGAATCCGTGAAAGTCAAATTTTACGGACCAATTATTTTCATAAATAACCTGCTCTTTTTCTCCTGTTGTCGGGTTCGTTTTAGTCCGCACATGCCCTTCCTGATGTTTTTTCACAGCAGTCAAAGTAGACCGATGCGGAACATAAGCATGTGCCGCAGTATGATAGTCTGCAAGCATAAAGCTTTTTAACAACGTTTGCAGTTCGTTCAATGCGTCACTAAGGATTTTGTCTGGAGCATCAATTGGCCGCATGCCACCTGTTTTTTTGGGAATTTCATAGTGAGTATAGTGAACAGACATATCCGGTTCAGATTCGAGTTGTTCGTATTTCTTATTAAACGCTTCGAGTTCTCGAATCATTCGGTTAATATCTGTCATTGCTCTCAAACGTGGGGTAAGTTCGTCTCTGCAAACAGTCACAGTCGAAGTAACATCTTCTCGATATTTCAATTTCTCAGACTCGATAATGCCTGCAAGAATCTCATCGATTGTGATCTGTCTCGTTTTAGGAGCTGCTTTGTATGTAATATACATATTATCTTCCTCTTATCGTGATCTAAATAGGTCTCAGCTCATTCCAAGTCTGATCGTGTTACAGATCTTCACTCGGCTGTTGAGCGATGTATCGTATAATTTTGTCCTGCGCAGTGCCAATGACATCGGTTACGCAGCAGACCTGCCAAGCTACAGGATTGCCTCCATGGCCATTAACGACTCACGGGAGGACTCCCGTGTTCTACCTTTGCGAACCAATCGGATCTCCGGTTGGACTGTGGTTAACAGTAATTCATCACGATTTTATTTCAAATTTTAACTTGCAATAACACTATGCTGATAAGGATCAACAACAATCATCTTATTGACTTTATTCTTCCCCGTAGCAAATCCGATGAAGTTCGTAACGGCCTGACAGCAGATTTCACGAACCGTCGGAGCAAGTCCCTGAACAATACCACATGCAGAAACGGGCGTACTTGCCGTGGCTTCTTCGTGAGTGAAATCCATAGAGTTTTTGAGATTTTCTTTCATAGATTCATCCATCCAATCAGCCGCCCAACACTGAGCGTCATAAAGACCGGTCCGGATATCAAACACGCCCTTAATATTGGGATTGTATTTGTTCTTCTCCATAAAATCTTTTCGAATTTCGATGTTGTCAACAGCCAGGAAAACATACCCCTGAACCTGTTCACCATGCCAACCATTGGGTTTGATGATAATATCGTCCTTTGCGTCAGGATTAATCATGCAGATGAGATTTGCAACAGCTTCAACCTTCGGATGGCCAATATCCTGCTGGAAAAACATTTGATTCACGATATTCTTCGATTCAACGATGTCCATATCCCAAAGCGTAAAATTAGTGAGACCGTATCGAGCCAGCAGCTCAGCCACAGTCGAACCAACAGAACCACAGCCGATGATATGCACCTGGCCACGAATTTCTTTAGGATTGAAAATCATCTCAATCTTGCTCAGATTCATTTGTCTATCCTTTCTTTTTAATCCTGAAATGCATCAATGTCGTTATAATACGGCCAGCAGCTCGAATTACCGACCGCTTCCAATTCTTCAGGATGCTCTTCGTAATATTTGGCGAGATTGCTTTTTGTCGGCACTTTCGGAGCGGCACTACCAGTTACCGTCTTCTTCGATTCTTCCTTTTTTGTCCCGACCAACGGGGTTTTCGGGTACGTAACGGTGGAGCCGTATACCTTACTTGCACCCGCGCTTCCTGCAGAATATTCTCCATTGCTTCCAATTGCGCTTGCGCTGTAATTGGTATTTCCGGTCCAATTCCCTGTCGCGCCATATACAGGGGTTGTGGCAATTTTGTTCTTGACAATCTGGTCTGCGTTTTCGAGAAATCGAGAAGAATCAAAATCACCAACGGTGACATTCACATCCTCTCCTTCATAAATAACGTTTGCCTTCAGATCAATAACCCGAACATTATACTCACGCCGCTTATTCCAAATCATAAAGATTTCATAGCTGTCCATCGGCATAGTATCAATGAAACGCCACTGATCTTCCATATCTGTACCACTCGGGGTGACTCCCATATTAACATGAGAATGACCTTGAAAATGCAGATTGTTAAAATCCTCATCGGGTAACTTCGCGTACCACATAGAATACTCTCCCCAATCAGTATTCACGGTCGCTCCAGTAACAGTCTGGGGATAAAGCAGAATCTTAGTAATCTGAAAGTGAGTCTCATCGATTCGATTCACCGTGCCACACCACGCGACTTCAGACGAGAAGTGGTTAATCAGAGCGAACATCTGATGATATGCTTCGTAGGTGAAATTCACTGTGATTGCATTCTTCTGTTTTACTGCAGGAAATTCCGCGCTATATGTAAATTTGTCGCTGCGGATATAATTCATAGCCATCAGCTGCTCATAAAGCTTCTGCGCTGCGTTCTTTGCGTAATCCTGTGAAATCTTAATCGGCTTCATTTATATTCCTCCTTTCAAGCAGCCGCTGTTTCCTTTTCTTTCTTTAAGATTTCGAACACCTCTGCGACTGTATAAAGATTACCAGCATCGTCCTCAAGATATTTCTTGGTAGAAATGGTTCGTTCATTGAACAGATCATGCATCAATTCGGAAACCACCGTAGAATCACCCCAGTTCAGGTAAGAACTTGAGCAGATAATAGTAGTAAGAGTCCCAATGAAATCATGATTCTGAGACAACGATTCAAAGGTCGCTTCATAACCACCGTAGCAAGCATGACGATCAATGTGCGGCTGACGGATACGATTTTCCATCATTTCTGGATGATCTTCCATATCACACTGAGTGATAGCACGAACACGATCATCAGAATTCACGCGCCATTCACAATATGTGCGGATCTTAAAGCGATGTTCTTTCCAGATAGCGCAGAAGAATTCTTTCGTTTCCTCAAAAGAGTACGGACTCTTCTGATAAATGTAGTTTCGTGCATCCCGTTTGTTCTCGACACTGTGCCGAAAAGCACCTTCGTCACAATCATTCAAAAAACCGGTGTAACCAACATACAGGTTGTCATCGCTCTTTCGGAGAAAGCTCAGAACTTTATTCGCCTTCAGATAATTTACAATAGCTGCCTCGTCTTCGTCTGTACAGCAAGCACGATTACGAATTGCTTCAAGACGGATCTGCGCATCGTCCAGTTTGCTCCGATACTGGCGAATCTGATCGAAAGTATCCGTGATCCGACGTTCATAGCTGCGGATTTCTTCTTCTCCGCGACTAATAATCGAGTCATAGTTGGCACTGCAGAATCCCTTCAGGCTTGCAGTCAATTTCTTTCCATAGAAATCGCCAGCGTCATAGATCTTCTGCATGGCATCGCAGAACTTGGCATCCTCTTGATTGTACAAAAACTGGATAATGGCTTTTTCTTCTTCTGTAATCGGCACTTTCTTAAAGCACCAAGGAACCAGACGGGGAAAACAACTCGCCGCCATATGCATAGCCTGCATAATTTTTTGACGACCAACAAAGATGATGGTTCCCTTCTTTTTCTCATTCTGATAAACCGTTACATCACCGGCCTTATCAATGTACTGCGAAACATCATCAAGTTTCTTCCAGCCGAGCTTCTTATAATCCTCGTTATATTCTTCGCTCTTTTTCATGATTTCTGTAGCATTATCGGTATCGAGGATATTGACCAGAACGCCATAACGGAAAGTCTTAAAAGGACTGTCTTCATGAACAAACGTCTCTTTCGTCAGTTCGCTCTCCTCAGAGCTAAAATAACTCGTAATAACCTGCAACTGAATGCGGCCGCCGATCTCATTCATTGCCTTCAAACGTTCCTCGTTCAGGAACATTCTCATAACAGCCAGCAGCGTGTTGTCTTTCACTTCGGTATCGTTCTGAAAAAGGATATTCTGATAAGCATCGTCACACTCATTTGTGCCAAGCTTAACAATAATCGGGTTGAAAGCCATAATTTTTCCTCCTATATGTAATTTTTTATTTCAGGAGCCCAGATACTGGACATATATAAGGCAGACTTTAACCGGCCTGCCAGCGGCTGCAATGCTTAGAATATCGTTGTAACCAATAACGATTTATTTCTTATTTGCGATTCTTTTTGTTAATCGCTTAACGGGCGTTATCATGCTTCGCAACGACCGTGATATAGCATGCATCACCGACGCCCAGATCAGTCAGAGACATGTTCAGCTTGTCAGGGGTCAGGATTGTACCATCCAGAGTAGCCTGAGCAGCACTGAAATCAACGCCATTCTCAGTCAGGATCTCACGGGGAGTCTTAGTAGAAGCAGCAGGAACAGTGTTGCGGTTGCCATTGGTAACGAGAGTAACGAAAGTCATAATATGTACCTCTTTCTAATTTGAAAAATATTTTGAAACGCCAATCAGCGAATCATCTTAACGAATGCCGGACGTATTGCGCTGGAACATCCGGCGTGGAACCAATGTTTCGCTTAGCCCTTACTCGGCGTCAGCAGTATGCTCAGGCTCGACCTCGTCATCGATGTTGATAGCTGCATTCATAGCGGCCTCATCAGCAGCGATGCTCTCCATTGCAGCATCAATCTGAGCCTCGATCTTCTCGCAGTTGACAATGGTCAGACCCAGATAGTCGCGAACCCATGCCTTGATGGCATCAGGAGTCTTCAGGTCGGCGGGTACCGGACGGCTCAGAACTGCAACCTTCTCACCGGTAACAGAATCGTTTGCAAACACGACACCGTTCTTGGAGATATCGTCCTTAGAATCAACCATCATTGCGCATACGGGGACCTTGTCCTTACCTTCGCCCTTGTACAGAACCAGAGCATCAGGACGGAACTTGGTGACCTTCTTCAAAGTCTCAACATTGAACTTGGAAGCGACGAACAGGGAATTGAACTTAACAGTTGCCTTCATAGTGTTTTCTCCTTTTTAATAAGAAAATTTTTATGTAAACGAGCAATCACCCGTTTTACCTTGTTTGTAACAGCTCCTTCATATCATCCAGAGCTTCATCCCATGTGTCAGCAGACTGAATAAACTGGCCATTATCCGCTGACACGAGTTCATAATGGCCGTCAACGTACTTGATAAACATACTTTTCTCCTTATCAACTGTTATTATCTACCCTTTAAACGGGTAAAAAATCATAATAGCGACTTGCAACAAATCCGATCGGAATATAGCTCCCATAACCAATTAGGACACCATGTAATATGTGTTTTGCCACTTGAAAATGGATCGATCATATCAACAATAATCTGTCCCTTTTCGTCAACAGCCACAATTCTCCCTCGCTTATGATAGTTGGTATCAGTAGTCGGGCATTCGTTTCCAATTCTTACCACCTGTCCGATACGAAATTTATATTCCATATTTCCCCCTCATAGCAAAGACTTACATTCAAACGAAGAACAGCGGTCAAAATAGTCTGGTGATTTTCGCCATCGATACCCTTTCTTCAGCGGTGGATAACCGACAAGTGGCACTTCATCTTCTAAAAGTTCCACAGTGAGTGTTCCATTAGGTGCAATATCGACTACTTTACCAAGTTTTCTTTGTGCTTCATCGCACCACATATCATCAATATCAGTCGTTTTGACAAGATCCCCAATTTTGAATTTAGTCATCAGCTAATCCTCTCACAACAACGATTTACAAACAAATGGCTTTGTTTTTACCTTCACCCAATTATCAGCAGTGAGCCACCATTCATAACCAGCCTCTACGTCTTCTCCGCTGCCGATATCAGGCATTCCCTCAAGCATTTCTACAACGATATAGTTAACGTCTACTGCTTTCACGATTCCTTTCTTCCCGACATTCCCAGGGGCCCACATATGAGGAGCCGAAGCGACAATATCACCAACCTTAACCATTTTTCTCACCTTCGTCATCGATGTAAGCAAAAACCAAATTCAGAATGAACTTCTGAACAGATAAGTCGACATCAGCTGCTGCCTTACGAATACGAGCCCCATCTTCTTTAGATGGACGAAGCATAATGTTATCACGTTTACGATTATATTTAACCGACGCTTGAATCCTAGCTTTCGTGCATGTCATTAATATTATTCCTTTGCGTTATCTGTTGGCTGCAACTCTTTCACCTTATCTACTGCATAGTCAATTACATCAGTGACATATTCGGTTGCAGCAGTTACATTCTTCTCTGTGAACATATTGGCAGCGAGCATTTTATAGCAGGTATTAGAATCAGGAACCACACAGACTAAAACCGCAAGAATAAAAGTGGCGATTGCAATCTTGATACAAATTTTTACATCCCTATCCACGTTTTTGCTCTTGGAACCATAATCGTCTGCATCACACATAGTATACGCTAATACGATCGCCAGCCCAATCAAAAGTATAATTATAACAGAGATTAGTAACATTCTAACATTATCCGAGATGCTGATCCAATAGAACACCCAAGGGCTAATAATCGAATTCATAATACTTCGTCCTTTCTTTTTTATTGTTGATATTCGAACATGGTGCGGCTAGAGGGACTTGAACCCTCACCCGAAGACCAGATCCTAAATCTGGCGTGTCTGCCGATTCCACCATAGCCGCATATAAAATTAGGTACACCTGCACTCCCGATTCTCCAAGCAGGACAACTTCCATTTCGGACCACTACATCCGAAACATTAGGGCGCAACAAGGAAGTCGTGGCTATTTTATTGATCGTACTTTTACCACTATGTACCTATTGGTGCCGCAGAGCTGAGTCGAACAGCTACTGTGCTCACATCATCATCCTCTACCCTATCCTTGTCATGACTAAGAATTCGCTGTAAAGGAATCACCATGATTATTGCATTACCTCTTGCGGCATATAAAATGTTCAGGCCGGATCATCTTGCTGTTTAACCACTGTTTCGTATTCCCGCTATCGTTCATGAATTCTCATTTTCGACCGCTTCGTGGCACCTGAACTCCCCATTTTGTTAGAGACCTAATGGGCAAAGCTGTCTACCTACACCGGTTGTGAACGGACATACCCGGCTGGATTTAGACACTGGAGTCTCAAACCGTTTCGTGTCGTGGAGCAGTCAACGAGAATCGAACTCGCCCATCCTGCTTGGAAGGCAGGCGTACCACCACTATACGATGACTGCATATAATTCCCAGCTCAACTTTCATTGGCTGGGCTCGGCTTGACTTTGGCCTATTGCATTCGATACAACACGTTCGCAAGATTATATCAAAAGAGCCGAGAATAATAGACTTCCTCTGCAGAAAGGTAATAGGCAGAGGCTATGGAGCGACTGACCGGATTCGAACCGGCGACATTCGGCTTGGAAGGACGACGTTCTACCGCTGAACTACAATCGCATAAGAACCAGCCTAGCAACTGGAATCACTAAGCTGGGATACTCGGCTTACAAAGGCACGCTGTACTCTTCCGAGCGAGCCGAGAATAACATACATGGAAAATTTTCGTTAGCCCCTTTCGGGGTGGTATCCCGCACAGGCGCGGCCGGATCTGACCGCTAAAGACCCTACCCATACGAGATTGGTGCTACCGACCCGACTTGAACGGGCACGTCGTTACCGACAAGAGATTTTAAGTCTCCGGTGTCTGCCATTCCACCACGGTAGCATATAAAGAGCAGGATTACGTACCTGCTACGACTTGTTCAGTCACGGTGATTCATGTCTGGAACCCATGAACCACTTCATACACCTTTTGGAAAGGAGACAGTTTGGGCGACGCAACTCGCCCATGGTGTTTCGGATGGGACTTGAACCCACATGCTTGCGCAGAAGTTTTTGAGACTCCCCTGTCTGCCGATTCCAGCACCGAAACATATATGCTCGTCTTTCCGAGCCGCCACTGCTTGCGCAGATTACTCTTCATCCTTAAGCATCTTTTTCAGTGCTTCAATGCCAAGCGAACATGCTTCGTATTTGAGCAAATCCTTTTCATTGGAAATGTCATATCTCGCTCGAATATCAGACAGTTCATGGATTGCATGCCAAATTTGTACATTCGTATACAACTCTTTCATTACGCTATCTCCTTATTAAAGATATCGGTATACTTCGTAAATAGTTTACCGTTATGATAGTAGGTGTTGTAATCGCACTGAGTTACATACCACCAAGCCTTTTTATGCCCCGCCAGCAAAAAGTCGTGCAGATGATAGGTTTCTTTGTAGTGCTCGTCCACACGCTGCCGGAATGTGAGCTCGTCGATCTCGTTAGACGTCTCAACAAAGTCGGCGATCTTATTGATTTCCTCTTCATCCATCATGTCATCCACAACAAAGACAACACGAACGATTTCATTGCCTCGACGGCAAATCTTATCAAGATCATCCAGTCCGTGAACATGGTAGACAACACGGTCGAACTTATCAAACGGAAACAACATAACCTCGTGATTGTTTTCTGCATCAAAGTAACTGGTATGTAGTTCGGTCTTGCGCCAAGAGCGTTGGCACATCTCGAAAAAGCCAAGCCACCATGCCTGATGCTCCCACCAGTGAAAAAGCGGATCGCCTCCTCCAGAAACAGACACCCAGTTGCAATCGTTGCATTCGTTATGAAGAACTTGCCACAGCTGAGCGTAAGAAGAATACTCTTCTGTCGGTGTCATCTTGAGCTTGTTATTGCGAACGATACACTCATGGCAGCTGTAGTGGCACCCGAAGTTTGTGATGATACTGAGATATTTATCAGTCATTTCGATTTACTCCTTGTTAATGGTAAGCTGAATAGACCAATAATCTCTGTCGTTTCCAGTGTAAATCAAAGAGTCCAAAACTTCTGAGTGCCGATCGCACTCGTGATAGATTTCTGGACCATGGCTCTGAAGCCATCCAGACTCCAATCCGAACTTTTTAACGATTTTTCCTTCATCAATGACTGCGATGCCATCGGAAGCCTTATCTTTCGCTTCTTCAATCATCCATTCAACGATTTCTTTGATATTCAGATTTGCCATGATTCATACCTTCTTTCAAAATGTTACTAAAAATGGTGGGCCAGGAGGGATTTGAACCCCCGATCAAGCAGTTATGAGCTGCCGGCTTTAACCAGACTAAGCTACTAGCCCACAGAGAGGAGGATTTGACCATGTAACAGCATCGGCGATGTGCAATGCAACTTAGCCGCGTCAGCGGATACAACTAGGTACATTTTGTCTTCCCTAGAGTCCATCCTCAAAGGCTGCCCTTTTCAAATTCACTCTCCGATACTCTGGGCACCGAGCATCTATGCCACTTTCGCAGGCAGTGCCAAATTCGCCTACTCATAATAGAGCCATGCACATCCACTGTGGCGGGTAGCTACTCCCGTTGCATCATGGTTATTATTTTCGGTCAGAGCGTTATGGGTGTGTCAGAGGGGGAGTATGATCACCCACGGTGGAATTGCGCCACCCCAGCGACCGCGCACTACACTACGCTGCCGCATCGAACCTAGCTTCGCGGCTTGCACCGCTATGGACCCGGTGGGATTCGAACCCACGTCCAAAACTAATACTCGATTACAATTTTCTTACGCAATAGCCAGCATTTAGAATTTTGAAAAGGAATTCATGCCGCCGACACAGCAAACCTAGGGACGTAACGGTTGTTACATCACTCCACCACTCGGTTTTGACGTCCGAGAACGCTAGTGTTTCTTACCGTTTACATCGGGTTCCGGGATTTATTCTTTGAACCGTCAAGCATTTACCTGCCTATCAGGATGCTGTTTTGGGCACGGCATCAGGCCGCGCAACGATAACTGTTGTTGTTAGCGTTTATTTGTTTTTGCCTCGTAAGGTGATGGCCGACCTGCGAATTGTAATTTTTCTTAGCCCTGTCGAAAACCTTTCGGGCCCATATAGAGAGGTCTCCAGGAATCAAACCCAGAAATAATCATTGACCTCATATAGAACGGGGTTATCGTACCCGCACAGCAATTTCAGCTACGGCAATTCAATCAAAAAGAAATTTGCAAAACATACAAAGCAAATGAAAAGGAGGTAATTGAATTGCTTTATACACAGGGAAATGCCGAAACCCTGCGCAATGGTCCGGGTGACCCGACTCGAACGGGCGAAAATCTCTAGTTCCCAAAACTAGCGCGATACCACCTTCGCCACACCCGGATATATGCCAGTCTTTCCCGGCTGCCAGCTCTACACAGAGCGATGGAGGATGAGAAAATATCTTAATTAGGAAACCGCATCCAATGCTTTCGCAGCTTCCTTGAAGATTTTCATGTTCTTCTCAGATTCTGCGAAGATATCGGTTTTGGACTTTGGTAGACGGTTATGAGCACGAACATACGCTTTTGTCAAGCGATTCATCTTTGCAACGCCCACAATGTCATAAATCTTCTGATAGGTCACCCAGTATCCAACTGTCTTGTCTCCACGTTTTTCGGCGATGGGTTTAATAATCGGAAGTGTGATGCTCGCCTTATAGTATTTCTTTTTCTTAGATTCAACAACAATCGGAACTGGTTCTTTGGATTCAACCACACGACACTCGGCTTCAACGACAGGTTCAGGTTCAGCAGCGCGCCTCTTAGGAATTGCATCAGCCGGAATGACCGGAGGGTTCGTTCTCTTGCTAAGAGCGGATACAATTCCACTTTTTGCTGCCGCATTATCCTTTTCAATTTCCAGACGATCTTTCATAATCGACATGAAAATCGATTTGTACATCTCGCTTGATTCAATAATATCAAGCCCACTGATCTGAGCGATGTCTCCTTTATAGCCAGTACGCTCGACGAACATTCTTCGTTCATCTTTGAAATACCAGCCATAATTCCGACCGAGATAATCATATCCCTGCTTCAGAACAGCCTTCATAGTAGATCCATTCAGCCGAACGATCTTGTTTGCGAGCTCATAGATTTCAGAACGCCACTCGCTACGTCCTTTAGGATCATGTCGAGGAGTAAACGAACCGGGCTGTCTTGTCTGATTCATCCCCTGAATCTTTTCAGACAACTGCTTACATACAAACAAGACGTTATCAAGTGCTTGACGATCCTGTTTGCGTGACAGCTCCAACGCATCAAGTTTGTCCATCATTGCAGCTTGGCTTTCCTGAATAGCGAGAACTTCCTGATTCATCAAATCAAACCGCTGCTGGCCTTTAGACTGAACCGAGTAGCCACCAGTCTTTCGAATCGCAGGAAGCACTTCACTGGTAACCCAGCGTTTAAAACGTTTGGCAGAATCAAGCTTACTTCCGAAGATCAAAGCATACAGACCGGACTCATTAATGACCGTCATAAGCCTGTTTTGACCTGACCCGTTAAAACGACGGGTCAGCCTATCTTCCGTATCAACGTGCTTTCTTAACGCCTGGTCTGTATCTCCATACCCAAGCGCAGTTGCCACGTCTTTCCCTACAAACCAAGGATCAGAGTCGATCATAATAGAACGAATACTGCCAAATTCCTCGCTTGCAAACGCCCTGAGTGCAGGCGGTTCGCACTGTTTAACGCTCTCTACCTTTTCTGCATTCATTGTCCTAACCTTTCTTTCGCAACTGTTATTATCTACCCTCTACGAGAACAGAATACCACGTTGTCCTCTACATGTCAACTGTCATTTCGAACAGTAGATCATAATTGTTTTTGTGTGTTTTATGTTATTTGTTCCATTTTTATAAAAAGTTTTCAACATCATCCTTTCATGTACTTTTGTTTCATCGAGATCTGATGAGTGTCAAGATGTCAAGAGGCTGCCAGTGGCTGCAGGCGAGCGTCGTGGATTGGAGGTTTTATTTACCGATGGTCAGCATCTGGACTATTCACCTCACCCTGAAAAATGCAAAATGTCGGGATTTGGTGGGTTGACCGGTTTGACCTGAGCCTGAAGGAGGGAGTACCTGCGTGAGTCGACGCCTTCGTCAGGGAGGCAACATCTAGGGGCGGGCCTATCCCATCCTACCTTTGCGAAACAGTTGGATATCCAGCTGCACTACTTCCGTAGCTATTCATCTCGATGTACTTGATTAGCTTGCGTTTATTGTCTATGCAGAGCTATCAAAATCGACCATTAAAATCACCTCTTTTCAAGTACGCCTTTTTGTTCCCATAATTATGCAGGCAAAACAGGTACAACGTGCATCAGTAGAGTAACTTCATTACTGAACCCCGTTATGTCGTTTTACCCCTTGTTTATCTTGGACTTTTCAGGCTAAAAATTGATTCTGGCTTTTATTCAGCAGCCGCAGTTGCTTCTCTATATCGTCTGAAACGCTCTGCGATCTGTTTTTTCTGTTCTTCCGATATGATCCGTTTAGGTTTGAAGCTAACAAGTTTTTTCGGCACCGAGTACCAGCGAGTCAAAGTTTCGCCAGCTGATGTCTTATACTCCCTGACAAGCTTATAGTTTTCAGGATCACGCTCACACATCTTGTCAAGCCGTCTCCAAAAAACAGGATCAGTCGAACAGATCTCAGCCTGTTTACTGGTCGCGCCGATCGTAATGATAGTCTCCTGCTCTTCGCGGGTAATACCAGGACCACCCTTTGGAGTAGTATGTACAGTCATATTTTCCACGCATTATCGTTCCTTTCAGTTGCAATATTTATTCATCCCACTGCATTGTAACAACGTTCGTATAAGCAGTTTGATACTTTACTCCATTAATTTCAATCGTAACAACGCAATTTCCATAAATGCAAGTACCATACTCGCCTTCAACCAGCAGCGTACCGTCAGGATTGTATACCTTGGCATATTTTACCCGCGTGCTCTTTTCAGCATCCGGGTTTGAGTTTTTGACGCAGCCGGTCAACAACAGAACAGTAGCCAGTACGATCGCCGCGAGCAGCTTACGAAATCGCATAAAAGAGTTCTCCTTTCTTTCCTTTCTCTTCTTTCGCTCTTTCTCCTTGATGGTTCCTCTTCTTCTCCTTCTTCTTCTTCCCCCTTACAATCCCCTAATAATAATAACTATAATAACATCTCCTTAATTCTCTATTACACAATCATCACAATCAAATCAATCTGTTCCTAAAAAAATTTCTCGCCATACTTCGCTCGTCGCTTGCTTGGCTTCGAATCAGAGTCGCTTCGCGCTTGGATTTCGTCCAAACCCGTTTTATTTCGCTCTTGTTTGATTGAATTCGAGTAGTGATTTCGTTAGAAAATTGCATGTATTTTTGTTGTGTGATGATTTATGTTTTAATGCTTTCAACAGAATTTTCAACATGGTTACAAAAGCGATTTGCAATAAAGTGGCTCTTTGTGACGTAGAAATTCGTATCGTTCACTCCACAACAAATCTTCAATATACCCATTTTTAAATTTCATACGTGGATATCCGTCTTCATCCCAGCCAAGAAACTCACATTCTTGTTCGTTATGATCTGAATCTTCATAATGGAGTACAAATATTGAACCCGGAATCCAAATATCTTCTTGCGCCGTTACTTTCGTCATTCACTGGACCTCGTTTCAGGTAAAATTGGGAACAGAAAATTCGTATTTAACGATAATACATTTCATGGTTTGACTCTTCAATTAACTTTTTACATACATTATACAACCGTTTGGCGTGTTGTCAACCTCTTTTTGATGGAATTTTAAGGTGGCAGAACAACTTTCAAGCGTTAAGAATGTTCCAGCTTTCAGTAGCTTCGTTCGTATGTAGTCCCGTCTTCTCTGATGATTGTTATGTTCTCAAGCCCAAAGTTGTACGCGGCAATATGTTTCGCTTTAACATAATCGCGGCTCAGATGTAAAATCTTGTTGCAATCACGGACTCGTCGCTCGTAGTTGGATCGCGCAGTAATCTTCCAGCCACCTTTCTCACAGTACATGACAAACTCACGCATTGACATCGGCCTCCTGTGACTCAACGATCTTAGTTGATTTGTTTGAAGATTTTACAACTGTATGGGGGTGAATTAAGTAACGCTTAAAGAAATTTAACTAATGCGAATCAGCCCTGCTCCAGCGCCCATCTTCACACCGATTGCGCCGAACTCACTGAATTCCGGCGTATTGTAATTGACGGCATAGATACAAGGACACATATTTTCAATGTCGTCCCAATCCATCGGCCACTCATCTTTCTCGTCGCTGACATAAAGCAGATTGTCAATGACGCCGAGCTCCTGATGGAATGACCGGATCACACTGTACACAAGGCAGTCATACTGTTCTTCAAATTCGTGGACAGCTGCTTTCTGTTGGTCGTCCAGAGCGTAAAAAGCACCCCAAGGCGGCTCACTGGACAGCGGGGTACCGTCTGCCTCGAACAGTTCAATTGCTTCGTGAAAGAATCCAAATGCTTTCATCCGCTTGATAGCTTCGGCGCGCTTCTCTTCAATTGATACTTTCATCAGTTATCACCTCCAATGATCTTGATTGATTTGATGGAGTTATTGAAGTAAACTCTTTTGCGAAGTGTTTCCAAATTATCGAGAACTCTATCGAGCTTGTGCCAGATGTAATACTCGTAGTCGCTCATTCGACTGACAGGAGTTTCAACCAGTTTTTGCAGTAAAGTTGCAATATCATCGTCAATAAAGTCCAGCCGGAATGCCGCCTCGCCAGGCTTCCAAATTTCGCTGCCACGAACAGATACGTCGTATGTAACTTCGATCGATTTCATTATACTTCGCCCCTCTCAATCAACGCCCTTGCCGCCTCTTTTAGAATGCAAACACCCTGTGCACAACTCGCCACATCGATATTATGCTGTCTGTAAAGCATCCAAATCCCACCAAAGAAACATACCGGGTCGCCAGCAGTATAACCAGCTGCATTCTGCCACAAACCCAGACCGGTATTATTGAACAGCTTGTCCTTCTTGTAAGCTCGCTGCAATTCTTTCAGTGAAATAGGAATATACTGTTTGACCTTATCCAGACCACCCAGATAGTCGATATAACGAGCATAAATTTCACTATGATCGAGTTCCCTGCCTGTTCGCTTATCGACAGTATTACAAACGATGCCGCATGCCTGTTCGAGTGTCATTGTTGCACCCCTCTTACTTGTTAGATCTGCACTGATACTTGCGTTCAATCATTTCGGCTTCCACCAAGGTCATACCGCGCCTCCATCGAATATCAACAACGGATTCGACCCAATTCCCGGTCTTACGATTCTTTATGACACGAACTTCCTCAACATCTCTGTGAATCTGTGTGCCGGGTTTCGGGAGATAAGTCAAAACGGTTTCCTCAGAATGTTCCAGATCATATGACCCAACAAACGTGCAATCACGTTTAATCAGATCAAAGATCTTTTTGCGGTTCTGTTTAGACAAGTTTCTCACGGCTGCGCCACCTCTCCTTGCACTTTCATAATCGACCAGCTTTTGAATTCTTTTAACGTTTTGATTCTTGCAGAATATGCGTGACAAATAGACAGTGGCTTATCATTGAGATTAGATCCGCAATCTATCCAAAGATCATTTGCTTCTTTCAAATCGTGGTCAAAATTGGCATTCATAATTTTCTGAAGCTCTTCCACATTGTTTGATACATGAATATTGCCAACGTATGCAGAAACATTATTGGCCACAATTTCAGTCAAGACAAACATATCTTACTCCTACTCTTAGAGTATGATATCATCGTGACCAGCATCTTCAGGCGTTTCATCCCTTGCCAGCGCAATGATTTCATCAATATTGTTTTCGATCAGATATTTTACATCTTCCAGTCGCTGATCCAGAATTTCTTTCATCTGGGTTCTGACTGCTGTTTCGCCGATATATGCGTAGTTACATTTCAGAGCCAGAATCAAGTCATCAAACGTGATAGGATCAAGAATCGTATCGCTGGTGAGCATGTCTTTGCCGAGCTTCCAGTCAGACATCTTGCAAGTCTCCTTTCTGCGCCAGCCCGCCGGGTTAAAATCTCCTGAACTGTACGAACTTGCCATCTTCATAACAAGGCGAGAAACACTGAATTCTTGTACCGTATCGCTCAAGGAATGCATTTACAAAAACAGGTTCGCCCTGAAGAATTACAGCCTCCGGTTTCATGGTCATAACTGTATCAGCCGTATCCCATGCAAGAACTCTGACTCGGACAGAGGAATCAGTTGGTACGATAGTAGGTAGTGCCCAATCATGAAGAGTGCCATCTGTGCACATCTTTCGTGCTGCATCGAGCTGAGCGTTGGACCATTGGGCGATAGAAAGTTCAGTCATATTGAGAACCATACTACGTAACCCCTTTCAAGTCAGGTCATAAATAATAATTTCTGCGAAACGTTCGGACTGTTTATCTTCTGCATCCTTCCAGCGATAAAGCACATACGGAACCTCTGCTTCTTCATCGATCAGCACATCGTAATTATTTGGGTTCTGAGTTGCTTCCTTATAAATGGCACGAAGGGCATCAAGGGCACCCTCAGAATTCTTATGTACGGACTGAATGTCGTGGCCGTATTCAGTCCAAGAGAAATTATCATTCTGCATGTAATAACAATTCTCAACGATATATACGGGTACATTCATAGGTGTGTGCTCCTTTCATTCCATCTCGATCGTGACACTATTATATTCAGGTGTTCGATGCATCACATTAGCTTCCCACATCTTGGCACAATCATAGCTGGCGAATGCACGGTGTACCACTTTGAGCGGGATTTTGCCATTGTTGTCGGCGTAGAATGTAATCTTGTAATGCTGGAGCCGATAGCCAGCATCTGCATAATCACTCATACTGCGGGCCCTCATTTCACTTCTCTTGATTCGATCTGGACAAAACGCTCAAGCTCGTCGCCGTCTCCGTTCTTCCAACAATAACTAAGATTGCGTCCATCAGTATCGAACACAACGTCATAGCACTCCGGGTCTGCACTCACCGATTTTGCCATATCGGTCAACATTTTCATAGCACAATCGAGACTGCCATAGACATCCCCATTGTAATGATTGAACATCACCCACGACTGGCCTTTGACTCGCTTGGAATAGGAATTATCTAAAATATGTACCATCATTGTTACAACTTCCTTCTTTTTATCCGCTGCATTCTCTGTGGATTATATATAGCGACGCTCATACCATATAGAAGTAAGAATACTTGATTTCTGGAGCGTATTTGTACTGGGTGACACACTCCAGCCCAATGATATGTTTGTTGCCTTGTAGGAGCGCCTTCTGACCCGGCGACAAGATACAGTCAAGCAGCACTCGCACTGCCGGCTGACCACCCTTCAAGATAACATCCTGATGCTCGATCATATGGCTTTTGATCCTTGGCGGAAGGGATTCAATCCGTTTCGCGGTGTTCATGTTGATTTCCTCTTTTCTTTTTTGCGTGTGTGCTATTGTATGGGATGGGTTACTTCTTCCACGGTACCCATCAGTCGCCCGTCTTCAGCACTGTTAGCTTCGCATGTTTTTGCTTGGCTGGCCTGCTTGTGGCCAAATAGATTACTGTCCGAGGCTCTATCGGGCCTGGCTCCAACAAATGAAGACTTAGGGACGCGATTGATTGACTTGCCATTTATTAACGCCCTTATACAGGTCTTACATAATCATTAATGACTACCGCCAATCAATCGCCAATCAATTTTGCAGCGATCATAAAAGAGGCCGCTGACTTTTGGCCTCTTGAACGGTGTCCAGAGGGGCACCAAAAAGTCTATTCGTTTCATTAAGTATAACCGCAGGAGTCAGAATAATTTGTATCGCCATCCCATGAAAATCTTCTCAGAGGCGACTCTTGCACCAAAGACCACTCCTAGCGAGCGGTAACGGATTTTACAATTCAAGCTATAAACCCTCCTTTCGTTTAGTTTCGCTCACTTCTAATAGCACCCTACAATCTACTCTCGTCATTGATTTATCCGCGTGGCCTTTGCATTAAAATCAAATCGGATTTCATCATAGCGGTGGAGCGCCCTTCTGTTTACACTGCTGCGTTCTGGGCTTGGGACCAGCACGGATTTCTGCAGTCTCCGTGGCCGCATTACACTCCGGCAGCACAGCTGTTGCACCACCGGAGCGCCCTCTGCGAATACTTTGCTTATGATAACATTCGAGATACCATTAGCGAAGTATTTGGAAATTATTGTATGTAGTAAATTTTGGATAACGATAAGCTGTTAGTTAGGACCGAACCACTTTCAATTCGCCGCGCTTACGGTTAGGTTTCGTTCCAGGCATGTAAATCGGCCTTGCAGTAGCCACCTTTGCGACCTGCTCTTCGACTGCATGACTCAGCGGCTTAACGTCCTTCGTGCTCTGTGCCGGCGTAATACTTGCATCGTCATTCGGCAGACGGTATGGCCCAGCAAAATGAGTCCTGCGCAAATTCACGTCAACCGCTTCCAAATTATCCAAACTGAGGCCACGCTTAGCGACCTCATTCGGCGTGAACAATTCACCAGCAACGATAGCTGACCAGTATTCGATACCGCCGCGCCTCCTGACCAGATAAGGCTTACCATCAGACGAAGATTTCACACGATAAAACAGCATTTTTTAGTTACCTCTCTTCAAATTTTGTATATTGCAATCACGAACACCGCAGCGATCATGGTTACATATATAATGAATTCAATTGACTCTTCACGAAATATTTCAACAACTTCTTGCCAACATTTTTGACAGATCTCACAGAATCGATTGTACGTTTTAAAACAGCCCAGATAGTAAAATCCACGGCCGATTTGAATGCCTGCTGTTGAAATCACAAGAACGCCGATGGTTCCAACAATCCATTCAAACATGATTCACACCGCCTTTTAGATTTTAATAAACTGGTCCAGATATAAACGAAGGCCGAACATCTTGAAGAATGCCCGACCTGTTGCTGTATAGGAAATTTTACGATAACCGTGATCCTGTCTGCTTTCACCGTTATTGGTCGCTACACGGACGCGTTCCTCTCCATCTACGCAGCCGTAACGAAGGATTTCATATCCTCCATGATTACAGATTGGATACACAGCGATTGGACGTGGCAGTTTTACCACTGTAGCGCTTTTCATAAAGTATTCTCGCCTTCCTTCCAAACATGTTTTGTCCACGCTTAGTCATCTGCCCGTCGTCGTGAACAATAAAGCCGTTGTGGTCAGTAATCGACGCAATCAGCCGGCCACTTCGTTCAATTCGCTCCCATACGATCCGTCTTGGAATATTGGGATCATAATTTTTGTACTCTTTGAACCCACTTCGTGCCCGAGCGAAGAACTCTGGCGTGAGTGCTGTATCATTAAGCTTGGCAATTTTGAGAACGTCTAAATCTTCGTTGAAAACAACAGCAAATAACTCTTCAGCGACGTTTTCATAAATCTCGCTGATTATCATTTTAGAAATCATCCCCTTCTTGTTTCAAGCCGACTTCTGGAATCATCTTACTCTGCGGCTTACACATCGCCTCGCACAACGCCCATCACAGGGATACGCTGACCTCCGCTCTGCTCAAACACATGAGCTTCAGTAGCATGGCCATTACGAACTTCACGCTTAGCCAGTTCAAAGCTTTCCTCAGCTCCCTTGTAGCTTTCGCACGGGTATTCAATTTGGCCAAGATAAACCCATTTGATAGCAATGACATAAGGGGCTTCAGTAATCATCTGCTTGTGGTGAGCCTGCTCATTAGGCTGCACGGGTCGATCAGCTGATACTATATGCTTCCGAGCATCTCCCTTAGTATCACGTCCTGTCTGCTTAACTTGTTCTGCTTTAAGATCCATCAAACGAGTGAGCTCTTTTGCCGTTCCCCATGCGTCATCAATCAACGCCTGAGTCTCTTTGACGTTGAGCAGACGGTGCATCATACATGCTTTTTCATAGTCAGCAAGTGCACCTTTACGAGCATATTCAAGAATAGTCAGAACATCCAACATTTTTGTTTACCTCTCTTTGCTTATATATCAGTCTGCTTTAGTGCAGTCAGACCACAGAACATTTTCAATGAAATCGTCAGAAAAATCGTTCGGAGTTCCATTTGAATTGATAACGAGTGTCGCACTTTCACCACGCTGCAGTGGGCAGAACCCGTAAAAGAACCAATCTTCACCGTACTGGTCAGAAAACCAGACGCATTCACTTTGATTATAGACGCCGGAGACAGTTCCCTGCAAAATATAACGGCCGAGCGGTCCAACAACCACATCGACATAGGGACTTTGAATCGGATTTACTGCTACGATTTCGTCGTCGTAGATGTAATTGGGTGTACCAGCGTCACTCATTACGAGCTCCGCTTCTTGCCCAATGATAAACGAATCAGGGTCGGCATTAAAAGCCCAAAGCTGGCCGCGTTCATCCAGTGCAGTAAATCCGCCGTCGATTTCGCTCCAGATTGTTCCGAGTTTGGTGTACGTCTGTGGCTGCTGAGGCATGGTGCCGGCAGCGTTTGCGTTAGGGACAGGGATTGCGAATATGGTAGTGATGAGGATAACGGCTGCGATGATAACAGTCATTCCTCGAAGTTCTTTCATCAGCGAATGCATTGCTTTCATAACGATTTACCTTTCTTTGATTCAAATGGATTTGTAACAGCGGCGTTTTAATGGCGGCGCTCTTAGAGCCAGCCTTTAAACTCTGCGTAACCCATAGCGATAGCACCAATAATGAAAATCCATATCATGGGCGCAACACATCCGGCCTGATAACTGGTATAACCCAAAGCCATGAGAAGTGATTTCATATCGGGATCTCCTTTCTTATTCTACCCAGCTTTTTGCGGAGCTTACATAATCAACACCCGCATTCTGCAATGCTTCACGATAAATAGCGGCCAGTTCGGTGTCTCCAAACATAATCGCTAAATCATAGACGGATTCAATTGCAATAATGGACATGATTTTAAACTCCTTTCCAACAGTGTTTTAACACCAAGTAGGCGTTGCACATCTTTCACACTGAACCTGAGATTCAAACCAGCGTTCACATGCTTCGCGGTCTTTCAAAGGGAAACGGTCAATCACCGCACCATCTTCCGCGTGAATTTCAATACCAATGTGACCATCAGTATCAATCAGATATTGTTCAGCGTACCAATCGCCTGCAGCGCTTGTTTTATCGTTCATATTTGACGTTTCCTTTCGTTTTTGTTTTGTATTTTGATGCTATTGCATTGGGGCGGTATACTATCTTCCCCGTGACCGCCAATCGCACGGCATTGCTACGCAGTTTGCTGTTGCACTTGCGGAGCAGAGAAAAGAGGTAAAAGAAAACGCCAGCACTTGTATCTTGCGGACACACTTGCTGACGTTGGGGTTGGTAATTAAAATAGGGCGGTTTTGTGTCATGCCCGGGACGTGCAGGGTTAGAGTTCTTCTAATTCGACCTTAATTGCGGTCTGGTTTTCACCGTAATTCAGCTTCATAGCATACAAAGTCAAATCGCGAAACTCTTCTGCTTCTTTCTTCGTAGCAAAATCAGTTGTCGTTAAAACTTTCGGTTCGTCTCTAAGGCAACTGATAGTTTTAACTACGAATTTATTTTCAGCCATAAATTTACCTCCTGCGCTGGAATGGGATCAAACTAATCGCATTATAACGAACAGCGGAAGTAAATTCAAGGCGAAAATTCAATGTTTACCAGATTTTACAGGAAACTGAGGATTGAGAGGACGGTAGCCGTCTGGCGTATTGCCGTCCATATACTGGGACATTTTATTATCCATAAAACGAATTCGACCATTCACGTCAATCTGGCCACCGTAAATTTCTTGGCTCGCAATCTGATATTCTTTCGAGAGGACAATTGGTGAATTGCCAGCACTACGACCAATGCCTTTGCCTTTAAACCGACGAATACAAGCTTTGCAATTGTCAGAAAACGCACGGTTATACATTGCATTTTCACAACGTTTTGCAGAATCAGCTTGTTTTTCAGACTTGGATTTGATTTTCCAAACCTGAATCCGATGCTGGTAGACTGCTTCAAGAAGGAACGCGCTGATTTTAGTGGGACAAATTCGTACCCACTTAGAACCATTGTTCAGGATCATCATAGAAGGATACACACCAACTGCTGTCGCATATGGCTTAGTGATGAAATGAACACCACCGAACGAACCATAAAGTTCATTCAGGTTTACAACATTACCACAGAACAGCGTGGGCGTTTTCGCTTGAATAACCCATGCCTTCTGCACATTGTCTCTGTAATTCGTTTTCATTGCGTATTTACCTCTCTTTTCTTTCAGGCTCTTGGTTCAAAGCCCCTGCGCCACGTCAAGGCGTCCTGATTACAGGGGTGGGCAGTTTAACGTCATACCCGGGACAGCAGATGTTATTTAGGATTTCATACCCGGCGGGTCTCCTTTTTCAGAGAATGATTTCGTGCCCCAAAACAGCTGCTCTAACGACAGCTCCATTGTGATACAGGCGAACTTCGTCATAGAATGGTTTATCGTGCCATTTACTAGAAACGCTTCTTTCGAAACGCTTCATTGCATACTGTTCATTGTCAGTTCTGAAAGAGCAAGTAGGAATGTCGGCACGAGTAACGACAAGCCACTCTTTCACCATGGGCAAAACGACAGGCTCATCGTACTCACGACTTGCGCTTGCACGAGTGATACCGCCGACCTTTTTGATCTTGGCAACGGGTTTGCTTTCAGGACGAGAGTATGTAATATACCCATCTCTTGCGTTCTCAACGTATCGGATGGGCAAGCCAGCAGATAGCATCTTGAATACTGTGTCGTCGTCCACATCGGAAAGTGTTTCCCCGCTCTCCATAACGACATTGTACAGAGTGCGAGTGATGATCTCAACGTCTGCGCTTACAAAGTCGTGGGTCAGGTCATAGGCCATTTCCATGGGGTCATAATAACCATGCTCACGAACACGGCCAAAGCCGATGTTTTCACGAATGATGTAAGGGCTGGACATAATGATAACCTCTTTTCTGAGTGTACAAAATGCGCCACACTCTAAGACGCTACGCATACTGCGTTGGAAAGGGGCCGCTTTGAACGGTGCGACCCCGAAAGGGTATCCGTGCGTGGTTACTGCTTATCTTCGGCGGCTTTGGTCTCTTCGGCCTTCTTGGTGCGGCCATACAGAGCGTCCAGAATAGCCTGCTTCTCTTCCTGAGTTGCATGGCTCTTGTTGACGAGGGTCACGACTGCCACAATGTCGATACTGTGGGCTTCGTAATCTGCGACCTTCTTCTCGAGGTCGGCAATTTTCTTATCCTTCTCTGCGGCTTCTTCTACGGCCTTCTGCTCTTCTGCGGCTTTATCAGCGGCTTTTTTCTCGTTGGCGGCTTTGGTGTCTGCGGCCTTCTTTGCTTTTGCTTCGTTGGCGGCCTTGCGTGCTTTCTTGAAGTCTGCCGCGCTGATACGGGCAAGAGGCTGACCGTTCAGAATGCGGGCGGTCTCAAAGATGAGGTAGTTCAAGAAGCAGTCAGAAATCTTGCTTGCATCACCCGCGGCATCCGCTCTTGCATCTGCGGACACTTCGCCCATCAGCACAAGGTCAGGCACGGTTACGCTATACAAAGGACGCCGCTTCCCGTCTGCCTTATTAGGGTCACGACTGCCCAGACCGTAAAACCACATTGCCATAGACTTACGTGCCTTTTCTTCGGCCGCTTTCAGCGCGGGGAGATCCTCTTCGGCAGTGCCCTTGCTTTCACGGAGCATCACCATGGCCGCGATATCAGCATATACTGCATCCGACACTTTCTTGATGCCCTCAACCGTGCCAGTGACACGGAAGTCCTCAAGAGACTTTTTGGTGATAGCGGACACTTCCTGCTCAGGGTCAGCAATTGCCATGACCAACTTTGCCATTTCGGTCAGTTTTACGTTCTTTGCCATAATTCTTTACCTCTCTTTTTTTGCGATTGTGTACAGTGCTATCCGTATGATAACACTTGACACGGTGCAAACTTGCGCTTGCGCCGTCTCAAGTGCCCGCCATGCTTTTACACATGACGAACACTGAAAAACTGTTATTTTGTACGCTAAAGTGGTAGTTTTAAGCCTTGCTTTAGCGTAAAAGTGACTGCACAAGTTGCGCTTGTATCCATGCAAGGCATTTCAGCTTTTGACATTTTGCAAGCTTGCGATTGCACGTCCACCACTAAAGGGTATAGCTAGGACTTTTGTGCAACGGCTACTTTTGTGCGTGCCAGCGCTTTTCCGACACTTATCGGGCGGTATCTGGCACATCATCACAGTGCACCCTATTAAGGCGCACCTATAGCTTATTTATCCAGTCGGCTATAGTCGGCAAGGTATATGCTATCCCCACGGAAGACGTTTGAAATGGGACACCTGACAAGTGCACACAAGTTGCAATGTCCGGCATAATTCCCGCGTCAAAGCGTGGTCGTTCTACCTGTTTAAATTCTCAAAGTGCAGTCGGTTCAGGCGTTTCGCAACGTTCCTACTAAGACCCCCGCCGGTACACGTTCCGTTCCGGTGTTTCCGTGTTCCCTTGGAGTGACTACAGTATAGCCTAAATAATTTTTTTGTGCAACATGTCTACATACCAGTTAGCAGAACACCAGTATAAAGAATAGCCGTACCAGCCTATATATAAATAGGTATAAATTCCGTTCTGCCAGCAAAGTAAATAATACCTTTTAACGGTAGGTACGATTTGCCAAAAAGCCGCATGATTCCTAGAAAAAATGAACATTCAGCGCGGCATGGGGCGGGGGTGGTTAAAAATCGAGGAACGGGATGTGCCAGCCCTAAAGGGCTAAGTTGTTTTATCTCCCCATCACTCAATTACCTCTTCGGTTCCACCTTTAGTGTGCGTCATTTGTACATTAGCTTCGTGCTTCAATTTCCCGTCCACGTATCACAATTTCTCTCACTTTATCCAATTAATTCGCTTAATAGCCCGCTTTTCTAAATCGCAACAAAACTACATCCGAAGCTCCATCCGGAAATCATCGTGTCATCGTTATATTTTATTATGTATTATTTTGTATATTTGTTGCCATTTATTGTATTTTATCGCTGTTAAAAACGCATTAAATCGCTATATTTTCATCGTATTTTCGCTATTTTTGCATCATTTATTGGATATTTTATTAAATTTCACCTTATTCCGGAAATATTCATAATTTTACTTGATATTTTGCATATTTAGGGGTATAATTATAAAAACAACTGTTATTATCTACCGTATAGAATGGTAGAGTAACATTTATTATAAGAAAGGACTGAATATCTGTTATGAAATTTTATGACACTTCCGCCCTACTCGATCTCGGTGCTGCAGCATTCACAAGTAAGTTCTTGATTGCAGACATGACTTTGCACGAGTTAGAAGACATTAAAACAAGTGGTAAAAAGAACGAAGAAACTCGTTAGAAGGCACGTACCGTAACCCGCCTGCTTGCTGAACACCGCGACGACGGCAGCTTTCGAGTAGTAGCCGTTCCCATGTCTTCCCTATTCTACATCTTGGATGGCAAGCCAATCAGTGACAATAACGATGCGACGATCATGGCAACCGCCTGTTGGTATCTGGATGAGCTGCACCGCAATTTGAATGACGCGATCGAAGCCGGTCTCCCAGACGCACAGCAACAGATCCAAGCTGATATTGATTCTTTTAAATTTGTCACCAGCGACCTAAGTTGCGCCAATATCGCCAGCGGCATTCTTAATCTACCGACTGAGTTCACTTTCCCTGACGCAACAGCTGCGAAGAACGACTATAAAGGATGGATAGAGGTCGCCCTAGAAGATGGCGGCGAAGAAGCGTTGGCTATGGCCTACTCTAAAGATATCGAGCAGAAGAACTTGTTTGATACGCCAACTAACGGTTATGTCTTGATTCCAAATGCAGACGCTGATAGTAACACGGCTGAACTTCGCTGGGATGGCTCGCGCTATGTACCTATTAAGTATAAAAAGATCAGCAATCGCTTTACTGGAGACATCCGTCCTCTTAACAATCAACAGAAACTCGCCTTTGATATGCTGCAGAACGACAACATCACCGTCAAGATGCTTGCTGGAACATTCGGCAGTGGTAAAACGATGCTCATGGTGTCATCCGCTATTGATATGATCGAGAAACATAAAATTGACAAACTGATCTGGATTCGCAACAACATCGAAGTCAAGAACACAAAAGAACTGGGAGCACTTCCCGGCACTCTACTAGAGAAGCTAGGAGCGGCCTCATTTGCTGGACCTCTTGCAGACCATTTGGGCGGAGAAAGCGGTTTGGAGTATTGGATTAAGAATGGACAAGTAGAGGTGGCGCATCTCGGCTTCATTCGTGGGCGCGACTATAAGAATGCTATCTTGCTAGTATCAGAAGCAGAGAACTTGACAAAAGAACACATCCAGTTACTGCTCGGCCGTGTAGGTGAAGGATCTATGCTGTGGCTTGACGGCGACTTGAAGCAGACGGATGAGGCGGTATTTGAAAATAACAGTGGTATGCGCAAGGCAATCTCTGCTTTGACTGGAAATCCGCACTTTGCTTATGTGTACATGCCGAAGACAGAACGCAGCGAAACCGCACAGCTGGCCGATCTACTTGATTGAGGCGTTGCGCAAGATGATAGAAGTAAAAATAAGCGGCCTGAAAGTAGCGGACTACTGGTCTCCTGCCGACGGATGGAACTATGACGCCATTGATAGTCTTGCAAAAGAATTGTACGACCGCTACCGAGAAGCCGAAGCCGAACAGACAGTAGAGTTATTCAAGAACCACATAGAAAGAATGAGTATACTACATGAAATTGATCCTTTCTATATTGATTATATCCGCAACCAGATTGAGTGGATGATTCGTCCTTTGATGCACCGTGGAATGACGATGAAAAAATGGTTGCAGATAAACGCCTTGATCTATGAGATTGTAGAAAAATCGCTTCCCTCTTATCTTGACAATATGGCTATGCTACATCAGTTACAAAAAGAGTTAGAAGACGTAGCCTTACATCGATATTTGATTACACCATTTGGCAAAAGGATGGCTGTATGGAAATAATGAATGAAGCTAATTTGAATATATTCTGGGCAATTGATGAGTATTTGACTTATAAGATGTCGAGATACTTTGGCACCTATATTCTTCTGATTGGTTTAAAAAACGATTCTGGTTTCCTAATGAATTTTGTAGGTGGCCGAGGCGGAGTCGAATATCATTTATATAAAGAAAAAGGGTTAGCAGTATTCGCATTTATTGGCGACAATTACAAGATCCTACGAAATGACGATGCAAAGTAGATTGTAGATTTAGCATTAAAACTATGCAGTCAATACGAAGATCAATTATTTAATTGAATAGGAGGTTCCACAGGGTATGTATAAAATATTCGCTCCACGCGGCGGCGGCCGCACCTATCAAATATGTAAATACGCGATTGAAAACGACTGCGACATTATTGTGCCCACTCTATATTCTATTCAACATGTTGTGACGATTATAATGCAAATCTGCTATGATTCTAATGGCGAATATGAATATATTGGATATAATGACAGGTTTCATGATATCAAGGTCAAAACATAGAACGACACCATTGTGATCCATATTATTGATGCTACTAATTTTCAACATGCGGTGTTTGGCCCCGCTAGAAGAAAACCCGTGGTGATCGACGATATTGATGAATGTATGAAGCGTATTATAAATTCCGACTTGATTGAAGCTATTTCTATAGCTACATATGATCCATCTGATGTAGCACTTCATCCTAAAATCACAGATGCAGATGATCCAGCCATAGGAAGACCGGCACCGCAACTGACCTGTAGGAGTTTACTATGACAACAGATATTTTTGGAACGAGTAATTTTAAAAAGAACGAAAAGGAAATACTAGACCTGGCTCGGCATAAATTATATGCAGAGCTTAGTGAAGCGTGTGGATGTAAAGTAGATTCAGTAACGATTTATGTTGATATGGATCGCAGATATATACATTATGACTGGGATTTAACTTTTACTCTTAATCCAAAATATTTTATTAAAGTCGAAATCATATCTGGGTTACGGATAGAAACCATTGAAGGTGACGTTGCGGAAAGTATTTATAAGCGATATCTTGAATTGGTTAGCAAGTGTACAATGCAATCTAAAAAATCGCTTGTTTGTAGGAGTTTGCTATGAATTACACTGTAACCGCCAGAGTCGCAATGCTGACTTCTGCAAATTATAACGCCAAAAATGGAATATACGTCCCATTAAACGATAATAACATGGTATGGGTTATGCCATTCAAATCGTACCTTGATTTTAGAGCATGGTATTTAAGAGCAGACGATAGTTCAAAAATATTTCATCAGATATGGTTTGGGCCTGGATATACCTATAATTCCATGAGTGATGTAGCAACACGACTTGCAAGAGAATTCGATCAGCTTAACAATATGGATTATTACCGACTTGTTAATAACGATAGTGTTTTAGATTTGATACATCCTATCAAGCTTGACTATGCGTGGACTTTCGATCATGTCGTAAAAATCACAGCGCCATGGTATGAACGAAATAAAAAGGGTCTCGTATGCCACAGCCTGTTGTAAACGTAGTGGGAAAGGAACTTCGTAGAATGACACGAGAAGAAACTATAAAGTTAGTTGCTGAGAGCATATTTAGTGATCCAAGTATTAGGGCAACTCAACGACAAGATGATCTTATTAAAGTAATAACATGTATGGCTACGAATGGTGTTGACAATGTTTTGTATAAAGATAAAAAATATAGACTTGATTGCGACGCAGGTTGGTTATTGTCTGACTTTATTATAAACGATTTTTATACATATCCGAAACCAATATACATAAATAAACAGCAGCCGTTAATTTGCAGGAGTTTATTATGAATAGAATTGATTTTCAAAATGGATCGTAGATTCAAATGATAGAAACCAATCACGACGAATCTCAAGATGAAGTAATTAATATTTGGTCTGCAGACGACAGACCAGTTAGAATCTATCGCGAAAATAATCTGAGTATTCAGGTGGCAAAACAATGCGCTAAAGAAGAGGACAATATGAGAATTTTATTTGTAAGTCCAGAAAAATATGACGCTGTGTGTTCTTGGTATGATAATTTAGACACTGTACAAAAACACCGTAAAGTAATCGTAATTTGCAAATCGCCAGCCGAATTCCGCGCAAAGTTTGATTATAGTAAGATGAATGCACAGTACACCATGTTCTATTTTGATGAACACTTAGGGCTGGCCAAATCGTTCGAATATTGCAAATTATTCACTAAGTTGTATGGAGAAGCCGATGTTCGATATATCTGTGGAAATAAAATGCGTCAAATAAATATAGATGATTTGATGTATCGCAATACATTTGATTGGTTTAAAGAGTTTTCGGTCGTGCCAGAATGCTTGGAAGATCTCATTCGAGACAATAAGAAAGCCTTTATGTGTAGGAGTCTATTATGATATCAGAAGAACAAAAACGTAAAATCTTCTTAGAGATTCATATGGAAAACTCTTTTATAATTAGTAGAAATCTCGAATTTATGAAGCATGGCTATGTCGATGGAGAATCAGGAAGTCCAAAATTCTTTCTCAATGATTATATCAATTACCTAATTGACAAATATATTGACGCTGGCTGTTCGTCAGTTGATTCAATAATAGAAAATATTCTATTAGACATTTTGAAATATTATGACGTTATCGATAAGCAGTGCGGCAGTGAAATGCTTAAAAAGAAGGTTTCTTTAAAAGTATGGAATGATCTTATGATAAACCAGTTAAGAATCCCACCCAACATAAGGTCGATTATAAACATTTACAATTTTAATCGATATATTATTACGCCATTTACAAAGGAAGTGAATACATTTGGAGCCCATCAATCTATATAACCTTCCAGATGAATATTTTGCATCAGGAATTAGTGAGTATACACTTGATCCACCTGTAATCAGTAGAGCTAAAAGTGTACAAGACGAAATTGAAGAATTACGAAGACAAATTATTGCTGTACAATGTGAATTAGATAAAATGAAGAAGCCCTTCCGTTGCGAATCGCTTCTATAAGGAGGTCATTTATGAAAGAAGATAATTTTTCAAAACAGGATATTTATAATATTGGATTCGCCGTAGTTGATGCGGTGCGCGATTATGTAGTTACATATGAAGATATTATTGATGCGATCCAGGTTTACGCTGAGTGGCAGGAACTGATTGGCGAAGCATCACTTTACGACACACTCTGGATGGATGATGGAACCCCCATGTCCCCTTCTCTGACACGATATTTATATCATAAATTATATGGATTGAGCGACTATAACTGCGATAGCGATGAGGAGGACCAGGACGATGAGTGACCGTAAGCGCGACAAGAATTCTAAGAGTACATATATGAGAGCAGCCCGTAAACAGCGTATGATTGAAAACCAGTTTATGCATGAAGTTGAGAAGGCTCAGGAGGGCGAGCAGCCCAAACATGATAAGTGGCAGCGTAACAAGCGACGCGAATGGGATGATGAAGAGTAAGGAAGGAGATGCATCGTAGCATGGATAAAGAGCCTAAAAAGCCACAAGATCAGGAGCAACTGGATGAAAATCGGGTTATGGTTGAGTGTTTGCCGTTAACTGTATTGGTATCTGGTATTGTCAATTCATTCGACGTGTTTAACTTCGTATTCCGGGCGGCGCAGATCTTTGTCGTGTTTATTCTTACGTATCAAATTATCGGCAAGCCACTGTTCGTTGCATTTATTCTTACTCCCCTTCTTGTAGCTGTTATTGAGCGCAGTATAGAGGCTTACGATGTGATTGTTTATGGCGACGACAATTGGGACAACGATGATTACTCCAACGACGATGACGATCCACACTTTGGCGACCATTGGAATAATCTTACTGGAGGAAAGAAATAATGAAATTCGTTGATTTAACAGGTAAAAAATTCGGGAAATTAACTGTATTAAATCAAGAGGAAGATCACATCCAAGCTAATGGCCGTCACAGATCTAGGTGGAAATGTATTTGTGAATGCGGAAACGAATGTGTTGTTGATGGAGACGCACTTAGAACCGGAAACACAAAGAGCTGCGGATGTTTAAAGCATCGGAAATTGGCAAAAGATCTTACAGGACAACGTTTTGGAAAATTAACTGTGGTCGGTCGTTCGTCAAAATATCTTAATCAAAAGGTTTATTGGCATTGCAAATGTGATTGTGGTAATGAAGTTGATGTTATAGGCTCTTTGTTGGTTAATGGACGGTCAAAGACTTGTGGATGCTCTCATGTTACACAAGGTGGCTTTGGTAAATCAAGACTTTATGAAGTATGGTTTGCTATGATATCTCGTTGTACAAAACCTGAAAACAAACATTATTCTAATTACGGTGGACGAGGTATTAAAGTTTGTGATGAGTGGAAAGATTTTTTAAAGTTCAAAGAATGGGCAGATAAAACAGGATATGACGAAACAGCTCCTAGAGGCCAATATACCATAGATCGTGTTGATAATAATGGAAACTATTGCCCAGAAAATTGTCAATGGAAAACAATGTTGGAACAAGCCAACAATAAAAGAAATAATCGCATAATAGAATACAATGGACAGAAAAAATCTATTTTAGAATGGTCTAAATTAACAGGGCTGTCCACTAGTTTAATCAGAAGTCGTTATAATAGAGGTTGGACGCCAAAAGAAATATTAACAATTCCATTTGGTTGTAAAAGGAGTGAAATAGTTGATCAGCCCTAAAAGTTACACTGTTCGCAAATATCCTCTAAGTCTGTTTATAAAATATAATTACAAAATTCCGACAGAAGTTGCGAATGATGCACAATATCAAGTGCTCCAGTCTGATACAATGTTACTTCGTCAGATTAGAATTGTGTCAAACAACTATGACGATTACAATCCTTTTATCGTATTTATAGATGCAACCGGCGCTCAGAATAAGCCAAAGGTAGTTCGCCACTTGATTGAGCATGGCGCAAAAATCGGTAAATATCATTTTTCTTTTGGCGACCGCAGCGCTTCTATGATTCGTCAATTTATTTTCTCAATGGTTGAATCTCACATTTGGCCAGAAGTTAATAAGCGAATCAGTATGGATTTGGATTTCAAGGACAAGCCGACGGTACTTAGTAAATATTATGCTTATCGCGGCCTTGTGCTTTCAAGTTGTCATTGTATCGCACTTCGAGAATGGTTCCCGAAAATTATTATTGTACCAGATACTTTTACAACTATTCCAAATCAAAAGATTAAATATGTTCGTGACGAAGAAGTCGAATTCGTAGACCAGAAAACCGGGGCAAAACGCACTTGGAAACAAAAAGCAATTGCTAAAAAAGAAACAGACATTGAAATCAATATGTTTGATGGATGCGGTATTGCTCATCCTTCTTTGATGCGCGAAGTAGAGCGCCGAATTGGAACAACGGAACGAATCAACAGCATGGTGTTTCGTATGCCATATTTCAAAGGTGTTTTCAATGAAATGGATTATGTTTCATTTTACGAAGAACGTGGCGTTACCGAAATCACCGACATTTGGGGTGTCAAACATTCCGTGACTCGTGATGCAGAGCCAATGTTTATTGCTTGTGAAAGCATGTACAAGGGATATAAATATTTTAAGCAAGACGGAACTGTTAATGATTAGAACCGCTACAAAGAACTTACTTTGAAATACGATCATGCATTAGGTATTGCAAAATGGAATTATCAAGTAGATAAAGAGGTCTTAGTTAGCTTAGGAAATTACCAGCTTATCCAAGATCTACAGAATGTTCCATTTGATGAATTTAAACATCTAGCAGATAAATCAGTAGATTGGTATGAAAAGATCGTAAGTGGCGATCCGATTTTTACATACTGTTTTCTTGGCGCATTAGCTGATAATACTGAGCCACTCAATCATTATGTTGCGGCCATTATGCGTAATCCAGAAATGGTCCACGAACCAAGTGTTAAGGATTATTTTCATAGTCTCCTTGATAAATATCGCAATGGATTTAAGTGTGGAAAGTTATTTTTTAACGCGACATTTAAATTTCTGCTTCCAGATCAAATCGCTTTAATGGAGGCTATTGCAGGACTTCCTATAAAGGGTTGCCTTAAAGCCGATGAATTTTATAGCTTTGATAGACGTGGTGTTATTTTAGGTGAACGCGCATTGGGGCGCAACCCACATATATGTCACCAAGAGCATGTTAAGCTAAAAGGTGTTGACAATGAATTGACACAAAAATATTGCAGTCATCTTGTCAACTGCTGCATGATTAACGTGTTTTCAATAACCCCACAACGTTTGTCGGGAGCAGATTATGATGGAGACTTAACGCTGTTGTCAAATGAGCCAATTATTATCAATACTATCCCTGATGATGGATATGTTACTATTGATATTGAAGACAAAGTAACTAGTCTTGCCCAAGTAGACAACCTTGAAAATAAGCTTGCCTGTACTCTTCGTGGTTTAAAAAGTATGATTGGCGAGATCAGCAATATGGCATCTGTATATCATAACCGGGTCGCACGTACAGAGGAAACAAAACAGTTATATGAGGGGTATATTGATCTTCTTTCTGTAGCAAATGGAAAAGCTGTAGATTTCGCAAAAACCGGCGTGCTCTACCCTATTCCTCGTCAGATCAGTAAATAGGCAAAAGCAAGTGGAATGCCATATTTTTTTAAATACAACGGTCCCTACTACGCACGTTTACATAATCTCAGTAAGGCACATAGCAACATGAATCTGCTCTGCATGAGCTTAGAGCGCTGGGAACGCGGTGTACGGTGGCGCAAAGAACCTGCAGGCAGCTTTGATTGGCATATTATGTACGACCCAGAGGTCTCCTATGATCAGGCAGTTTTTGACGAGATCGAAGCCATTTTCTTGGACTTCAACAAATGCCGCAAAGAATATCTTGAGTTCGAAAAGAAATGTCATAACTGGAACCTCTACAAAGGTGAATTAAAAGATAAAATCACCAAAGAAGAGGCTAAGACATATGAAACAAACTGGCAGGCGATCTACAATGTCTACCGTAACAAGTGCAAGCTAGTATGCCCTGATGTGAGAGAGCTGGCGAATATTCTTGTAATGCTTTGCTATGAGAAGTATCCCAATAAATTCAAGAAGTTCTTGTGGCACATGGCCGGCGCTGGCGTGGTCGAAAATATCAAGCCAGTTCCTGTTCAGCTGCCAGTTCACGATCCGAACGGCGAGTATGAATATCTTGGCCAGCGATATAGTTTGGCTGAACCGAGAATCTATGAGGCAAGGGTGAAATGATATGAATGATTTAAAAGATCTGGCTACAATGGATAAACCTGAGCAAATGAATACACTTCATTGTCTATTTTGCTGCTCTACAAAAGTATATCCTGTTGTTGGAAAAGATATAAAATGTAAAAACAAATATCCGCCATATCAAGAAATTAAAATTCCAAGTATTGATGGACTATATTGCCCTGATTGTAAAACAGCTTATGCTATAGACAAAAATCTTGACGATGTAATTCAGAAGTGTAGAAATATTTCGGGTGATTTAAATTTTTATCCATCAGAAATAAAGGAGAAAATTGATGTTTAATCTATTCAAAAAGAAGAAAGCACAACAGGAGGAAGCTCCGCAGCAGATGGAATGCCCCAAGTGTGGCGGAATCATGACATTGACAAATGGACTAACATATACATTCCACTGTCGTGGACAGGAAGTCGAAGCAATAAATGTAACCGCTATGAAATGCGCGAATTGCGGTGAGATGATGTTTAGCTGGGACGAAGCTCAACGTATCCAAAAATTCGCTCATGAATCTGTGGGCTGGGAGAATAAAACAGAATGAGTTATCAGTGTTTTAAGACAACGGTTGTCACTTGTGTAATTTTGTTATGTTTACTCTTAGGTTTTGGAATCTGGGCATCCATTCCACATAAAAATGATACTGGCGACAAGTCAGTTTGCAGCACAAAAACCTTATATCGTATTTCGGATACAGAATTGATTTATGATGATAACACAAAGGTCGTGTATTATTGTCTATATAACGGTTTTATGTCTCCATATTATAACGAACATGGACAGCTTTGTCGTTATGTCGATGGTAAAATTATACCAATTGAGCAAGGAGATTAAATGGCATATACAACTTTCTACTGTAATGAAAATATGTTGCTTGATCATTGGCAGGACTATCACGAGTCAAATCTGATGTTGCGAAACCTGCTAAAGCGAACCACCCTCTCCCCTATTGAATGCGCCACGTTTTATTATGAGCGGATGAAAAATCCTGAGTCTGTCAGTTATGATCGCAGCCACTTGATTCAGACGTTTAGCAGAGGTCGTAAAAATAATGCGCCTATACTTGACATACATCAAGTTGTGCTTTATCAGAAAGATCTGGACTATATTACAGAGGCGCGTCGAAAATATCATATCAACTACGCACAATTACGTGTTTTGTTTGGGGTGATATTCTTCTGCCGACTATACGGAAGTGACACCTTTGCCTTGGACACCGAGTTTAAGATGAAACGTTTTGGTGGCTGCTTTGAAGAGCAGACAGAGATCATGTATTGCGCTGGGAAGAACTAGGATGACGGCTATAATGCAGTGCGGGGTATGAAGGAGATTTCAGATGATTATCATTTGTTGAACAGAACAGGCACTGACGACATTGGATGCTTATACCAGTACCCAAATTTTGTCCTTGATAAGAATGACACGATTGCGTACACGTTCAATGTAACGTTTGAAAATAATCGGCTTAATCTAAGCGTCGTCGTGCGTGAGCTGTTTGACCCGAAAGAGTGTTATTGCACAGTATGTGGCGAACAGTATCATTCAGAGAAGCCAAACGCCAGTAGATACTGCAAAGGATGCGCCGCCAAGAAGGAACGAACACGTCTGGCGAAATACAGACAGAAAACAACGAAATGCACGAAATGAACTTTACTTTCTTAATATATGAAAGGGTGTTGTATATTACACTCTTTGATTTTAAATTAAAAAGGAGAACTAATATTTATGGTTGAAATTACTAAAAACGAAGCTACTTATCTGCGGAAGGTTATTCCCAATGTCCATATTACCCGTACCACACACAAGTGGTATGCTGAGGAGATTAAGTCTGTCTTAACTCAGCTACCCGGCAATGTAGAAGCCGAAGCTGCGCTGCGCGAGTTGAACCGTACTCAAAGAACCATTTCGAACTTCGAAATTTAACGAGGTGCTGAATGGACGAATTTAAAAAGAATGCTTTTCGTAAGATGGAGGACGAATCTTTCGATGAATATATGATGCGAATTGGCAAAGCGTGTCATGAGCACAATTTGACATAGGATGAAGCTGCCGAAATTCTGAATGATGCAACAGGTTCTAACTATGGTGAATGTCGCTATCGTAAGACCTATAAAGCATGGAAGGCTGGCTATGACTATGCGCTTGAGCATGAATGCGGAGACACCGTGGCTAATGATATCCAACGTTTGAAGATTGAACAGGTTAAGATACGAGATGAACGGGCTGCAACAAACAAGGTTTATCGAGATATTGCGCGTGCTGAATCTATTAAGGATATTATCGCAAGTGCTATTGTTCCCTACGACAAGAATGATTTCCTGAATATTGTACAGTATGAAGGCAGCGGACATGATTTAATTGTGTGCTTATCTGACCTACATACAGGTGCTGGCATTGACTCCGCATGGAACAAGTTTGATAAGGAAATTTTAAAGGCAAGGCTAGAAAGCTATGTCACTCAGGTATTTAACATTGTTGAGCGACATGCTGCTGAGAAAATCCATGTTCTGCTACTTGGAGACCTTATCAATGGCCATATTCATATTAACACTCGTGTTCAAAACAATGAAAATAGTATCGAGCAGGTTATGACGGCCGCAGAGTTGGTGAGCAACTTTGTAGCAGAATTATACGAAGTATGCCAACATATTGATGTGTATTCCGTCAGCGGTAATCATTCACGGGTTTTCCCAAACAAAGACGAACAAGTTATAGGAGATGAACTCGAAGCGCTGATCCCGTTCTATATGAAGGCACGGCTACAGAATCTGGCTGGCATTGAAGTAAAAACAGATAAGCTTGATCCTACGTTTGGTGGATTTAAGGCTCGTAATAGTCTAGTGATGTATGCGCATGGAGATAAAGACTCCCCTTCTAACGTCGTCGAACACTTGACAATGATGGTAAAACAGTCGATTGATCTGGTATTCCTTGGACATCGCCACACAAACGGAATGACAACTGTGCACGGCACGAAAGTTATTGAAAGTGGCTGCGTATGCGGTACTGATAGTTTCGCGGTTGGGCTTCGTAAAAATGATGTTCCGCAGCAGGCCGTTGCCGTGATTGATGATGGCGGTCTGGAGTGTTTGTATGATGTCAAGCTGGAGAAGCCAGCAAAGATAGTAATTTAACAGATTTAGACGCTCTAAGCTTAACCGCTCAGAGCGTTTTATATTGTAGAGGAGAATTATTATGGACGACATTTGTTCTGTTTTGGCAGGTTCCAAACACGATTCTGTTTATGCTGATCCCGATAAGGACATTGAAACCAGTCTTAAAGAACTAGGGATCGATATTAGAAACGATAATGGCGAATTGAAAACGACATATCAGATCCTAAAAGAATTGTCAGATAAATTCAACAATAGTTAAATAAACGGCTCGTCCAAAAGGCGAGCTTTATATGTCGCAGGTGACAGCGCCGGTGTGCTGGCCAGCCTCATAAGCTGAGACAAGGAGAAATCCAGATGCGTTCGACTCGCATACCTGTACCCATGAAATTAAATTGTAAAGGAGGTTCCAGAATTCAAAGATGGAAGAAAAACTTCATAAAGATTTAGGAGGCGATTACTTCTACTGCTATTCCCGCCGTTGTGCATTCTTTATTCGTGCAATGGGAATTTTCTATGAAGAGATTGGTGAGCATCCAACTACGGGATCTGTATATACAAAGTTCCACAAAACAAAGAAGCTCAATGAGATTTTAAAACTGTGGGATGATATCAAGTATCGCTTTGACAATATGTCAGATGACGGAACGGTGGTGAAGGACTATGGCCAGAACTGTCGTTGAAAAGAAACCGCCACGCATTAAGGTTCCTGCCTCATGGAGTGGTGGTAAATGTATGTGCTGCGGAAAGATCTATGATGTGCGCAAGGGAAACTTCTCAAAAACGCAGAGTCAGTGGTTTATGGGAAACGATGGATATTTGCCGTGGTGCAACGAGTGCAAAGAAGAAATGTTCAACTTCTATGTAAAGAAATATGGAGACGAGAACGAAGCGATCAAGCGACTCGCTATGCTATTTGATATGTTTTACTGTGACGGGCTTCTTGAGGCTGCAGATCATTCCACTCCCGGCTCTCCAAAGATAAATACGTATATGGGACGCCTCAATATGCGCCAACATGCCGGAAAGTCTTACGATGATACATTGGATCAGGAAAAGAAGGACGCTTTAGCTTCTGGTCACACTGGCAACACAAAGATCACTCAGAAGATGATTCGATTCTAGGGTGCTGGTCTGGAAGAACAGGATTATTTATTTCTTGAGGATCACTATCAGAATCTTATTACACGACACGAGTGTAAAACCGCCGCACAGGAAATTCTCTTCAAGCGTATTGCGAAGGGAGAGCTTAACTGTGAGAAGGCAGATGCCACCGGTGATACAAAGAAAATCAAGGAAGCCAATGATAACCTACAGAATCTAATGGGTTCAGCTCAGATCAAGCCGAACCAGACGAATGATAACGCACTAGCTGAGACGAATACTTTTGGCACGCTAATTCAGAAATAGGAAGAGGAAGAGCCGATTCCAGAACCGTCGCCCGAGTGGCAGGACGTTGATAATATTGGTAAGTATTTTAGAGTATGGGTGCTGGGCACTTTGCTTAAGATGTTCAACTTAAAGAATCCATATCAAGACGAATTTGATGAAGAGTTTGAACGATATACTGCTCATAAACCAGAGACAAATGAGGATGATGCCACAGATACCAGCCTCCGCGAAACTATTTTCGGTATTGGCGAAGGCGGTGGTTCCGCATGAGTAAAGAGAAATTAACAGATAAGGAAGTAGCGAATACAAAATCAGAAAAGATAATGAATGCAGTAGCTTTAAGAGCGTCTTTTTATCGAGCGAATCCTCAGCGGTTTGCAAAAGATTATTTAAACCTGACATTGAAACCATTCCAAGAGCTACTATTGTTTTTGATGGTGAGATGCACAGGTTTCTGCTTCATTGCCGCTCGCGGTCAAATTTATAGGCCGCCATTCTATTTGAATGAAAAAATCGGGCAATATCGGTGAAGGCTTAACTGCTAATACCGAGATAAGCGAGGAGATTGCGTAAGGCTTCTCGCCATCGTAGAGCGTAGTGGGTGAATAAATATAATCCCACCAAGAGTGTCCGACGCGAAAATGTACGCCAATCTGGGGCTGAATAGACAGTCTGATGAAAATGAAGGAAACTTCCAGAGCAGTAGATAAAAAACTACTGGTTAATAACTAATTGCTAGGCAAATCTTTTCTAACCGCAGTTTTCTGTGTGATTACATGTATTCTATGGCCTGGTTCCAAGGTTTGTATCGCCTGTAAAGTAAGAAGCCAATCTATCAGTATTTTAGATGAGAAGATAATGAAGGAGATCTACCCCAATAGTCCCCTTCTACGATCTGAAATTAAAAAGGTCGATATCAACAATCAAAAAGCAGAGATTATATTTAGGAACGGCAGCTATATCAAAGTTGTCACTGCCACAGACAGCAGTCGTGGTAGTCGAGCTACACTTCTCATCTGTGATGAATATAGGTTACTTTCTAAAGATGTTATCGATTTGATCTTGAAGAAGTTCCTGAATATTGTTCGTCATCCTGGATATTTGGACAAGCCACAATATGCACATCTTGCAGAGCGAAACAAAGAATTCTACTTAAGTTCTGCTTGGTTCCAAAACCATTGGAGCTATGAAAAATGTCAGGACTACTTCGTAAATATGATCGACTTTAATAAAAAATATTTCTGCGTATCCTTCCCGTATCAAATGTCAATTAAGAGCGGTTTGCTGTTGAAAGAAGCTGTAGAGGACGAAATGAGTGAATCCAGTTTTTCTGATTTGACATTTGCAATGGAGAATGAATGTAAGTGGCTTGGTGCTACTGAGGGTGGGCTATTCCAATTTGATGACATCAACAAAACACGCGTCATTGAAAAGGCGTTCTACGCACCGAATCTTTTACTTAATCAAGCTGCTATGGACGTACCAAAGAGGAAAAATGGCGAAGTACGAATTCTTACCGCAGATATTGCACTGATGAGTTCCAAGAAAAATGACAACGACGCAACTAGTATCTTTTTGAACTGTATGTTGCCAAATAAATCAGGGCGCTATACGAGTAATTTCGTTTACTCCGAGAATATAGAAGGTATGAGCATTCAAGACCAAGCGCTAAAACTGCGCCGCTATTTTGAATATTTTAGCTGTGATTATCTTGGCATTGATGCCCGTTCAGTTGGTATTCCGCTAATTGACCTACTCATGCGCGATATTTATGATCCTGAAATTGGTGAGACGTACCCAGCTATCAGCTGCTGTAACAATTCGGAAATCGCAGATCGATGCTCTGATAAGAATGCTCGAAAAGTGATCTAGGCTATTATGGGTAGTTCTCAGTTCAACAGCGATGTAGCCATTGGTTTGCGTAGCGGTTTTCAGCAGGGGCGCATTCATCTTCTGCAAAGTGAATATAGCTGCGAAGAACAGCTACGCAAGTTGTATAAGGGATACGATAAAATGTCGCCTAGCGAACGAGCTGCTCTACAAATGCCGTATATCAATACAGGTCTTGCAATAAATGAGCTCGTTAATTTGGGTTACGAAACAGTAAATAATGTAATCAAGGTCAAGGAGAAATCTGGGTGTCGTAAAGACCGTTACTCTTCCCTGTCCTACAATTATTATATCGCACAGCAAGTTGAACGTGGTCTGGAGAAGCGACACAACAAACCGAAACTTCTCGATTTTAGCTTCCGTGCGCCGGTATTAAAGAAGGGAGGTCTGTAATGGCTAAAGATACAATGCAAAAAAAGGTCGCCGTCACAAACCCAAAAAGCGGCAAGACCTCTTATATTACATATTCTGATTTATTGAGCGGTGTATATGCCAATCTGTCAAAGATTGGTATCCGTAATCTTGAATCAACATCAGAGACAAATCCAACATATACAAAATATACCAAAGACCAAATCGTCACATATCTTGGCAATCCTGCCAGCTACGAAAAGCAGCTTCGGAATATGAGCAAGTATCTGTTCAATATCTCGAACTACTATCGTCGACTAATTCAGTATTTTGCAAATATGTCTACGTTCTCCTATACTATTGAACCTTATGGACTTGACCGTTCTAAGACTATCAACGCCAATAAGTTCAAAAAGGCATATTACTCCAGCGTGACAGCAGTCGAGATGATGAATTTGGCTCATGAAGCTACGAAAATGTTTACTATTGCGTTCCGTGACGATGTTTATTACGGGTACGAATGGGAAACCAACGATAGTGTGGCATTTCAAAATCTGGACGCAGATTATTGTAAAATCAGCAGCATCGAAGACGGCGTATACAATTTTGCATTTAACTTTTCTTATTTTGACTCAAACACTGACAAGTTGCCAAACTACCCGCCTGAATTCCAGACAATGTACAATACCTACAAGACTAATACTCAGTTGTATAAGTGGCAAGAGTTGGATAGTACAAAGTCGATCTGTATTAAAGTGAACGAACATGATTATATTCCGATTCCGCCGTTTGTGAGCCTTTTTAGTGCTCTAGCCGACATTGAGGACTACCGTGCAATCAGTAAGAATGCAAGCGAAACAAACAACTATAAGGCTATTGCCATGGAGATTCCAGTCAACGATGATAATGGTGATTTCTTGATCGATTATGATACCGCCAAAGAATTCTATGACATGATGAGTAATGTGTTGCCGCCAAATATTGGTGCAATTTTAACTCCTATGAAACTCACTGACTGGAATTTTGAAAAGAGTGGAGTTAATAGCGATACGAACGAAGTTGCAAATGCTGAAGCGTCTTTCTTTACAAAAGCGGGCGTTAATAAGATCTTGTTTGGTGGCGGTGAAGATCCGTCAGCTTCTACTCTTGGTTTGTGTACTGTCAATGACCAAGAAATTGTGTTTGCTGTTATGCGTCAGTTGGAGCGGTGGGTCAATCGTAAGTTGAAGACTGTATCTAGCTCTTATAAATTTCGTATCAATTTCCTGCCCGTTACTCATTTTAACATTGCAGAGATGCACGAACGGTATTTGAAAGACGCCACTTATGGTATGCCGACTCGTAGTGCGGCATTGGCAACCACCGGATATGCTGGTTCTTCTTATGAGAATATGACATATCTGGAAAATGAGATTCTGGGCCTTGCAAATGGAGAAAAGCCGCTTATCAGTTCAAATACTCAATCTGGCGCTGTTGCCGGTGATCAAGGTGGTCGGCCGACCAACGCAAGTAAGGGTGAAGGACTATCTGACGCTGGTAACGTGACTGCAGACAGACAGGAGGAATGAGATGGCACAATATGTATGCGAAATAGTCGTACATGGTTCTCGTGCCGCCGGGATGTCGAAGTTTTTGACAGACCGTGGCGCTCTCTTGCTACGAAAAGATCCACCGAATAACTATGTATTTATCAATGATAATGTATTTGAAAATGCTCTGGCTGAGTTGCAGATTGCGATTCGCCAGGGCTTTTATTTTGCTGACGAGGAGGTGAAATCAGAATGAATCAACGATATCCAATTTCTTTTACGAAGAAAAACGAGTATGAAACTTCTGATTTTCGCTTCATTGATGTCTATATTGATGTGATGCACACAGGAGCAAATTTCAATAAGACCAGTTTTACGAAAGACACAATTAATAAGGCTATCCCAACTATCGCTAATATGCCGATTCTTGGCTATGTGGTAAACGAACTGGACGATGAAGATAAAGATTTTAAAGGGCATGAACATGAGCTGCGTATTACCGATACTGATATCAAGTACATGTATGCTGGACAAGCTTATGGCGTAATTCCTGAATCCTGCAATCCACGTTGGGTTATTAAAGATGATGGAACCGGCACAGAACGTGAATATTTGCGTGTTGACGGGTTGATTTGGACAAAGTTTGGCGACCCAGTTGATATCTTCACTCGTGATGTGACAAAAAATCACAGTGTTGAACTGACCGATATGATTTACGAGGCGAAACGCGATGATGGAATTACTCCCGTTTCATCTTTTAAGTTTGATGGTTGTTGCATTCTGTCCACCACTGACCCAAAAATTCAGCCTGCAATGACTGGTAGCTGTATTACTGCAGAGTTCTCTGTGGATGATATCACATCACAGATTCGAGAGCGACTCTATGAGTATAAGACTCTTCAGCAGAATTATACTGCGCAAATTGAAAATCCATCCGATGAGGAGAAAGGAGATATAAAACCAATGAATGAAAATGAAAAGAATCCGGTTGCAACTGCCGAGAACACTGCGGCCGAAAATCACGAGACTGCGACTCCTCCGGCAGAGAATACTGTGCAGGAGCCAAAGACCCAGACCACGGAAAAGTCTGTTCCAGCAGAGGGTGAAAATAAGACTCCTGCATCTGAAAATACCGTGGCAAACAAAGATGAGGGAGAGGCTGCTCCAACTAAAAATACAGCACCGACAGCCGAAGGCGAACCTGCTGCGTCCAGCGAATTTACTTTGACCGCTAATCAGCTTCGTGATGAAGTTTATAATGCGCTGCTTGAGATTCAGGTTCCTTCTCGTTGGGACCATGAATGCATGATTCCTAAGTATTGGCTCACTGATATTCAGGACAACGAAGTTATTGTAACCGATTCTGGCACATATCAACTGATGGGTATTCCCTACTCTATGAACGGCGACAATGTTGTTCTGGAGTATGAGAATATTAAACGTAAGAAGGTCGTTTATGAGGACTGGGATAATGGAGACGTAATGCCTGGCCTAATCACTATGTTTTCTACTTTGACTGACAAACTTGTTAAACTGTCTGACAGCTATACTAAAGCGGCTAATGAAGTTAGTGAAATCAAACCCAAGTTGGAAGCATATCAGAAGGCCGAAGCTGAGGCAACCGCCGCAGCAGAAAAGGCTAAGCGTGATGAGCTGTTCTCTATTATGGATGAAAAGCTTGGCGCAAATGCGGAATATACCGCACTGAAGGAGAACACTGAGATTACTTATGCCGAGCTGGAGACTAAGTGCTATGCACTAGTTGGCCGTCAGTCCGCTGAGTTCTCTTATGTTCCCACTACTAACAACAAAGGAACTGTCCGCTTTGGCGTGGGTGGCACCCAGAACGGTTCAGATAACTCCGTGTATGGTGGCTTGATGAAGCACTATCTCGGTAAATGATAATTCAAAAATTTAGGAGGTACATAATTATGGCAAATATTAAGCATGCTGTTGTGCGCATTGACAAGCTGGGTGGCACCCTGGATGGTGCTCAGCTGGAGAGTGCTATTTTCTACAAGGATTCCAATGCTGCTGAGATCGATAACGCTCAGCTGGTCGTTCTGGGCGAGAAGCTGGGTCGTGAGGTCTACAAGGCTACCGCTCCTACCGCAACTTCCACCGTTGCTGACCTGTATCTGACCGCTGGCGTTGAGCTGTTCTATGATCAGACCGTAGCACACTATCTGCCCGAGTGGGTCAACGAGGCCGGTAAGCCTGTACGCGTTTATGCTCTGAATGTTTCCAAGGGTGGCTTCTCTGCTACTGCCGAAGCATTTAATGGCACTCCTGCAAAGGGCAAGTATGTCGGTTTTGCTGCTGATGACACCAAGATCCAGATTCAGGAGACTGCTGATGACAAGACCTTTGGTTGCATTGACTTCGTTGAGACTGTTGGTTTTGGCGATGGCCGCTATACTTATTACATGATCACCCTGAAGTGATTCCGAAGTTTTAAGAAATCTACATGAAGCCGTCCGTTTGTCGGGCGGCCTTATTTTTGTTTTAGGAGGTTTAATTATGGCTATTGATTCTAATCTGATCAAGCTGGCTGTCGATGGCTACAAGGGTCACGTTGCTGGTGACTACTCTGTTGGAGATACTCAGGAGGCTCTGCGCAATGCACTGGTCGAGGCAAATGGCGGCTCCACCAAGCTGGATCTGAAGGCAATTCGTGATGGTAAGTGCAATGGTGTGTTTGCTATCGTTGAGGAACTGGTGAATGTTATCCACGAGGAAGGTCTGAAGGGTGACGAGTTCTTCATGAATATGGTCGAGGACCGCAATACGTCTCTGGGTGACACTAACAAGTTCCATATCGAGAAGGAGTGCCTGTTTGCTATTGCAGATATTGCTGAGGGTACTCAGGGCGTTCGTCGTCAGCGCATCGAGGCTGGTACTGACGTTACTGTCAACACCCAGCTGCGTGCCGTTAAGATCTATGAGGAACTGAATCGTGTTCTGGCTGGCCGTATCGACTTCAACAAGTTCGTTGACATTGTTGGCAAGTCTTTCACTAAGCAGGAACTGGATGCTGCTTATGCTGCTTTTGTTGGTATGTTCTCTAAGCTGCAGGCTCCGTATACTGTGACTGGTACTTATGATGAGGAGAAGCTGCTGGATCTGATCGAGCATGTTGAGGCTTCTACCGGCGAGAAGGCAACTATTATCGGTACCAAGAAGGCTCTGCGCAAGATCAAGACAGCTAATATGTCTGACTCTGCCAAGGAGCAGGCTTATGCTATGGGTTATATTGGAGCTCTGGCTGGCACTCCCCTGGTGGCTGTTGCACAGCGTCACGCTTATGGTACTGATGACTTTATCCTGGATGACAACACTATCTACGTGTTTGCTGGCGATACCAAACCCATTAAGCGCGTTACCGAGGGTGATGTCACTATGCTGATGGGTAACCCCATGGATAACGCTGATATGACTCAGGAATTCCTGATGATGAAGCGCACTGGCATTGCCGTTGTCTTTGATCGTGACTTTGGTGTGTACAAGCTGTCCTGATCATCAAATTAAAATGTTATATGGGCGGTAGGGGCTTCCCCGCCGCTTCTTATTATATAGGAGGAAATAATGGCAAGACGTGCAACTACAAAACCTGCGGCTCCCAAGGCAACTACTGCAAAGACTTCTGTTGAGCAGCCAGTTGTTTCTGCTGCAGAGATTACAAATGAAACTATGGTCGAGTGTCGAAGTGGCGTCTCTGGTAGCCTGATCTACAAATCCTCACTAAACCCCGGCTATGTAGTCGAGTGGAGCGGTCTGGGTGAAATTCAGGAGATGGAGTATCGCGAGCTCGTTTCTATGCGTGGCAATCAGCGCCGTTTCTTTGAGGAGAATTGGATTCTGATTGATGACCCCGCAGTTATCAAGAAGCTGGGTGTCGGTCGCTACTACCAGAATAGCCTGTCTACTGATGACTTCGAGGATGTATTTAATATGTCTGCTGATGAAATCAAGGAGATCGTGCCTACTTTGCCGGGAGGCACTAAGGATGCCATCGCATCTGAGGCCAAGAAGAAGATTGATTCTGGCGAGCTGGACAGTCGCAGTGCTATTAAGGCGCTGGAAGACTCTCTGGATGTTGAGCTGGAAGATACTATCTAAGTAAAGGAGGCGGGCTATGGCAACCACTTTTGAAAGTATCTATGCCCGCTGTCGTGGGCGAATTAAAGATTATGACAAGGAAGGCTACACAGACGAAATGTTTGCGGCTGTTGAAAAAGACCTGCTGCAAGCGGCGATTGATGACTTCGTAGATATCTGCACTCAAGATCTGACCGATTATGATGAGGAACTCGAAGAATTCAATATTACGCTGACCCGTAAAGAGCAGAGCATTCTTGCGCTAAGCATGATTGTTCATTGGTTAGAGCCTTATGTCTATAATTCCGATGCACTGAAAAACGCTATGAGTACAAAGGATTTTTCTATGTTCTCCCCTGCCAAACTACTTGAACAGATGAAAGGTCTGTTGGAGCAGTCACAGAAAAAGCTGAAGGCTGAGATGAATCTATATTCATTTAAGGCCAACAGCGTCTCTGCCTTGACTGAGTAAGGCGGTGGACTATGACACGTTCACAATACAGAAAAATGCTCAATCTCAATGGGCCAACTCAGCGTGACAGAATCATTAATAAATCAATACACGACCAAAACAAGCTGGCACCTGTAAGCCCCTCATATAAAGATGTCACAATTGATGACGCACCGCGTAAATTAAATATTATCTCTTCTACTGTCATGAATCAGAAAATTATACATACCCTTCCAGGCGAAGATTTCGTCATTGGTAGTATTGTCTATTGGAGCAAGAGCCACTGGTTAATTACCGAGCGTGACGCGGAAGATGAGATTACCGTGCGTGGTCGTATTCAGATCTGTCAAAAGCAGATTACTTGGCAAGATGACAATACACATGAGATTCGATCTCTGTGGGCTACAGTTGAAAAGCCGTATTATTCCAATCTGGAAGAGAACAAAACACTTAGTTATTCTACACGCGAATTCCGTATTCAAATGCCTTTTGATGAATATTCAGCAAATTTAAATATTGGCAAGCGTCTGATGTTGGAGATCGTTAATGGTGTACCTAAGACATATCGTATAACTTCAATTGACCAGATGACAAGTCGAATTGATTACAATGGAGAGCAGGTCGGGTTCCTTTCTTTTAATGTTGAGCAGGATTTGTACAACCCCGATACCGATAATACAGAAAAAATGATATGCGACTATGTTCCCATTGACGACACAGAAGAAAATCCGCCTGAAATTGTATATCCACCCGTGGAAGATGATACGTCTGAATATAAGCTATCGATCGATTTTACTGGAGCACCTACTATTCAAACTGGCGGCTTCGGAAAATTGTTTACGGCAAAAATCGATGATGAAGTCTGCAAAGAAGCCGTTTGGACTTTAATAGGCGACCATGTTCCTGATGAGATACATTTTAAAAATGCGGCTGATTCTTTATCTAACGCAAAATGTAAAGTAGTTTGCGCTGATAATCCAAAATTGATTGGAACGGATATTATTTTAAGAGTTCAGTCTGGCAAATTGACCGCCAATATAGAATTGGAGGTGATCTGACGTGAATCTTGAAGAAGTCGGTTCTTTCAAAAATAAAGTCGTTTCCAAGTTGATCAACGATGACAATGTTCTTGATGTGCTACTTGGTGACATTGATAACGTTGATGACCCTGAAACTGTCCTGCTTGGCAAGGATGGATCAGGGAATGGCGGTTGTGTGTTTAAGTATGAGTATGTGCCCGACACACAAGAAAATTCTAAAACCTTTTTGTGTATTGAGGTTGTACCGCAGGAGACTGATGGCGATACGATTACAGATATGATTATTTACGTATTTATATATTGTAGTAAAAACCTCATGCAGACATATCACCGTGAAGGACAAGCCGGCACTCGCGTTGATATTCTCGCCAGTGATATTGATAAGATCCTAAATGGTAACGCAGAGTTTGGAATTGGTCCACTTGAATGGATAGGTAGTAGTATTTATAAACCCGCAAACCCCTATTATGGTCGTATGCTTATTTATCGTGTTGGAACTTTTCGGAGGACAAAACGATGATTCGACTAACTTATATGGACCATATTAGTCCCTATGGCGTTGCTTTACGAAACGTTGGGCGTATTCATTCCCCCGTTTTAGATAACGTATTAAAAATGGGATATAACCAATATCAAAGAATATTAACATTATTTTTATATACCCCAGAGAAATATTTTATGGACGCTTCTACTGAAGCAAAAATAGAAAATCCATAGAATCAATTAACAAATGAACAAAAGAACAATATTACGATGTACGATATTCTAACATCAAATGATGAAACCAGATCCGAGTTGATTTCGGGTCTGGCTCTTTTTGTTTCTGGAGATCTTGAGTGGGATGAAAAGCATCAGGCTATTTTAATCAATAAGGAAACTGACGACGAAGGCAGAATGTCTGTTGGTGGTCTTATTGATAAGTCGAACTACAAAATTGTCATTCAAGTTATTTTACAAATGCTTGATATTTCAGATGACGATATGCCTGAAGAAAATCCAAAATTTAAAAGTGAAAAAGATCGTTTGTTTTAGGAGCGGTTTCAGAAAAAAAAGAAAGAATTTGCGAAATCAAAAAAAGGCGACCCAAATTTAGAATTGCCCAATATGATTTCGCTTTTATGTACATTTCATCAAAGTTTGAACTACTCGAATATTTGTGAACTCACCATTGGGCAAATACGTGATACGTTTTCCCAACTGATGAAGGCAAAAGAATTAAATATCGCAGAAATGAACTATTCCGTTTGGGGCGGTAAATATGATCCGTCACAATGGATAGAACGAATTGATAAAACACAGGAGGAAAATAACTATGGCTAATAAGAATGCAAATTTCGCCAACCGTGAAGTTGCCGATCTGATGCTGATGGACTATTCCACAAAAAAGATGTTCCTGAATGTGGACTGGGCTAACGTCACCTCTACTTCTTTTGAAGGTGATCGTGTGTTTGCTACCGGCGGTCAGGGCGCTCCTAACCGTGTGCAGTTCGACGGCTCTCGTACTGGTACTTTGACTATTGAGGCTCAGGTGTATCCTGTCAAGGTCTTCCAGATGCTGTCTGGTAATGAGCTGGGCACTGAGGCAAACTTCCTGAAGCGCGAAAAGGTTACTGCTGCTGATGCTACTAAGCTGACTATTTCTGACGAGGCGGCCGGCACCTACGTTCAGGTCTTTAAGGCTGATGATGATCTGGGCACCGAGCTGACTGCTACTGTGTCTGGCAAGGAAGTTACTGTAACTGTCGAAAACGGTAGCGACTACATTGTCTATTACTACAAGAAGGTTGCTAAGCCCCAGGTGATCCGACTCGACTCTAAGCACTTCCCCAAAGCTTATCGCGTTGAGGGTTCTGTGCCTTACAAGACCGAGAATGACGAGATTGTCGAAGCACATCCGATCTGGTACAAGGCTGCTCCCCAGGCCGCTTTCGAGCTGTCTTGGCAGAATACCGGCGATCCCGTCTCTCTGACCATGACCTTTGACGTTATGGCTGACGCAGATGGCCAGATTTTTGATATGGTCTTCCCTGGCAACGAATAATATTTCAAAACAAACAGAGCGTGGCCTGAGATATGGTCACGCAGTTTTTTATTTTATGAGGTAGAGTCTTTCGGGCTCTACCCCTTTTATGAGCGCACGAGTAATGCAATTATACACAGAATTCGTGCGTTGATACGAGGAAACTCACGAAACCTAAAATAAAAAGGAAGTGTTATTATAAAAATCTTAGCTTTTGACCAAGCACTGACAAAGACCGGTGTTTGTACATTAGATGACGGCACTGTATACCATTCATTGATTGATCTAAGCAAAATTAAAGACCCAGTCGAACGACGTATTATTATGCGTCAAATGATACAAAGCCGTATTAAAACCAATAACCCCGATCTTGTCGTAATCGAAGACGTGGCGCTACAAGCATCAGCCAAGACGGTAATTCAACTCGCACAATTGCAAGGTGCAATTATTGGAGCGTGTGAATTATTCAATATTTCTTATGAGATCATAAAGCCGGCTGAATGGCGTAAAACGCTCGATTTTAGACAGGGACGACAAGTAAAACGCCCAGAATTAAAACAACAAGCTATTGATTATGTGGCCGAATATTATGGTGAGAATGTTTCTTCTGATGAAGCGGATGCGATGTGTATTGCAACTGCTGCACTGATGAGACTTGAACAAGATAAAATTACACAGGAGGACTAAAAAATTATGAGTGAAAAATATAATCTAACTCTCAAGGAGCGAATTGACTTTGTAGACAGTGTAGTGGATCTGTCTAAGCGTAATGATCATTATGATCCAGCACTATATGACTACGCATTCCGTATCGCTACTGTTGCGTATTTCACTGATACCAATGTTAATGATTTAGATGGCGAACAATTGAGCGATCTTGCTTTTTCCGATGACACAACTAATCTGATGAATGAAACTCCGCGCAAGTATATTCTGGGCACACTGAATAAAGCTTGTCGTGAGAAAATTGAGATTGAGCGTCAGCAGTATATGGCATTGTTCGAGGCGATTGCAAAAAATAAGCCGTTTGAGGATCTGATGCAGATGGCAACCGAGGTGCTAAATGGCATTGGTGAGCAGTTTAACATGAAGGAAATGATTAAAACTATTTCTGAAGAGAACATGAAGAAACCCGTGGTCGATGACGGTTATAGTATTAAAACTCCAGAGGGGCTACTTGATGGAGCTCCCGTCACAGTGTTGCCTGTTGAAGGTAAGGAGTAAAGCTATGGCAAAGTTTACAGCCACTACGGTTAACGCTCTTCAGACTGAGATCATGCGGCGAGCGAATAAAGCTATGAAAAATAGTGTTGCTCCTTATGTAGAAGATAAACTTAAACAGCATGTTGAAAAGGACGTATATTCGACTTACTCCCCTGTCGAATATGATAGACGTGAAGCCAATGGTGGTTTGTTAAACGATTCAAAAGATTCTGGTATAAGCAGTACATATCGAACAGCTGACAGAACGTTAACCGTGTTTGAACGAGCGCCAGTCGATCCGCCCAAACTTGAGCACAAAGAATATAATGCTCCTGATGGATTAGCTAGATTAATCGAAGAGGGTGCACATAATCCTTGGAACAATCGACATTATAAATGGGAGAATCCACGTCCGTTTGTATCTAAAACGCAAGCAGATATTAATGCACATAATTCTGCAATTGTTAAGATGCTAAAAAATCAAATTGAGCACGATAAAGAATAATTAAAGAGAAGAGCAGACTTATTGAAAGCCTGCTTTTTTTAGATTCGGCTCCAAAAGGAGGAATGTGATATGGCGCGTGAACCAGAGTTAAGCATTAAAGTCAAGGTAGATCCACAAATTAACCCGTCAAGCTTAAAAACAAGTATTGAGCGTCAGGTAAAACAAAGTGGTGAAAAGCCAAAGATTGAAATTGATCCTAATGTTGATGGCATTAAGGGTAAAATTGAAGAAAAGCTTAAGAATGTTAAAGCGACTGCAACTGTAACGCCGGTTGTTGATATTGAAAAAATCAAAACAGATATTCAGCGACAGATTAACGGCATTAGCGATATGCCAAAAGTTACAGTTGGTGTCGATGTCAATAATTTTTCAAATGAGTTAAGTGAGCAGCTAAAGACACAACTGAAAGAAGTTAATCAGCAACTAAGTTATTATTTGAAGAATCTGACTGTTAATTCTGCAAATATTAGTGTGGCCGTAGATAATTTATTACCTGCAAGGGGTATTTCTAAAGCAGCTCAAAAAGAATTAAAAGTTGTTCGAGAAGAATTATCTGCCGGATTAGAGCAAACAAAGAAAGATTTAAAGCCATTTAATATTTCTGATCTGTTTGATGGTTCTTCCAATAAAACAATCACATCTCTTCAAGATATAAAACATTCTATTTTTGATTTGTTAGAACAAGCAAAAGGACTTGAAGATTTTTTTGACGACAATGATAAATTAACCCCGGAATTTACTGCAGAATTTTCAAATTTCAAAAAGAATGCAGCCGAGATAATTGATATTATAAAGGTTCTTAAAACAAATATTAGTTCTAAAGATATTAGTGGGATTTTAGATGATGGATTTTGGCAGATTGGTGAAAACACAGATAGTTTTAGACCTCTACTTACCTTTTTAGAAAAAGTAATAAAATATTCTGGAGAAATCACAAGTTCAGGAGATTTATACGATAAGTTTTTCGATAAAATAACAAACGGATCAAAACGTGGATTAGATGCTCTTTCAGTGCTATCTGAAAAAGCTGGACAAAATTTAGACTCTATCTCGGAAAGATCAAATGAAGTTATCGAGAATCAAAAGGCTGTAAAAGCAGAATTGGTTTCCGCTTCAAAAGAACTTGCATCAGCTATTAATCAGGATCAATCTGGTTATCTTGATGCTTCTACGATCGAAGCTTACGGCAATGCAATTGACAGAGTTCTTGGCAATATTGCTCAAAAGCAAGAAGACATCAATGCAAAACGACAAGAAGCCATCAATCTTGAAAAAAATATCCTCTCTAATACTGTCTCAACTCGCGAAGGTCTTAGTCATGAACTTGAAGAATACACTAAGGTTCTAAATAAATTTGATACTGAAAAAATCACTAAACTTGCAGCGAGTCTAAAAGATACAAGAGTAGCGGCCGAACAATCTGTCCCGAAAGAATTAGTCCAACCCGTGGCGCAGCCTTCCAAAAAAGAGCCCCCCAAATTTGCCGGAGGTGGCATTCCAGATTTTAATGAGGGATTAAAGAATAACAAAAAAACTGAAGAAACCGTTATTCCCATTAAGGGTAAAGTAACAATCACAGATGCTGATATCACAGTAGATGTAAAAAATCCTGTCAAGATTCCTAGTGTTGCAGTTATTGATTCAAGCGCCGCACAGATTGGTAATACAGATGATTTAAAGGTAAGCGCAGATGCTCTCGCTTCGGCTAATAAGAGCTTGAACGGTATTGCTAGTAAGACGGATAGATACGTTTCTAATATTTCTGCTCTTGGTCCTGCATTTCAGTATGTAGCGCAGGAAGTCGATAATCTCAGTCATTCTTTAGAGAACCAGATTATTGACTTCGATCGGATTTCTGAGCAGACAAACGCTTATATTGGCAAAGCTGGTTCTATTCTAATCAATACTTCCAATGTTGCGATTACTGGTGAACCGACAACTATTGATGGTAAAGTTATTCTTACCGCTAACGACATTGTACCACCCGAAGAACCTGTTGATATCAAGGGACATGTTGAGCTAAAGGTTTCCGACATCACTCCCCCGTCTGAACCTGTTGAGCTTCAGGGCACGATTGCAAAGACGACTATGCAATCTACAGCAAAAGGTAAAAAGAAAAAGGGACAGGATGTTGAAAAACCTGATGTTGTCGAATTAGCTGGTCATGTTAAACTTGAGGACAAAGATATTGAGCGACCTAATCCCGTCAAGCTCAATGGTGCTGTTAAAATCAAAGACAGTGATATCAAGGTTGGCGATATTGAAATTTCTAAAAAGAAGTTTGATATTAATGGCAATTTAATTCTGAAGAATGCTGAGATTTTAGATGCGATCAAAGGGAGTTCAAAATCCAATATTGGTAAAAAGAAAAATTCAAAACCAACTGAAAGCAATAATTCTGATGATGTTAAAGCGCAGCAAGAAGCAAATAGACTTCTGTTACAAGAGGAGCAAACTCAACAAAGAATTGCAGATGCAGCCCAACGAAAAGCGGCGGCTGAAAACAAAGCCTTCAATAGCGAAACAGCCTCTCTTCAAAGAAAATATGATCAAGCAGAACTTGACAATTTAAATCGAATTGAAAAAAAATATAAAGAATTAACTGTTCTCGAAAGACAACGTGGTACGTTTACAAAACCAGAAAAAGCATTAGATTTAATGCATACTGAAGCAATGATTGATAAAGTAAAGAAAGAGCTAGATTTAATGCTTCAAAATGCTAGTGAAACAGGGTACAATCCATTAAAAGTTTCAAGCATTGGCGATCAAGCAATGGAATATTTCTTTGCAAAATCAAGCGCTGATAATAAATTCAATCTTGCTGGTGAAGCGGCCGAGCAAAAGAAGCTTAAGGAAGAACATGACCAGTATATTAAAGATCTTCGTCTTGAAATCTCTTTAGAAAAAGATCTTCGAGAAGGTAGAGATAAATATGGTTCTGATTCTGATTATGTAAAACAAACAGAAGTCGATTTAAAAGCTTTAAAGAAAAAGAATCGTGATTACGAGCACTCTGTCGGATACGAATTTTTATCACAAGATCGAGATTGGATTGACCTCACATCTAAGAAACGGAATCAACGTTTACAATATCGAGCAACTTCTGTTCCAAAGAAAGAAAAACAACAAGAATTCTTGAGCGCATATGACGAATACGCTAAACAAAATAATACATCTTTATCAATTACTGATCCTGATGTTTTAAAGGTTTATGAAAAACAGCTTGAAGAAAAGGCCGAAAAGCTCAGTGACGATTATGAGGAACTTGTTGAAATATTATCTCCGGAAGAACTTGATACTTTCCTTGAAAAACTACGCAAAAAGGTTCAGATTTCAGAAGATAAAATAGAGATTATAAAAGCCGGTCTTGAATCTGGAAAGAATGACGAAGCATCCAAACAAATCTCTAAAATTTCTAAGTCTATTGGAGATGCCAAGAGATCTTATAATCTAAATAAAGAAAATCTTGATATCGATTCTCTTTCTGATACTCAAAAAGCCATTCTTGATGCTAATAAAGCTATTTCTAAGATTCAAACTTTGACAGCTGGTACTGACGAATATGCTGCTGCCGTAGAAAATGCAAATCAAAAATGGCGCGAAGCAGAACTTTTAATCGAGCGTGATCAGAAAGCTCAAAAGACTTTAATTTCTTCTGTTGAAACTATTCAAAAGCGATTTGCTTTGTTGCAGCAAGAGGTCTCTCAAAGCTCAAATGACTCTTTGAAAACCGCTCTTGCAGAAATCCAAAATCGAGCTGCTGATTTAAGTCGTAAAGATCCTAATAGTTATGAAAATTACGCTAAAGATTTATTTGATATCAAACAAGATCAATATAAAGTTCAAGCGCAATATAGTATTTGGCGTAAGGGCTATAAAAACCTTGAAAAAAAAGGCACTCAAATCGCGCAGGGTGTTGAAGTTGCACGGCAGATACAGGAAGATGGTAGCCTACAAGGTGTTGATTTTAAAAACATCGATGAACTGATTGCAAAACTTAATACGCTTCCTGCGCAGAGCGATACTTATGCGGAAACATTAAAAGAAATTGATACTCTTTGGCAAGAAATCAAGAAAAAAGTTGACGCTGTAAATGAGTCCGAAAAACAAGCAGCTAATCGTGCTGATACTAAAATTTCTGGAATTAAAGCTGTTAACAAAGCATTAAACCAGAACACCAGCTTGATGGGGAAAGTCAGGAATAATAACGGTGCAGATAAAGATTGGTATTCTCAGCTGGATGAAAAGCAAAAGAAGCTTGAAGCTCTTCGAGCAGAAATCGAATCTTCGGATGATCCTGTCCAAGTTGCAAAGAATTAGGCTGAATCAAATTTAATTAATGTATCTCCTGAGAATATAAAATCTGTAACCGCAGCTATACGAGAGCTTGATAATGAATATGATGAAGCTACAAAGAACGCAAATAGTTTTAATGCTGAAGTCTCACAGAGTCGTTCTTATAATAAAGCTGCTACAGAAGTAGCCAATCTGAAATCTCAGATTCATGATTATCTTGAAACAAACAAAAAAATTCAAGGTACAGATACTGGGAAAAAGTTTTATAAACTTTTTGAAGCTTTGAATCAAAGTGATGCTCCTCAAAAAGTTGGTGAGTTAAAAAAACAATACGCCGAACTACGTAACGAATCTAAAGAACTTGGACTTGAAACTGAAAGTTTGATTGACAAATTTGAAAAACTTTTTGGTACCCATTTGAGCACTATGATTACTATGGCAGCTCTGCACAAGATGCAAGACGCGCTGCGTATCGTGTATCAAAACGTTGTTGAAATTGATTCTGCAATGACCGAACTTCGTAAGGTCACCAATCTTACTGCTTCGGGTTATGAAGATTTTATGGATCGCGCTGCCGATCAGGCGCAAAAACTTGGTATTAGTATTAGCGATTTTATTAATAGCACAGCTGACTGGGCTCGTTTGGGTTACGATGAGCAGGACGCAGAAGAACTTGCCCGTGTTAGCAGTCTTTTGAAGAATGTTGGCGATGGAATTGAATCTGCAAGTGATGCTTCTTCTTATTTGATTTCTGGCATGCAAGGCTTTGATCTTGCTGCCGATCAAGCGAGTGAATTCCTTGACGTTTTAAATCAAATCGCTAACACAGAACCTGTTACTGCAAATGATCTTGGTGTCATCATGCAGAAATCAGCTGCCGCTATGAATGCTGCTGGTAATACATATCAGGAAACTATGGCTATGGCTGCCGCAGTCAACGGAGTGCTTCAGGACAACGATGTTAGTGGCACATATCTAAAAACATTAAGCATGTATCTTCGTGCTGCTAAGACTGACGCAGAAAATGCTGGTATTGAAATCGATGGTATGGCCAGTTCTGTATCCGAACTTCGTAATGAACTGAAGCAGCTTACTGGTGTTGATATCATGAGTGATGCCGCCGGCAAAAACTTCAAATCCACTTACCAGATTATGGAGGAATTGTCCAAGGTTTGGGGAAGTCTTTCTGATGTTACACAAGCCAATGTCACTGAGCTGATTTCTGGCAAGCGTGGTGGCCAAGCTACTTCTGCCCTGCTCAACAACTTTAGTGTTGCAGAAGATGCTATGAAGCAAGCCGCAAATAGTGCAGGCAGTGCTCTAGCTGAGAATGCCAAATATCTTGACAGCATTCAAGGTCGTCTTGCCCAACTTGATACGTCATTCCAGTCACTGTCTACTCATGTTCTTGATTCTGGGATTGTCAAATACGCCATTTCTTTCTTAACCACGATTATTAAAATTACAGATAATATCACCAAGCTGTCTGGCGCACTTCCGCCGATTGCTGCTGCCGTTTCTGGTATATTGTCTGTTATGCAAATGAACGGCAAACTCGAAAATGGTGCTGGTAAAGTTAATATGCCCGCTTATGCTCGTTGCGCCTAAGAGCATAGGATGCGACACCATAAAAAATAGCCCCTAGAGTGCTGGGAAACCCTAAGAGCCATATCGCCTATCATTATTATATAATGTAGGAATCGAAAGATAGAAACAAGGATATGGATGCTATATGCTGAGATAAAAGCTCGGTTTTATCGTATTGTAAAAATATGGTAGTAATTGAGTGCTAAGTAGCATTTACAATGGGCGGTCAGCAGCCGATCCACTTCCCTATTATATAATGTAAGAGGGTGGAAGGTTCATCGACTAAAAAGGGTCAGTGAGCAACCACTGGAAGGATAGTCAGTTCTGGACGAAAGTTCAGAAGTCCACCTCAGACGTAACCAGACGACTTAAAGAAGTAGGTGGAAATGAGGAGACGCGCTATTCTCTGGCGCGATACAAGTAGGAGAGTTTAAAAAAGTTGACAGTTGTGTCAATACCACTATAATGTAATTTATAATACATAGAGAAAGAGGTTGCTTTTCTGAAATTTTCTGGTTATAATAATATTACAATCGCGTATCCAAAATATACGGAGGTGTTTTATTATGGCTAGACCTAAAGGAAGTAAGAATAAAGCAAAAGTTCTCGATGGCGTCGATTACGCAGCACAGATCGCTGAAAAAAATACTGCCGCAGAATCTCTTGCTAAAGAAATTGCAGCACTTGGCACGAATATTGCCGCGCTGAATGCTGAGAGAAAATCCAAAGAAGCAGAACTGAAAAAGCTCAATAAAGAAGTTACGAAGCTTGAAAAGAAAAAGGCTGATGCTGACGCAAAAGTTGCAGAAGCTGCGAAGAAAGCTGAAGCTGAAGACGTGCTCAAGAAACTACTGTCCAGTGGTATGAGCGCAGATGAGATTTTGGAAAAGCTGAAATAAGGTATCGTCATAAAATAAGCCCGACTTCCCTACTGCTGGGAGGCCGGGTTTTTGAATTAGGGATTAAAAGACTATTGTCATTTTATGGGAACTGCGGTATACTATATAAAAAGGAACAAGAGAGGTGACGATGATGAATAGCATTTTAAATACAGCTTCGTATATTATGCACAAATATAAAGAATTCACAGGCGACGATATTGATGAAATGAAATTGCATAAGCTTCTGTATTTTACTCAACGTGACTCTCTTGCAATGCAAGGAGCTCCTGCTTTTTCGGGTGATTTTGAAGGTTGGAAATTTGGGCCAGTATCTAAAACGGTTCGAACAGCATTGAAAAATAATACATTGTTCAATCATAGTGCGTTTATTTCTGCAGACACAGAATATGTAGCAAACCATGTCATACTACGATATGGTACATTAGATTCTTGGGATTTAAGCAATTTATCTCATAGTGAGTCTTCGTGGATAAAATCTCGTAAGGGTGTTCCAGAGGGTGAGATCGGAGATAGAATAATAAACTTAGAGGACATTAAAGAAGACGCAAAAAAAGTTCGTCTATATGACAACGTGTATGATATGTATTATGACGAATTCGAAGACGCAGACGAAAATGAACGTGAGGCTGTTGTATTGTGATTGGTAAAATTTGCAATGTATTGTTTTCATACTATGATATTAAAGCCGGAAAGATGAGCCATAAACATCGGCCTGTTCTTATTGTAGGTGTTGCAGATAACGGAGACTATGTAGTGTATCCAATTTCAACAGTCTCAAACAAAGCAAATCTATCAGATAACTACGATGTAGAAATAGATCCATCGAATTATCCTAAAACAAATTTAAAATCCGTATCCTATGTTCGGACGCATAAACGCTCAATTGCAAATCGTGGAGAAATCGTTGGATGCATTTGCGATCTCAAAACGGAGTATATTGATCTTTATACAACCATTATTAAAAAGGCACAGGAATTCGATACAGATTTGATGGCAAAGGCTGTTTAAACTACAAAGAGTTGCTTTTCAGGTTTGAGTTAGTAACTTATATCTAATCACAAAGATGGGGAGTTCTTCGGAACTTCCCATTATTACTAAATATAAAAGAAACGCTCGGAGACATATAAGTTCTCCGGGCGTTTTATTTATGCCATTTTAGTTAGTTGTGGCTCACCACTCATATCCACAATTCTTGCACTTGAACTGTTTGCCGAGTTCCCCGCTTGCCGCACCAATAAGAGACACAGACACGGCGCGACTATGGACGTTCTAGTTTTGCGTCGATTGTTTTCTTCTGTGTGCAATAATCCAATACGTATTTCAAATCATCTCGAACTTTTTTAGTCGCATCGTCGCCGTGCCAACCTGTATCGAGATATTGTTCGTAGAAATATTGAATTATTTCCGTTTCGGTATGTTTCCCTGTGTCAATAAAATTTCGGAGGATTCGCTGTCTTTGTGTTGCTGACTTTGTTGTTGTGTATCCATCTTTATTTATACTTGTTTGTTGGGCAAAGTCGTCAAAGATTTCGTTTTGGTCTTCATAATAACTCGCCCACAATGCAAGTTCTCTACCACGTTTAGACATAGATGGGTCAAACTCAGTCGATAAATAATATTGATAACTGCCACCTTTTGCGGCAAAAATTTCTTTTGTTACAAAATATTTGTCGCATTTATCGCAGTGAATAACATCAACAGTGGTTGGATCAGTGAAAGCCTCGTATTCCGGTTTAGGTTTAATTCTAGCTCTATACGCCGTGCAATGGTGCTTCTGTCTGAAACATTTATTTGATTTAAAATAAAATATAACTGTGTGGAGCTCGTCATCAGTCCAGTCGATATCTTGAGGTGTCTGATACTGTGCTGCCAATGCTTGATCTATTTGTTTTGTTTCAAGGATAGTGTATTTTAAAGTTCGTCCATCTTTCTCGATCTGAAAGGAATCTGCTCCTGTCGCAGCTGCTTTCATAGCCGCATCAAACAAATTCTTCATCTTTTCATCGCCACGCAAAACAAATACGGGATATTCATAGCATCCAGGCTCTGGCAAAACACTAAATTCGTAATCCGACAGAATTATCTTATAAATTTCAGGATCGTCTACATCCTCATCTTCTGAAAAGTAGGCATATAATATCGCATAGACTGGATTATATGCTTCCATGATTTCTCCTTGATATCAAAAGTTATTATTACAATTCTTACAGTGCCATTGTTTCCGTGGAGCACTTACTCGTCGTCGTATGCATCGCAATCAACTGGATCTTCTTTTAGTGGACTGCTTGGATCATAACCACTGTCTATAAGACGAAAATTCTCTAACTGATTGAAGTCGAGGTCGTATCTATCTTCTAAATATTCAAGGAGTTCAATCAGAGCGTCCCCGATATTGAGATTATTTGCGCCAAATTTATAAAAAGCCCAAGTTATTGATTCCGGAGTTGCATCGTAGAGCTTGCCTTTGTATTTGTAAATCACATCGTCTTTTGGATCTTTCATACGACACGGATAGCGGATCATGTCGCCATTTTCGTCGGTTTCATGATTTTTAGTAGCTTTATTATAAACATTTTTCCCAATGATATATTCCAATTCTTTAATAAGGTCAACTGTAAGGGTATCTAATTTCATCTTTATCACCATTCGTATCCACAATTTTTGCACTTAAACTGATGCTTGACCTTATTTGAAAAAATTCCGAACAGAGCGAACGACACTGCTTTGGATGTACCGGAAATCTTTTCGATATCAGGTGATCCGCAGGTAGGGCACTTGGGGACGTACTTAGGCGTCGGTTTCTTTTCAGGTGGCTTACTCCCCTGCTCTGCTAAGTATTTACGGATTTGGGCATCGATACGATCAGCGCGTTCAATTCGTTCTGGGTGATAATTAGGGCCATACATAGGTTTGTATTCTTTCGGTTGCTTTATTTTTGATAAAATTTCAGCCTTTCCAGTATCATCTGCTTTTATCCATTTCTTATAATCTGTCAAAAGGCACCCACAGTGAACACATGCGAGTTCTGGCCACCAAGCTAAACGCCCACAATGAGGGCAAATTTCGATTGTTTTGTTATCCATAATTCTTTTCTCCTCAAGAAAACGATATTATCTTTC